TCAAGGTTTCCGAGGCCCGCACGAAATTCAATGAGATCAAGGAGGCATCCGATCCTGCGGAGTCGACGGTCGAGGAGGAGGGAAAGCCCCAGGAGACGGTGGCTGTCCGTGAATTTAAGAGACCAAGAGCCTCCGAAAGCATCTATTTGCCCGGACCTCATGTAGGCGAGGATGAGTTCGATGCGGTTCTAGGGGCGCCCGAACTGAACGAAAAGAAGGCGTTGACGCCGGTGCCGAATGGGGCGAAGTCGGCGCCCTATTACAGGAACTATTTGGCCTAAATAACAACATGTTTGACCTGTGTGGAAAAGAGCTGAATAGGGGCGAAGGATGCTGGTCCTCCTGCCTTTGCATTTAATTGTTGAATTGTCTCCGCCATCTGAAAGACTTGATTGCCCTGCCACTGACTGTCCCGATTGATCCAATGTCCGTTCTCAAAGGTGTGTTCCAAGAACACATCGGATAGGTAGGTGGCATTTTTAAGGATGGTGTGCCACCCCCGAATGAATTTGGCGCCCGTGTCCTTATATAGATAGGACACTGTATAATACGCAATTGGAACATCAGTATGGCGGCCGGCCTGGAGACGGCTCGTCGTGGAACCTAGTGAAAGGACCCGCTTAATGAGCGCCCGTTCTTTTGCCGCCGTATAAGACGACCAATCTCCAAGGCATTCTCTTGGACGCATCTGCTGATCGAAACAGGTCACGAAGATTCCGTTTGGCTGATTGGCCGTATGTTGATCTCTCAGCAAAAAAGACAGATAGCCGACGCCCTTCAGTCCAGGACTGCGCGTTCTGCCGACCCACTGGAGCGTATATTTCTTCGGAACAGAACGGAATAGGGCATCGAAGGTGCGGGGATCGTCCACGACCCTATCCGTGAATACAGGGGCTGTTTGCTTGAATGTGAGCGCATGGGCGGCAATATTCTCTCTGTCTATTGCCTCTTGGAAAGGGAGGAAATGGGAGAAATCGGCGGACACTACTACGAGTGTATTGCGCCCGAATCGTTTGACAGGGGGGCCATCGCGAATATTATAGGGTTCAAAGGTGATCGGATGGGTCAGCTTCCAGACATTGGATATGACGAATAGGAGTGATTGCCACGGCACATAGTATTCGTGGTAGAAGGACCCGACATCTTCCTTTTTCGATGCGGGGTAGTATAGGATGGCGACACGTGTAAATTTCTTGGTTGGCTTGAATTGGAGTGTATGGGAAATAATATGCCCGGTATAGGCCGTAGAGGCATGGGGCAGCACATATCCGTGCAAATCATCTAAACATATTTGATTCCGTATGTTCAGATGAATTGAATTAAACCATCGGTCGATGACTGACATCTACAGAACAATTAGATTGTTCTGTCTCTGCAGAATAATTAGATTGTTCTGCTTCTGCGTCGAGTTTTCTGACTTTTTGAACTCCGTTTTGAGAACGTTGTCAGAACACCAAAATGATCCGAAGGATTGATCGGAACAAGGACATTGGATGGAACATGAATAGACTTGCTCGCGCTCTTGGAAGGGGGCGACAGACTCGCGGATTTTCCTGGGCCCGCACAACGAGTGAGGCGCTCCAGGTCGTCCTCCGTCGCCTCGGACATGTGCTTGATGAACCACGTACTGTTCTTGGCATCCAGACATTCATAGTCTGTCCCGATAATCTTGGAGTCCTTTATCCGCCAGACAGAGCTCGGCGCCGGTCGATAGAAAATTGCATCATAGCGCAAATGTTTTTCCACGAGTTTCTGATTCCAACGCATAGGGTTGAGATCTGTGTCCTCCGTGAGTCCAGGGTCACTCGGATTGGCGCGGCGAAAGGTATCCTGGAATCCGAAGGCCTTGTATTCTTCCAGCATCAACACCTCGGGCCATTCATTCCTGTCCCCATCCAGATCGAAGTTGAAATCCCCGCACACGAGAACACTTTTCTCGGCGTATCGACTCTTGACAAGATCGAGAATGGTCTGGAGAATATCATAGCGGCAGCGCGAATAATGGATCCACTTGTGTTCCTGGCCGACACTATGCCGGCTCCCCGCCTGACTGTAGAGATTGAAGACAACCAGATTCGGAAATTCGACAACCAGAAGCGCATTCTCATACCCGAGAACACCAGGGAGACCATAGACGGTCACACGACTCGGCCGATACTTTGATAGAAAATATGTGTCGACTGCCCTGTCCCGAGGGCTTAAAGGGTAGGGCGTCTCGGACGCAAAGGCGTATTCGCCGATCAGATCCTTTAAGTGCTCGTAGGCGAATCGGCTCATTTCCTGGAGACAGAGGAGGTCTGCACCCGTGTCTCGGATCGTCTGTTCTAACAGGGGCTGGCGGAGCTCAAAGAGATGCTTGAGCGCTGGTTTCTTGGCGAGCCCCCAGATATTGTAGGTGAGACACGAAAAGGATGCGGGAACAGGCTCACCGTCGTCAAAGGACTTGTCGTAGTCGATCTTGAGCGTTTTGTCCGTGAAATAGCAGTGGCGGCCGAGATAGTCCTCCACGTAGGCGTATTTCTTGCCTTTTTCGTTGAGAGGGGGCTTGGGAAAGGTTCGGACGCCCCTTGTTTTGCGTTTGGAACAGCGACTTGCTTTTTTGACACAGAGGCCGCGCGAAATTGTTTCAGGGCCGCACAAATGCGGGGCCGATTCGGGACACGAATCGCTCATCCTCTATTAGTTGCGGATAGATTACTTCCAAAGACTGGCGGGAATTTTGAAGGACTGAACGAGTTGGTCTGTTGTTGGTGGACTAGTCCATATAAAACGGTCCTTACCAACTATGGAAATCCTTTTGTCTTTATGACGATCAGCGCAGCAATCTGAACGACCATATATGATAATTTCAGAAATACAGGTAGGTTTTTCTAAAGTGACTACGAAGTTAGTTATTCCTGAGTTTTCTGGATCCTCTGTGCTATGATATATATTTGGATATGCTCGCACTGCTTCTGTACCATCAATCGCATTTTGTGGGTTTGTATCAGAATTATAGGCAGGTGAGGTCCATCTGTCTTCAATTATACCTTTCGGCGCAACATTTATACCATTCATATCTTTAATAACGATTTGTGATAGTTGTATATATCCGTTTCCGACTAATCCAACATAATACGCAGCCTTATCTGGATTACAAACAGGCGCAGGCGGCACATAACCACATACCTCCTGTGCTTGTCCGCTTTTAATTCGATTAATCTCATTTTGTAATTGCTCGCCCTTAAATGTTGCTTCTGCGCGTCGTATTAATGATTCCCTGTCGTAACATGTTATAATTCTATTTGAGCCAGGATCTGTATATGTACTCGATATAATAGCAGGAGCTTTTCCAGAAGTTACAATGGCTGTTGCACACTGACTCTGTTTACAGAATGCGCTATTTGCAAAATTGTATTCCGCCTTTTTATTAAAGCAGCTATCTTCCCTTGTAAGATTATCTTGTTCTTTTATATATATTTTACAGCTATCTGCCCCTGGCCCAGGAGTGGCTGTGTCGCCATTTACATTGGAAGCACAACCGGAATTGGATTTTAATTTCTGAGTATTTTCATAATAGCGAGGCAAGGTCGGAAAACAGAACTTTGCTTCCATAGTTCGATTGTATTCCGCCATATATTCACTACAAGGTGGAAGCCCTGTTCCAGGCGTCAAGGTACAGAATCCTGGTTCTGATGGTTGATTGAATTTAACGGACCCTTTGGTACAGTTTATTGCGCCTGTTTTGGGGTCCGTATAGGAATTGGAACCATGAGGACATGTATTTGGTTGTTGTTGATTGTTAGAGGAAGAGTTCTTCTGTTTAGGTTTTGCTAAAAACCCCTCATTTGAATCGAGCATCTTCTGACAAATGAGAACCGTAATTATAATGATGATCAGTAGAAGTAGCAAGTATAGAGTCTTCATTTCCCTAAAGACTCTATACATTTAAATATGTGTGATTTAGACAGGGAGAGGGGCAGGAATAGAAGCAGTAGCAGTAGCAGTAGCAGTCACAGGAATTGGTCTAGAAAACCACGATAGTAACCAAAATATTCCAACAAGCAATATAAACGCAACTATTACGCCTCCGATCCCCCCCACTAATCCACCAATGGTTTTCCAGTCAAGCATTGATCCAACCTTATTATTTTGTGTAGCATTGACATTTATAGCCTCCCCCAAATTCATAACGGTTCCACTGTCAGGATCGATATTCTGAAGTTCATTAAAGGGATAGCACTGATATTGGTCTGGTTTTAAATTTGGATTTACAAAACTGGAGGGAGTAACATCTTTTGTGTAGCGCTGGATATATGTCAAGAGATCAGATCCAATAGATACATTATTAATAGGAATATCAGTAATTTTGTTTTGTGTTATTCTGGCAGTTCCATCGGTCTCATATGATTGAACGACCGCTAAGTTCTCAATTGTGAAGTCTTCAAATTGGGGGGGTTTTAGATCGTTGTATGTCGACTCATTTATTACAATCCCCATCGGAAAGGTATAAAAATTGGTAAAAACATTTAGTACGGAATTCTCCAAAATAAAATTAAGACTTCCTGGATATCCAAAGGATTGTTGGCCTTTTAAGAGATCTTTCATAGACGGATAGGCGCCTTGAATATCTAAAATGCCAGATTTTGCAAATTGTGATATATACCGCGCATTTGCACTAGGTTCATCACCTACGTAAATAGGGACAATTAGCAGCATAATGAGCGGCGTCTCACCTATCGGTTTTGGCGGAGTAGTGTTACTCAAAATAGCATTTATATGACTGGTTATGACTCCAGTAAAACTGGGATTTATGTATGTGAAAATGATTGTCGGGACTTCTGAATAGGGTTGAGTAGAGTAGGAAGAGGAACTATTACCCAGCATTTGTCCTGGTCCTTGAAGTCCTAAGATACTATAACTACCCTTAGAATGTGGCGCACATATTTGTGCCGATAATAATGTATAGACTATATTTTTGTATAGGAGTGTATTTTGTGGGTCTTCTTGAATAGAGTTACGAATCATTGTTAAGGGAGTGGATCGGGGAGCAAAGTTAATTTTAAAGGGGGCGCCATTTACCACTCGATTATTACCACTAAAATCATTAAATATGGAATCCAATGGACCTTCAAAATTCAGAAAACTATGAATGGAGGGCATCTCTAGATAAGACCTGGATTGTTCTAAGAATGAATGGTGTCACAAGGGCCTCAAATAAGACCGGCAACGTATTTCGGGATTCAATACCCAAAGGGTATTGAATCCCTTAATAGTGTCCCTGGCCTTATATAAGGCCAGGAACATATTTCGGCACAAGCGCTCGGAGAGCGCAAGTGCCTTAATAGCTTGCCGGTCTTAGATAAGACCGGCAAGGTATTTCGGCCCATCATACCGAAATAGCCTCACCTTCCCCTCCTCCCCCGTTCCATCCAGATAGACCTGTTCTCCCGAATACAGTTCCTGACAACCAATATCATCCATACAATCCTTATTCTTGTAACGGAGCGGGATCGGCACAGGATTAAAGGTATCCGTGCGCGTATAGTAGTTCCAGCGATCGGAGGATCCTCTCATGGTTCGTCTGCCGTAGAGTGGCAGCATCTTTCCGTCCACATTAATATTTCCAGTCATCTGAAAGGACTCGGGGAGTCCCTGTGTCGGAATATTGATCGGAATGCTCGCTATGCCCCCTCGCGGCGGATACTCGGGTCCCTCCATCCAGTCCCTTAACGGTTGCGGTGCCATCGTAAATCTGCTATCCCCAGCCTGAGGCAGTCTCGTAATGCGATTATCAACCGTCGTTATTGCCGGCACACCACTATCCGTCTTAATAATGATCGGCTGCGTCGGTTGCGATCGAAATGCAAATCCGAGCGCAATAATAACAAGCAGAATTCCAATGATAATCATCAAAAATTCACTTGAAAAACAGAATGTATCAGGCGGACATCGTCTTGGCATTCCCACCTCTAAATAGATCTATGATAATACGCATAGTGTTATGCTATTATCATAGTTGTGCTGTCTAGGTGATTATACGGTTCCATTCACTTTGGCACCCGCAATATTCGTTCCACCGAGGGACCCCAGGCCGCCAAAAATGCTGCCAAAGGTATCCAGGAGCTGTCGGCCATCCTGGAGAACGGGGCGCATGGACTGGAGCATATTCATGAGATTCTTCTGCGTATCGAGCAGCGACTGACTCTCCTGCGTCATGGCCGCAATCTGATCGGGCTGAAGAGAACTCATGGCCTTTGTCATAGTGGAAGCCACGTCTACGAAGGGCCCCTTCTTCATCTCGCTCGGGAGCTCCCCGAGCTTAAAGAGACCCGCGCTCGGCTCCTGGAAGTTTTCAGTGGAAGCCGCCGCGGACGCTGACGAGGGCTGGGCGACAGCCTTGGCATTTTCAGCGGTAGTCTGGAGCTTTGCCATCGCATCCTGGATTCCCTTTGAAATTGCGGTAGGATCCATTGCGGGCTGGGGAGTCGCTGGCGCCGGTGCTGATTTGGAAGGTGCAGGGGGTGTATCCATAGCAGTCTCTGTGGCTGGTTCGGAAGAGCTCGTTTCATCACTTGAAGCAACCCCTGGTGTTTCAACAGCAGGCTCAATCGCAGCAGTAGTTGCCTCTTCGACCTCTTCTTCCGCCTGTTGTGCTTGTTCTTTCTGTTCTTTCTGTTCTTCCTCAAACCCTTCCTGTTTCTTCTGGCTCTGCTGTAAATAGATGCTGAGCGTGAGACCAACAATGAGAAGGCCGATTGTAACATACTCAATGTGATCGACAAAGGCAGACATGATTAGGAAGATGGCGGCGGAAAACAGGAATCCGATGGTGCCGTGTCTCGCAATAATATATACGAAATAGCTGATAAGCGCAATCATCGAAATGATATATGTTAAACTCGTCGAAAGCATTCCTCCTCTATTTTAGTTAGATACTAAAGGAACGAGAACATTCAGAATGGTCCAAAATAGGAGGCCAGCGCCCAAGGACTTGGCGAGTAGGCCAACCGTGGTTAAATCACCACTCGCTCTCAGCAAAGATGGCATATAGTGGCCCAGAAGCACATTGACGACGGGTAAACTGACAACGAAGAAGATGATGGCAACCAGGAGGGGCTGTCGGAACTGTTGTGCGTAGTCGGCGAACCAGCCCTTCCCCTGGACGATCTGCGTAAGCACAGGAGCAGATTGCTGTTGCTGGAAGCCCGCAAATTGCTGCCCCTGTTCCATGGAGGGACTTCCCTGGTTCATCATCTGTGCGAAATCGCCGGCGGTCGGATAGGCCTTGCCGATCATGTGTGCGTTCGCCGTAGAAGGGTCCATTGCTAAAGGATACGTGGTATTAGGATTGGGACTGGAGATAACGCGGCCATTACCGGCCGGGGGGGGCATGGACTGCTGCATCACGGGATTGGAGTTGCTCTCCGAGGTGTTTAAATCGGCCAGGATGCGCTGGACGACATCACCATCATTGCCACCGGGACTCGATCCGAGATCAGATAGGAGGGTGCCTGCTGACATTTCTCGCTTCTAATGATAAATTATTCTGGATCTGCCAGTCGCGATGTGCGATTTGCGAAGGATTCTACGAATCCATCGGACGGGCAGTCCACGATATTCGATTTATATTCGTAGCACTTAGCGCCCATGCGATATACGTATCCGTCCCAGTCTTTCAGGGGAGGAGCCTTGACTAAATTACACTTATCGCCAGTACAGATGGGTCTGAGAATAGCAATGATGCCAATTCCCAGAGCAAAACTGAATATAACGTTAAACATCTTATTTTTTAAGATGTCTGTTAGCATTTCCCTACTTATCTATAGTAAAATTAATTGAAAATTTTAGTATAGCCTAGTAATAGGGACCATGTTTAAGCATTTTATGATACTGCCGTTTATAGCAGGCGTCATTCTAGGTATTTTTGGCATCTATTTTATGAAGCCTGAGGCAACCATTGTGTTTAAATATCCGACACCCGAGAACACAGGTAAACTGACCTATAAGGATAAGAATGGTGTTTGCTATCAATATGCGGGTAAAGAGGTGAGCTGTGATGCAAATGAGGCGAAGTTGAAGACGTATCCTTTGAATTAAGTGGGGGGAGCAAAGCTCCCCCCATACCCCCCTCATTATAGAAATGGAGGGGAGGTGTGTTGCTACGCAATACACTAATCCCCCACTTAATCCTCCTCATCCAAATCCTCATCCTCTATATTTGTTGACACCTCTTCCTCTTCCTTCTCGGCATTTGAAGCCTGTTCCTCTTCATCGATCGCCTTATCCTCATCATCCTCTTCTGCCTCTTCCTCCTCCTCTGCGTCTACTTCCTCCTCTTCTTCCTCCTCATCCTCCTCCTCTTCCTCCTCTTCCTCTTCTTCCTTCGTCCTTGACGTAGAAGAAGAGGCCGTTAATTCATCACGTATACGTTCCAAAGCCTTTCCATAGCGATTTCCATGCTTCCGCCAACTACTTCGCTTATAGGCCTTATCCTCATCAAGTCCATACCCAATGCCCTGAAAGTGATCCTTTACGTTTTCAGGGGGAATATATCCTATGTGTTTCTCTCCGGTTGCCAAAAGTGCCTCCGACATTTTCTTGCTCCCCATAAATTTCGCACGATTCACCTTCCGTATAAGTTTCTCAAGCTTCTCCTTCCACTTCTTCTCCGTTGCGCCCTCCACTTGATCCCACGTAATCGTCATATCTTGAGGATCCGAGGCCCCAAGAATCCTCTCTACCCGCGCATAATCATCGAACTTGCGCGCCATTTCCGCCATAATTGCCTGATACGCGCATATATACGTTCGTTTCCTGTAGTCCATTTTTCGCATATACCAGCTGCTTAAATACTTATGCGGCCCCTCCGCAAATCCCACGAGGATAATATCCACATCCTGAATTCGAGTTTTCCTCTCCTCCGCATTTGCCTTCAAGGCCGTCACCCCATCCACTTCTATCGCATAACGCTGTTGTAATGTCATCGGCTCCCCCACAAAACAATAGGCGGATCGTTTGCTCTCACTCCGATCAAACACCAGATTCTTCATAAGCGTCGGCCAGGCAACAAATACATGCTTATAGGGGAATCGGGCCTGTTGAAGTCTCAGATCGGCCACCTCAACTAGGCGCATGGCCTCCTTGTACTCCCCTCTATCACTCCTATCCGTGTTTCGCAGAACTGTCATAGCATCCTCATAGTCCTTTTCTGTCTTCTTAATCTCTTTGAGTCGTTTCTTCTCAATGGCCTCATGATAATCCGCATCAGGAGTCTCATAGGTGTGGGGCGCAATAGTATCCACAATCTCGCCATTCTTATTCTTCAGAACAAGAGTTCCATCCTTTTCAATTGTCGCAAGCTTAGAATCACTTTGACCCTTCTTAAATATCTCCCAGAACTCCTTACGTTGCGGCTTTGTGGTATTACGTTTACCACTATGATATGCCTTGCGCTCCTTATAGAAATTAGCGACTCTCTGCAAATACTTTGCCCGTTCTTTGTTGGCAGCAGCTGCCAATTCCCTATCTGCTTCGGTCTCTTCGGCGATTTCTTCAGCAACTTGCTCTACCGCCCTATCCTCTTCAGCTTCTTTACTCTCCGACAGAACGGGAGTAAATGTATCTAGAATGCTACTTGCGGCCTCTGCATCAGCAGCCTCTGCAGCAGCATCATCCGTAGGAGTGGCACTTGACACCTGAGGGTTTAAAACTATTTCATCCTCGCCTTCTCGTTCATTATCCCCTTCCATCCCTAACCGATTGCTGGAAAAAAGAGATAATTAATGGAACCACTAAACAGAGATGGCATCCTCGTCGTCAATGTCAAAAAGTAGTATAAGCCTATTATTAGTATTATTAACCGCCCTATTTGGTTTTTTAATTATGTTTGGTCTATCCTATTCAAAGGGTATGTTGGGGAAAAATTATACGATGGTCTATTGGATCGGTATTCCATTCATATTATATATTATATCTACCGGAATCGCTATAATAAACCAATATGCTGAATGTTCGTCGATCCAAATAGACAGTGTTATGAAAACGAGCTGGCAGATTATTATATGGGCCTTCGTGGGCCTAGGAGTTGGAGAATTAATCATGCTTCGAGCTCCCGTGGTAACTCTATTTGGCCTATTTCCCCCAGGCTACCCTATTGGTCTTATTGATATCAAGCAGATAGAGACTCTTAGACCAGAATCCCAGGCTATTGCCGCAGGCTATTGGCTATTCTGGGCTATCTTATTCGGCCAAATGACAGTTAATGGAAAAACTGCGGTCTGTAAAAGTTTCGACTAGAGCAATTCCGAAATCTTCTCCTTAATCAGTCGCTTCGTTCCAAGCTCCCCTGCTCCGTGACCGGATCGGGGAACAATAAAAAGTCTCGAATGAGGTGCTGCCTTATGAAGCGCAATCGCAGAACGAACAGGGCAGACAAGATCATAGCGGCCATGAATGATTGTTATTGGAATATTCTTGAGCTTCGCAGCATTCTTCAGAAGTTGCCCGGATTTTATCCAAGCATTATGTGTAAAATAATGGTTCTCGATGATTCCAAGGCTCTCTGCCTGTCGATCTGTTGATCTATCGGGTCGTGGCTCCAAGAAGCTCACGGAACTCTCCCAGTTCCACCAATGGCTCGCAGCCCGCCGCCTAATTGTCGCATTCTTGCTCGTCAGCAACTTTCGATAGGCCTTCATGATGGGTCCATATCCCTTCTCTCTGACAGAAACAGGTAATGGCTCTACAAATTTCGCCCATTGTTCTGGAAACACATTGGCAGATCCAGTATTCTCGTAGAGCCATCGGTATTCATAGGGCTCCATGAGGCATACGCCCCGCAAAAGCATCGATATAACATGAATAGGGTGTGTTTCGGCGTATGCAAGGGCCAGGGTTGTTCCCCAGCTGCCCCCGATCACGACCCATTTTTCGATCTGGAGATGGCTCCGAAGGGTCTCGATGTCCGCGACGAGATCCCAGGTTGTATTATGCGCGAGACTTTCTACACCAAATGGTGTGGATTTTCCGCAACCGCGCTGGTCGTAGAGAATGACACGCCATCGACGCAGATTGAAAAAACGTGTCAATGCGCGACTCATGCCGCCCCCTGGCCCCCCGTGGAGCCAGACCACAGGTTTGCCCTCGGGATTTCCATGTTCCTCGAAATACAGTGTGTGGCCGTGATCGAGTGGAATGCGCCCTGAGTTGAACGGAACAGATAGTTTACCACCTTTTCGTGTTTTCATGGATCCCCTATTACATGCGCTTATTTTCTGAGGATAAGCAGAATGGCAGGTAAGACACGCAAGGCATCTCGGTCGCAAAAGCACCTACCCATGCACATGGCAACCATGCAGCACGTCAACTGCTGGCACAAGGCCATGTTTGAGAAGCTCGGCTACATGATCTTGGCAAAGGCCAAGGGCTACGACTACAAGATCAGCGCCTACAAAAAGAACGTCGAGCACCTTCATAAGACAATTTGCCACCTTATGGGTGAGTATCAGGACCCCGATCGTATTCATGATCTCAATGTTCTGAAGCTGAATGTGGAGTGTCTATTGGGATCTATCAATCGCTGCCTGTAAATAGCAGTATACATATATATTTATTTGCGTCTAATACACAAATAAATAGATACTATGATTATTGCCTAGTCAGTGCTTTCACCACTAATAGGCCCTATTCGTTCTCCCTTCGACCCATCATTGTAAATGAGATTGGGCGGTGCCGGGCCCAAATACACATATTTAGGAACGGAACCCGAGGCATTCACGTCCAGCACGTAATACCCAGGTTCCGATTCTCGGAGGGTCGAAAGTACCTTTGATTTCTTCCGAGGACTTAAAGATTCTAAGTCGCCTTCTGAGACGGTGGAGATGCCAGGGAGCAGATTGGCCCCTGCTAACAGAAGGACAATCATGTAGCTCAGCATGGCCCAGAGGATGGCGAAGAGCCAGATCGGGAGCCATGTATAATGTGCGGGGTCGCGCCCCACGCCGAACTCCTTCCAGGACCCGTCCGCTCGGAACATGAGGGCGGGCTGGAGGAGAAGCAGCGAGGCGACCCCTGCCAGGTACAGAACGCCGGCGTATAAGAGTAGCGTCATCGAACACCTTATTGAATCGGCAGAAAATATAGTGTTGTCTTGCGATCCTAATAACCCTCATCCTCACCATCAAACTCATCTGCACCCTCTAGGGCACCGTCGTAGTCGTAGGCTTCAGCGGCGTTGCGTGCGTCCTCATCATCCTCTTCACCACCCTCTTCCTCCCATCCTTCTTGTTTCATATTATCCATGAAATTGGGACCGGACAGACTTGTGGTAATGCCGGCCTGCTCGTTCAGACGGGCCTCGAGCTCTATCTGTTCTATGCTGTATCCAATAATAGACTTCTTGACATTCACGCCGAAACGACCTATTTTGAGCTTCATCTGGAGCTGATAGATACGATACTCTTCTGGCGTCATGGCCTCAATAGATGTAAGCATACCTTGTTTTTCCTTTTCAGCTCTCTCTGCTAAAATCTGTTTGAGCTCATCGTCATTATAGCTGATCGAATAGTTATTGAAATTTGTAATTGTGGAGGCAATAATCTTGACAAGGAAGGTAGTAGATTCGTCTATGGCATCTCCGAGGGCAGAGTCACGTTTGGCTGCCTTTGAAATCGTCTCCTCCTCCTCTTCATCATCATCCTCGGATTCATAGCCTGGGAGGTCATCCTCTATTTCCGTTTCAAAGGCGGTCATGTTGGGATCAAAGAGTTCTGCGAGTGGTCCATAGAAGAAGGCGCGTTGGAGATACTGAAAGGTCTGGTCTTCTCCGCCGACAAAATACAGGGGGCGAATGCGATTCTTGAAATGGACGATCTCGGAGAGTTGGAGAACGAACTTTCGCATCTTGGCGCGGGCCACACGCTTTGACTTTGAATTAAAGTCAAAAAAGAAGGCATTGAGAACAGAGTTATCCACATTGAGGGCCTGCTTGATTTTCTCGAGCGTATCGGGGGCGAGCTTTTCATTCGAAAAGGTGTTGAGACGGGCGGATTCGAATCGGAATAGGAGATTCTTGCCGACCTTGAGGAAATAGGTTTCTAGGACTTGAACGAAATTATGCCAGGGGAGGGCAGCAATTGTTTCCAGAATACTGATGTATTTCTGGAGGGCCTTCGGATTCGACACCTTACTGCCGAAGACCTCTTTCACAAAGGTCTCCACGGTGGTGACATCCTCATCGAGTTTGAATTCGGCGATAGCGGAGGCAATACTCGCCGTATCCGCCATGTTCTTCGACTTGAGTTCATTGAGAGCCTTGATCGTTTTACCGAAGCGTCTCGACCAGCGCTCAATGGGCTCATAGGAGACTGTGCGGAGTGCCTCAAGTGTGGCCGGCCAGGCCTCCACATCACCGAGGGAATAAGGGGCCACCTGATGGTGATTGTGTACGATTGTCAGGAGATCCTGGAAACTATCGATGCTCGTGTCGATTTCCTGTTTTAGAATGGCGGTCTTGGCCTCATCGGGGTCCACAATGGATGGATGGGTGGGGAACTGGAAGCCGCACGAATGGCAGAGATTGGTGTAGCCGGGTTCGTGGGGCAGGCCAATACGATCACCTTTGTAGCAGACACTCATATAGAGGCGATAGGTCAGATCTTGAGGGATCTCCGCGAGGAGGACATCCTTGGGTCGCTCCACAAAGTGAAACTGCTGAAAGGGGGCGCGTTGAAGGGGTCTTAGCGATCGGCCGCCAAGGGGCACAGGGCTCAAATCGTCTTTCCAGAAGGCACCTGGATTTGTGATAGGGATTTTACAGCATGTAATATCTGCGAAGGGGCTGCCGCGCACGGGTTTTGAGTGTTTGCGCGCGGCCTCGTGGGCGTTGCGAATCCAGGCGCGCGCAACGGCACGCGCATCGGGGAGCTCCTTGGATTCACCAGCAGCTTCGGCGACCGTGGGAAGCACCAATTCGGGCAGAAAAGACGCCGGCACGACGTCCTTGGGTCTACTCGATAGTGAAGGGCCTAGCTGCTGCATTTTCCAGATACGCTTATCAATGAGCTGCTGATCTAGGGACAGGAATCGCTGGATATTGCCAAGAGGTCCCTCCATTTCATCCAGAATGCTCTTTATCTGGTCCCTCTTGTCACCGCCTTTGACCGGCTTATAGAGACCAGCCGAAAGCCAAGGATCCTCATTCTTGCTAATCACAGCAATCGCACAGGCCATATAGGTCAGACCCTGTTTATTCTCCCTGTCCTCCTCCAGAGGAAAGCCACCGAACCCCGCATCGCAGCCGGGCAACGAATAGTGAGGCACGTAGTCTGGTATGTGCGACTGGATCTCGTATAAGAGGAGAATTGCAGCAGCACTGATCGTGGTCTTAGAGAGAACCACGTGGTAATCGAGCTTCCTGTATTTCTCCCCCTTACTCTCTGCCGCATCTTTCATTTTCTTCTCACGCGCATTGAACTTTTCTTGGCTGGGATACAGACTGAGAAGCTTCTCCACGTTCTTAATTACGCGTTTATAGCCCTTTCGGTCCATGTAGATTCCTACACGCTCAGCGAGTTCTCGAATGATTTTGTAATAGGCCATCTTATCCCCTTCGAACTCGTAGTCCTCTGCCTTTTTCATGGGAAGGGCCATGATGCGTTCCACATCATTCTCTGTCAAGCTGTCATCGCCTTGTAGAACGGAACGGCCGATTTTGGGCCGGCCAGTCTTATCATCGAATTCGAGGCTCGTATCATAACCGATTTCTTGAATGGGCTGGCCGCAGGATCGACAGATGTAATAGCCCTGCATGACGCCGCCGCTGAAATGGAGGTTGATATCCTTGAAGATAAGCTCTTTTTCAAGGGGCATGAGAAAGGCCTTAATGAGAAGTCGTTCATGAACGCATAGGAGTTCTTTTTGACACACATTACAAGTGATCCAGTTGTCTTCGCGGCGGGCGCCCTGGTAATGTGCCAAGAACTTCGTCAATGCCTTGTAGCGCTCCTTTTCGTCATCAATACGACGAATAGCGGTCAGTTTTGCTACGTGCTCGCAAGTATTTGGTGTAGGAGGGAGACCGCGTTCGGCCTTATTTCTCTTGATTGTCTCCTCATCTTGGATGAGCTGGAGTTGTTCTGTTTTAATGGTGCGATTGCGCTCCTCGATCAGCAGTGCTTCCTGGCGGCCGACGGTGGCCTGCCAGTAGTCACTGTAATATTTGAGGAAGTGTGCGACACGGGCGACGTCGGACATTTTCAGGGTGGGATTCTGCGCCTCAAACTCCTTGAGAGATTTGACGAGGATCCTCTCCTGACGAATATAGGCGTCGAGAATATTCGTGGTCTCGATTGGTAGCATGGGATTTGGGCGCGGTTGGGGAATCTGCGGAATGGATTCGCGCAATGCGTTCAGCATATTGATAATTTGGGCCTGATAGACCGCGATTTTTGACTGGAGCATGACATAGATTTCGGGCGTAAATTCGAGATCATTGAATCCGTAGTTTCCCAGGTCGATCAGCATGTCGCCGATGCCCGTTCCAGGGAGCACAAGTCCGTTCAGATAGTCCGTCAGGGAGATGTTCGCCGCCAGATTTCCCCCCTGAACCTTGAGAAGCACGATGTGCGTCGTCTTATTGACCTCCTGGATCTGGCCGAGGAGGGCCAGAATGGCATCCATCCAGGCCATGGTCTCCTTGCCGCGCATGGCATCGAGTGCTAATGACCCCGAACGCTTTGTTCCAATGTAGGGCGCCATTTGATTGGGGAAGAGCATGTAGAAGTTGAGGGGGGCCGCTTCATCGGGTAGCAACTGGACCTTCTCGCTTCTAAGACCCTTTCGATACGTGGTTGTCAGGGCTGTTTCGAGACCATAGGAGATGGCGCCAATATCGGGAAAGGGGAATTCGCCTGTTTCCTTGTCCCTTGGACCCGATGGCTGATATCCTTCGAGATCGGGATCCTCCAGATCGGGAATAGCGGATCGAAAGACCTGCTGATCCTTGCGCACATGGAATTCTGGACCCGTGCCTGTGCCAGGGACCCAGGGTCGCTCTTCACGCTCATAGCGCATCTGTTCGTCCACATAGTGCTTGATTTGATTGGAAGAGCCGGCCCCTGTATCTATGTAGGCGCTTGCCAATGGTGACTTGACACCGGCTGAGGCGCCGGTTGCATCGGCAATTGTTAGTAGGGGTTTTGTCATATCGTCTTCCACCATGAAATACTGCTGCTTCTGGTTGTTCGTTTCATCTGGCTCATCGTATGATCGCTGGATATTCCATGGCCAATATAGCCGCTTCTCAATGTCGAGAATGGCGCGGCCCATGGGAACATCGACCTTTTGAAGGAGTTCAAGCAGCGTATTGACAGAGGGGCTTTTAACACCTTTGATTGTTCCGTCTTCATTATAATCCGTTATTTCTCGTTTCATTGCCTGGAGCGTTTCCACGAGAACGCGGCATTCTCGGATGGCCTTTGTGTCTTTTTGCGAGGTTATATCCATCATATTCAGAAAATCGTTGACGGCATCGGCCTTCTGAAGGGCCTCAGGAATAATGATGCGGCTGGTGATTGCGGCCTTTAGAACCCTTTGCTTAGGAAGCACCACTTTTCGTTCCGCTATAACCTCATATTCTTCATCAGGTTGAAATTCGAGATCAGAATCCCCCTCCTCATCCCCTTTCTGTTCGATTTCCTCCTCCTGGAACACTTCATCTGGAACGCCTTCTGCAGCTGCAGCCGCTTCAAGAGCCTTCTCCTGTTCGCCCTTCAGGTCTGTTCCAGGGGGGGCGGCAATTCTGAGAATGCGAAAGGGGGCATCAAGTGGAATGCCGCGGAACTTGAATTTGAGAGTGACCTTATCCTCCTCGTCATCCAAATTTACCATTTTAATTCGGTCCTCCTCCTCATTGACCTTTGTGATTCTATAGAATGGCCCTGCCTTTCCATTAGGGAGAATGCCGGCCAACGTCTGACCGACCTGGAAGTCCTGTTGTCTCACGAAATCAGGATATTCTGATTTGCGTTTCTTGAGAATATAGCTCGCTTCTACGCCGAGGCTCTCTTCGAATTCATCAATGCGCTCCTCGGGATCATAGCGTCGAGGAAAATCATAGAGAATATTGCCGGCGGAATCAGGTTTTAGACGGAGCAGGGTGTTGTCGCGATAGTAGACGGAACCCCAGACGCGACCATACTCCTTGGAATCAATCAGAATGCGATCTCCGAGTTCTAGAACCTTTTCGCGATCATAGGTTTCATTCTCAATGGATACGACCGCATCATCATCCACATACTCCTCAATATCCTGGCCTTCCTGTTCTTGTTCTTCTGGTTGTTCTTGCTCTTCTTGATCTTCCACTCCCTCATTCACAACTTCGTTTACGACCTCATTTACCTCTTCAGTATTCGAAGGTGCCTGATTTGAATTATCGACGCCTAAGAATTGTTCTATACTTTGTGACGCCGGTGAAGCCTGATCGCTCATCCCTCTAGTTGCTACAGTGAAATAACTCAGCAACTTAAGCCCCACTAACAATTTATGACTATAAGACCTATCAATGTCATTTAACATTTCATATTTTAAAGAGCTCGTGGCAGAAAGGCCCGAGTGGGTATCTTTGCGTCAGTTTTTAGAAAGTTATGAGGGGGGGCGTCTTCGTGTGATTGACTCTGGTTCGAATCTATACCTTATTCGCTATGACAAGGGTGCATCGAATTTCAATGTTCCCCATACTAACTGGTTCCGTTCTGTGGTCTGGGATTCTACCACAAATCGCCCCGTCTGTATAGCCCCTCCCAAGGCAACGGAGGAGATTCCTGAAGAGGCAGGCACCTTTACCTATGAGGAGTTCTATGAGGGCGTCATGATTAATGCGTTTTTGAAGGACGGGGAGGTCCGCCTCGCCACACGATCCAAGCTGGATGCAACCGGAACCTTCTATTCCTCTCGCTCCTTCCAGAGTCTATTATTGGATACGGGTATGACGCTGGATAAAATAAAGACATATCTCACAGAAACAGGATCCCTATTCGTGTCCCTACTGCTTCAGCATCCCGAGCATAAGCTTGTGAGTCGCATAACAGAACCAAAGGCAATTCTTATTCATACGGGTTGCGTGGATTTGGACGGTTGTGTGACGATGACGAATAGGGTGTTGGAAGCGCTCAATAAGCCTGTTGGTGTTTCACTAGATGCTTGGGCGAGATCCCTTGCTGAAACGAATGGTTGGCAACACCAGGGGATCGTTGTTAAGGATGGCACGGGTCGTAGATATCGCTTGCGATCGAGCGCCTATACCATGGTGCGAACACTGAGAGGCGATAGCCCCCGACTGGATGTGCGATTCTTGAAGCTGCGCCAACAAAAAATGCTGGAGACCTATGTGTATTATTATCCAGAGGAAAAGGAGCTCATCGACCAGCTAGAGCAATTAGTGCGTTTGTTAACGCAACAGCTCTACAATTATTATATATGCACGCATATCAAACATACAATTAAGTTCGTAGATCTGCCGCCCCAGTGGAAGACACATGTATTCGCGCTCCACAGCTACTTTTTGGGGAATCTGAAGGCACGGGGATTCTTTATAAGAAAGCAGGAAGCCGTTCAGTATGTGAACGGGTTACCGCTTCCGCGACTATTACACTTGATTCGAATCCATCAGAGCTAAGATAGTTTCAATGAAACTATCTTAGCAATAATACACCTTTTTAAGGTGTATCAGAGCTAAAGTAGTCCCAGAGGGACTACTTTAGCAATAATACACCTTAAAAAGGTGTATCAGAGCTAAAAATATTCTATCTATATTTTAGAGATGAATGATACTGAAAAAGTATATATAGGTTTGCTATTATTTTTAGTTTTAGTGGCTGGAAGATATATAGTATGTGAAATAAGTCCACATATTTTAATAAATGGCTATCTTGTCATGGGTGTAATAGGATTTGGATTAACTTATACATATACAAAACAATATGATTTATCATTATTTACAGCATTAATTCTAATTTTTGGAATAACTGTCTATAGATATGTTACTGATCCTGAAGATTTATCAGTTGATAAATATAATAGCTTTAAAAATACAAGTCTTTTCATAATTGGATTAGGTATATGCGCTGCTATAATTACCTATAAAAAAGTAATTCTACCATATACAAAATTAGCTAATTTTGTATTTATAATATATATGCTTAGCAGTTTTTTAGAATGGACTGTGCATAAATATATATTGCACTGTACCACGAATAAAACTATTAATTCTATTATAGATAAAATACCCTATTTCAAAGAAACATGTAAATCACATATAGATCATCATGTAAATGTAAATGTAGATATGACTGTAAATGACAAAGAGGAAGATCATACAAATGATGCTAAATTTCGTATGGGATGGAATATATTCATACCGTTATTATTAGGCTTTTTATTATTTGGATTTATTGCTAAATATATAAGTGGTTATAATATATCTATTATACCACTACTTATAATTTCTTTTATTACAACATTTGCCTGGGAGTACATTTGGAACAAAACGCATGCTGCGATGCATGATTTTGAGTATGAATATTCGGTTACAAAAGGGCCCTATGATAATGGAATATTAAATACTGAATATATTAAAAAAGTGTTATATACGAATCATGAAGCACATCATTTACAAAAAGGTGATAAAAAAGGGAATTATAATGTAATATTTTTTGGCGCGGATGAATGGTTATTGACAAATAATAAAACGATTGATAATACAGAATATTGTAAAACTCATTCAGAAGAACAAATTTGTAAGGAATTAGATCCAAAGACTATGTAATATCTATATACCCCTATTCGTGCCCTTTTTCTTTTTTTATGTCATCTCTTAATATTTTAACAATTCGTGAAGAACACATATGACTAGCAACTAATAGCACAATAAATATTATAAACAATTTTGGATAAGGGAAATTATAAATACTATATAATTTATAAATATTATACATAATAAAACTAAAGAATATTAGCGTAATAACTAGATTTACACTATCACTATAGGTAAAGAGCCCATAACTAGGATGTATTGCTGGCTCTGAGCCAGCAACATATGTATTATCGATTATATATTTTTCAATATATGATATTATACATTCATTTAAAATTATCCACTGAAGGAATACACCAAATACTGAAATTATATATAATATGTCGCATGTTTTATTTTTACGAAAAAAAATATAGAATGAAAAATATAATAGTGCTATCCAGTGAATTATAAATAATACGCTTAAAAGCATAATCTTTGTAAGATCCATCTGTTTGATACCTATTATACTGTAGATTTTTTCCTGCGAAGACCAACTGGTTTAGCTATATTTGCCGGCTGAACCACAGTATTTGGCTCAGCGATTGCCTTAGCAGCAGCCGCCAAGAACTCCTTCTTAGTAGCCGCTTCCTCTTGGAGCTGCTTTGTTGCCTTGGCTGCTGCGGCCGTAAAGGCCTCCTGAGTAGCTGCCTGGCTCTTAAGGGCCTTTGTAAAGGCATTCTTGGTAATTTCGGCCGCAGCATCTGGCACGGCTTTGGCCCAGGCCTCGCGCATCTGCTGAAAGATACGCACACAGCCCACACAGGCCTGGGCGAAGGCCCTGAGCGCAGTCTCCTTTGAATCCGTGCCAATGCGAACCACCATTTCATCACGCAAAGGATGTGGCACTTCGTAGCCGACATAGGTGATTCGCACTGGCCCATCTGCCTTCTCCTCTCCCTCGAAGATGTGATTCTGCTCCAAATAGGTCTGAATCATATTGCCAAACGTGTGATCCTGCTCCTTCATGACAAAGTCGAATCCAATGACACGACTCTGTGATGGAATCACACGAATCTTATCGGGCAGAGCCCCCGTCTCAATGGTCGTATATTTTCCCATCATGGCCTCCCCCACGTCGCAGGCCCTGCGAACCATGTAAGGGATCTTGAGACGGCCGTCCGATTCAATGACGAAGTCATAGCTGAATGGCTCACCCTTTCCGTCCCTCAGATAGACCTTCGCAATCTCCATGCTCTCATATTCACGGCGATACGCCGCTAATTTACTGGGGCTTCCAGCGGCCTTCTCCATATCTGCCTTGGTATCCTCAGGCTTTTCCGCATCGGCAAAGGACAGGTTCTTGGCCTTGCGAAGCCAGTTACGGAAGTGTGTTTCGACGCGCTCTTCATCCTCATCACGGGTATACGTGTAGCTACATTGACTGGTGGGCTGGAAGCGCGCATTTTCGCGTCCGGTGCCGACGGATGCCTTTGCCGTGAATTTAACGCGGCCAGTTCCAGGTGCCAAGGTCGCAATTAAGCACGTGTCACGGGTAATGGGATCTTCGGGGAAGAATCGATCATAAGGAATGCGATCTGGCTCTAGACCCTCTCCGCGACCCTTCTCAATAATGAAATCCTTACAGGTGACATCGCGAAAGGAATCCTTTTCGGCCGTGACATCGATTGTGAAGGTGAGAGATTCGAGATCGGCTTCCAAGGGGCGCTCCACATGAAGAGGAAGGAGACCGATACGATGCGCGAGCATCTGATGGGTCATGGGCGTATCATTGAGTTCGACCTTGACATCCGTTGTGGTTCCTTCCTTCATATCCGCCCGAAATCCGGCGGTTTCAACGCCCGTCATGATGAGTCTGCGAAGAGTGTTTGCATAGGCAACATGGGTGGGAGCCAAGGTGAATTTTGCCAATACGCCACGTTCAACTTCATAGTTTTCGAACTGCATTCCTACTCTACTTTATAGCCATCTTGTTAAGTTGTGAGGGTATCAAATTTATGGTGTGTGATATTCTACAACGTAAACTTTTAGTTCAAACGGTAGGATGAGTCGCGCACCTATTCATATCTGTTTCTATTCGAATAACTGCCAGTGGTGCAAAGCATTTATTACAGAAATTGCGCAGACGCCCTACAAGGGAGAATTTAAGTATGTATGCGTGGATCCGGGCCCAAATCGACCGACCCTTCCGACTTGGCTCAAGAAGGTGCCGACCCTTGTCATTTCTGGAGAGCCAAATCCCCGGACGGACTCCGATGTCATGAATTGGCTCTATGAGCGCAAGTTGAAAGAGGGGGGTGGCCGAGGTAAGAACACCATGATTACGAATAGTGAAAGTCAGCAGGGACCGGCAGATCCCCAGCCCTTTGGTCTTATGGGAGGGGGCGGTGGATACAATGACCCCTATACGTTCTTGGATCAGGATACCATGGCTCAGGGAAATGGAGGGCTTCAGGGATCTGAGAATGGCTTCAGTTTCTTGAACGGTGCTGCGGCACACGGTTCAAAGGAGGGAGGTTCGATGAATACTATTGAGATTGTTGGTAAAATGAGTAAGAAGGAGCAGATGTTCGACAATCAGATGAAGAATTATATGTCGAGTCGTGATTCTGGGTTGCCAAAGGGGCCGAACCGCATGTAAGTAAGTCCCGTCACTCTAAGAAAGCTTTGCTTTCTTAGAGCCATACATTCTCTGAGCTAAAAGCTCAGAGAATGAGTCTTACATACGGGACTGCCTCCGCCCCTTTAGGGGAGGAGGCATATTTCCTGGTTAATCTAAGCTACAATCTTAGAGCAGGTTTAAAGATAGATCACACACTAATATATAGGTTGCGATATGTCCGTTCTCGGTGCTTTTACAAATCAGATGGTTCAGTTCTTCGATAGTCTGAGTGAGACCATCCCTGAAGAAAAGTCCATTAAAATGGCGGCAGAAGCCATCAAGGGCGCCAAAAAGATCAATCCAGCGCTCATACTCGATCTCTTCTACGAACACATCTACAAGGAGTTGCATGTAGCGATCGACATTCGCAATGTAGATATGATAAATGCCTACGGGAGACAGAAGATTCAGAATCAGTTCAATGAAATCATGCCCGCCATCACCATCTTCGACAAGCACTGGCCTACCCTCTCCGCAACAACACAGGACGCCATCTGGAAGTATCTCAAGGTGCTCTGTGTCCTCTGTGAGCGCCTCAAGGGCATAACACCTCCTAGCAAGTGAGGACAAATAGGGTGTTTGTAAATGATCCCTATCAGTAAATGAGTAGCAAGAAGGAAGCAAAGAATACAGTAGTGCCCGAAGGCCCTTCTGTATTCCAAACAAAATACGATGAATTTGCGAAGGAGCTCCTCGCAACCTTTCCCGAGCTGGCGGCGGAGCTACGGGCAGCCCTCGCACTCACGCCCCTTGAGCGCCTCCAGCAGTTCCAGGCAACTGTCAAGGTCTCGGCTGATTCTACTGTAAATTGCGGGGCCGTTCTCCCCGGCGTCAAGCTCACGGATGCTGTGTGGGCGTCTTTAAGTCCTTCGAATCAGAAGGTCATCTGGGAATATGTGCGCCTCCTGACGATGTGCTGTTTCCTGGAGGGCTTCGGATCTGCCGAGGAACACGGAAAGGGATGGATGGACGAGGTCATGGGGGATTGGAAGGAGAAGCTGGGGAAGGTCGATTTTGAGGGCTTGCTCGGCAAGTTCTCTAAGATGTTCGATTTTGGGTCCAAGGATGCCTCGGGAAATACTGGGGGATTCAAGATGCCGAAGTTGCCCGAGCGATTTTTGAAGGGACAGCTCGCAAAACTCGCAGAGGAGATTGTGCGTGATATTAAGCCTGAGGATCTGGGATTGACCCCTGAAGTTATGGCGGAATGCGAGAAGAGCCCCTCCCGGGCCTTTGATCTCCTCGTACAGCTCTTCACCAAGAGCCCCGATAAGATCCAGGGGATCATAAAGCGTATTGGGAAGCGCCTCCAGCAGAAAGTCCAGTCGGGTGCGATTCGACCCCAGGAGATCGCCGCAGAGGCCGAGGAGCTCATGAAGGAGTTCGCAGGGAATGCGGATATGATGGGGATGATGGAATCACTGAAGTCTACCTTTGGCTTCGAGGACATGGATATGGCACGTGCGGCGGGTCGTGATGGCTCGGCACGATTGAGCGCTGTTAAGGAGCGTTTACGAAAGAAGTTGGATGCCAAGAAGAATAAGAAATAAAACCACCCGTTCATTCAGGGATGTCGACGTGTGAAAGACCATTTTGGGAAGATCCTGTCGGTTTATTCACAAATTTCAATTTGAACTATACGCCGCAATGTGAGGCGCAGATCTGGAACTTTCTAGTCCGGCTTCTTGTTCTAGCCATTCTTATCGGTGGCTTCGGATCGGCGGTGTGCGGCCTCATGTCCTTCGCTGTCTGCCTATTGCTCGCTATGATCGTTGCTACGGTCATTATTATGACAGCTGCCCCACCAAAATCAAAGGGCCAGCAGAAGTCAAAGGAGCATTATGAAGCAAAGGATAATAACAATGCCCCTATGAAGGAGGGCTTTACAGGATCTTATAGACGCACTGTCAATAGCATTGTGGGGGTGGATTCTGCGCTACCCTATAATGATGCGGCACCCTATTCGGGTCCTGCGCTTCCCAACTATACGCCGCCTAGCGCCAAGAACCTTTTTATGAATGTTCTCTTGGACGAATATAAATACAATCCGGATAGGCCCCCTGCCGCGCCAGTTGATGACCCTATTGTCAAGCAGGCATTTGATGACTATTTTCGTGTTGAATGGTTCTCAGATCCTACCGATATCTTCGGCAAGTCTCAGAGCCAGCGTCAGTTTGTGACTCAGCCATCCACCTCTGTTCCAAATGATCGCGAATCATTCCAGAACTGGCTCTACAAGATTGAGGGGCTCACCTGTAAGGAGGGAGGACAATACTGCACAGAACGGGGGTCCGCAGGTGTTCCTCAAGTGTGGTTAGGATCGTAAAGATTTGGAGGAACGACTTTTACTTCCACTTTTGGAGGGACTCATAAACATGTCTCCGAGTGATGTAAGGGTAAATTCGCGGGAAAATTGATCGAAGCGATCACTGGTTAACTTGTTTTTGAATCCTAGTCGATCGATAAATATGAGTCCCGTTACAATATACTGTTTATACTCTTCGCCTGTTTTCTTATCACGAAATTTACGTAGTCGAAAGGTGGCCGTGTCATATGTATAGGGGTCATCGGATGAATTGTTATTAAACGCTTCTAGGGAAGGGATCTTTAGCTGGTCGCCCTTTTTCAAAAGAATATGCTCCTTTGTTCTACTATCGAACACTTTAACACTTATATCCATATCTGGATGCTTCGAAATGGTTTCAATGCTGTTCGCCAATTCAACAACATATTTTCTACGCTTTCCACCCTGTTGGAGTGCCGGTTGTGTTATCACTCGGCCCTTCTTCCCTTTTCGTGTCTTACAGTGGAATCGCTTGAGCGTGCGGCCTCGTGTTCGTTGAAGGACGGATTTTACGCAGACGGCGATGGCCCCTGATTCCTTGCTCTGGCCTTTTCGCGGTTTAATGGTGTTCCGTACATGTTTGATGCACCGGCAGAACCGGCTGGTTTGTGAGTCTTTTACCATCTCTCTAAAGTTGAGAGTTATTTTTTCTATAACGCTTCCAGAGAGACAATGGAACTCGGAATAAATCGAATGACCCATTCAAGGGATGATCTATGCGGGATCCAATCCTACTATTCACAGAGTGTGGGGCCTGGCCGATACCAAACAACCAATCTTGTTCCTCAAGCGTCCGGTGTAAATCCTGTTTCGGTCAATGAGCTTCTTATCTATCCTCGCGAGGGTTACGGATACAACAACGCCGCCATTGATGCTGATTCCTATATGCGAAATCAGCCAGGATTCAAGGTGAATCGCTGCATGACGAGGTCCCAGGCTCGCCCTTTCCTATCCGTCCCTTATATGGCGGGAGGCAGGGGCAACCAGGATCTGGAGTCGCTCCTTCAGCATTCAGAACAGGTGCGTATGGGGAAGGAGTGCGGAACTGTGACGGAACAGTTCTTCTCTCAGCAGTATACCCCGATGATTCCTATTCTGAAGGAGAACGTTCAGAAGCCTAGCAACTTGGTTCCTGAGGTGGCGGCCAAGGGGTGGATCCATGGTGGCATTCCTACCCGTTCTTATCTCAGAGATGTTAACTGCTAGTGGGGGACCAGGCCATTTGGTGTGTTGCTAAGCAACACACCATCCCTCCTGTAGGTTTTTATCCAATTATCACTTTTTATTTATAAAAAATTCAATAATTTTTTATATATAAAATACACCCTAAATGCTCTCTCCGCGAATTGAACGCGGGACCTTCTGTTTACAAGACAGATGCGCTACCACTGCGCCAAGAGAGCAGTTGGGGAGCCTATCCTTCTACCCCCCTAATAATTTGTTAATTAAGACTTCTTTATACTCCCTATTAAATTCGGTTAAAGAACTCCTCCAATATTTTCATAGTTGTCTCAATATCCACACCATCCTCCGTGGAAATCTCCTGTTTCTGGAGATTTGTGCCTGCCACCCAGGCCCTGTGCTGTCGGTCGAGGGCCTCCAGATACTCCTTGGAAATCTCGCCCTCCCCTCCTCGCCCTCTGGATTGAATGCGTCGATATGCTGTATCCACCCCCGTATTAATATATAAGAGTCCCGCCATCGGCAACATGGATCCAAAGGCCTTATACCAATACTGATAGAGGGTCCATTCGATTGGATTGAGATCTCCCGAGTGATGGAGCATCTCGGCAAAGACGAACCTATCCGTCAGAACAGATCGCTCCGAGAGAATGATTTGGCCCGGCTTGGCATCCTCCACTGCCTTCTGGAGAAGGAGCAGGCGACTCAGCATGGCCGCCTGCTGAAAGCTGAAGGCCCACCGCTGCTTATCCTTATAGAACAATTCAAGTAGATTGCGGCCCTCATTGTCTTTAAGTTGCGTCCACATGTCGACCGGCTCGGGGACAACGATAATGTTTGGAAAGCGCTCCTTGATACGTTCGATCAGAGTTGTCTTTCCGACACCGATATTTCCGTCCAAGCTGATGATTCGGGTGGGCTTGAGTGTGGGCTGAGGTGGCTCTGGAAGAGGGGTCTGCTTAACTGGCATGAGACCTGCCAGAACCTCCTCTGGACTTGAGCGCTTTTGCTTGGATGATGTGAGACCCATTCTATTGAATTAGATTGGATAATTTGTGTTTCAAATTTTACGCAGCACCAATAGAGAATGGCATCTATCAGTGAAGCATTCGGACCGACCGAAAGCCATCCGTGGGAGAAAAAGGAAAATCCACAGAAATACAGCTATTTAGTGACGGAATATATCTCACCGACACCCAAGCGACATATCTTAGGATTGGTGGGGGGCAACGAGGTCTCCGTTGCGGAGGGGAATGTCGTGGATGTCGAATCGGATCTCAGGGGAATCAATATTCCGAATACGTTTGCTCCTTGGAGGAAATACCAGCCGCCGCCCAAGAATCAGAGGGAGATTAAGCGTGATAATCTGAAGATCAAGCTCGATATTGATGTGAGTCCGATGCATCTGCCGGCCTATCAAATGTGGGCTTATCCTGGCATGCCGACCCCGGCCCCCATTAAGAATGAGGTGTGTAAGAACCCCGAAAAATATTAGGGGGACCTCCAGGCCGGCAAAGCCGACCTGGCCTCCCCCTTAACCCCCTGTCTAATTATTGCTAATTAAGTTGCGTGAGTTGATTATAACCAGACAGGGGGTAAGGGGGGATGGTGTGTTGCTTAGCAACACACCAAATGGCATATATTGGGAGGGGCTTTCAGCCCCTCCCAATATCTGAGGTCCCCCTATAGCAGCCAAGAAGATGCACCAGGGTTGCTATCCAAACCCTTACTCTCTACCTTTTTACCGACAGAGAGGTCTTTTATTCTTGGATTTTATCGTTAGTTGCTAATTGCTACTTATTGAATGCTATTTACAAGCCACACAGGGGCTTGCCAGTACTTGTTAATTCCTTGTTCCTCGTTTCTAGTTCCTGGTTTGCTAGTTGAGAAAGTTTGCGCTTTTAACAGACGTTAAAAATGCGAATTTTATACTTGGATAGCTTTGGCACATTCGCTATAGGGGGACCTCGCACCCACCGCCTTTAGCGGTGGGTGCGCCTCCCCCTTACCCCCTGTGGGGGGAGCAAGCTCCCCCCATACCCCCTTTACTAAATGTTAATCGTTGTCCTTCCATTCGACTCGCTCAGAACCCAATCCACCTTGGTCTCAAACTCCTCAATCGACTTATTGAGTGCCGCAATCTCCTTCGCCAAACCCAGCGGATCTACAATCTCCGCCTTATTCTGCGCCAAAAAGGTCTCCGACAACTGCGTAATGACCTCCACATTGGTCTTCGCATCCTTCCCCAACTCCGTCTGAATGAGGCGTTCTACCCTCACATTCTCAGCATTTGCGTGATTGGTGTACTCTTGATTCACCATCTCAAACTGATGCTGCATCCTACTCAACATATCCTTTTCCAGAGTTATGGTCTTCTTTCGTTCCACAGCATCCGCCACCGTATATGTTACACCCGCAATACTAACACTGGTAGAAGCATTGCTCTGTACTATCGCTGCCTTAATCGTATTGTAGCGAGCCAGCAGATCCTTATACGACTGATAGGATGCGCCGGCTTCCGTTGAGAAGCGACCGACATCCAGAAGATCCCGCTTCTTCTTCAGCACAATCAGATTTGATTGCTTAATCGCATTCTCAACACGCTTTCGCAGCAGCTTGAGCTCTGCGAGAGCCTGTGATACCGATATTTGATTCGTCGTCGACATCCCTATCCGTCATTAAGAACAGCACCTTTAAGCTATTGGGGGACATCTAGTCTGGGCTTTTGGCCCAGACTAGCCTCCCCCATAACCCCCTGTCATCAAGATTAGCTAGGTTCGGGGGTATGGGGGGAAGCATTATTGGCGAGCTTTAGCTCAGCAATAATGATGTCCCCCAATAGGGAATCAAATGAGTTGTCCGACAAAACAACAATCCACCACGCGCAATAAATATGATGATTTTCACCAGGTCGACGACAATCGCATCAGCACATACGCAGGGCGCTATCAGTTAAATGCTCCGGCGGCACGCTGCCCCACGACCTTTCCATCCAATGCCACGGTTCGCCTTCAAATGAGCGGGGCATCATGGCCCGAGGGCCAGTGGCGCACCGACGTCGAAACGGATCTCCGCGGTGTCGGTCGTTTCAGCAGCCGTATTCGTGATGACAAGGATCTCTATAATCCCAGCAAGAACATGTTTAACAAGCTGCCCCTTGTCAATGCTCCCGACGAAGTTGTGCCAATGACCTTCGCCCGCCTAGTGGATCCTCCCTGTACTTTGAGGGCGACCGGCTGGAATCGCTTCGATACTCTCTTCCACAATCCCCAAGAGTCCTTTGAGACGCCCTTCGACTTCTTCATCCCTAGTCGCGATCTCGACAAGGAGATTTACAATACGCATAGGGGTGCGCGATGTGGCTCTCTCCACTAAGGCAAGGGATGCTTCGATATGAGTTGAACTGTGCCATTGCTATATATACGAATATAGGCATTGACAGGATAGATGTGAGGCTCTGGATCACCTTTGCGGAACACTGACACCGGTAGTGCCAGTTTTCCGTTCTGATACGTAGTATCTTCATTCATGGTGGAAACAGATCCCCAGCGAATAAAATCAGTGGCTCGAAGCCGATCAGGGACAATTCGTTCTAATTGAGATATGGGGGCGATAATTCGAAATGATTCCATCGGATACCTATACATATAAGTGTATCTTTAGACGGCAACGTAAAATGCCAAGACACCATAGAGATGGAAGTCGCTGTGCTCGGTGGCCTTTTGGGGGCGGGATATCTTATAAGCAGATTTACAAAAAAGCCAGATCCTAGGCCATATACGCCAGAAGAATTACAGTCCCAGATGCTGGCGCAGCAGAAAACGATCACCGAGGGGTTCTATCCTGCACAGAGGGCACCCGATTACCAGGCGCTCACGCAGACGCCAAAGGGTGCCTCCGCCGTCGGCTTCGGCCCTGAGCTGGATATGATGTATCAGACCCCCAACGGCCAGACCTATCCGTCGGAACCCAAACCCGGTCCTTACGGAACAGCACTTGGCTATGCCACGCAGAAACCGCCTTTAGCGCCCACACAGGGCCGTCCCGGTCAATTCACTCCCGATCCTGTGAGCTCCGAGAACAATAGTCCCCTCGTAGAGTTCCGTAATGATGGAATCGAAGAGGATCCCACCTACATGGACGGACAGTATGTGATCTCTCCCCTCTCAGGTCAGCGAATTGCGTCCCAAGACTACAAGCATAACAATATGCAGCCCTTCTTTGGTGGTCGCATGAAGCAGAATACCATTTCCGACAGGAACATGTCGACACTCGACGCATATACTGGCAGTGGCAGCACACAGATCAAGAAGCGCGAGGTTGAGAACATGTTTGAGACGAGTAGGGCGCCATATGGGAATCCCTTCGGCATGGAGGACAACACGGACTTCTTTCAGAGTCGCGTTCAGGATCCCATTGCCAGGAATGGTGAGCGCCCCTTTGAGCCCATTCATATTGGTGCGGGCATTGGTGAGAAGTTCGGTCTCACCGGCAAGGGTGGCTTCCAGCAGCTGGAAGTTAATGAAATCATGCGACCCAAGGACACCGACCAGCTGCGTGTGGCCACGAATCCCAAGCAGACCTTCAACAACCAGATTGTGCCCGGCTCGCGCTTCGCTGCCAATGGCCCCAACGATCCTGGTGAGGTCCGCAAATACAAGCCTGATACCTTCTACATCGATGAGACCGGCGAGCGATTTTTTGTGACGAACGGTGAACTTATTAAGGCCTCCACGCGCCCCGTCCAGGTCATGCCCTTCACCACGCGTCCCGAGACCTCGGTGGCCTATACGGGTCCAGGATCTTCCCAGGATTACGGGGAGTCCTACGTGACGGGATCCTACAGGACACCTATGGCTCAGCAATATGGTGGCGCCGGATATCGTAACGCGGATATGACGACCTATTATACGAAGGCCGTCGGCAATGATATGGCAGACTACGGAAAGTCGAGTATTGAGATTCGTCCCAATGAGCGTAATGAGACCTCTGAGCGTGTCATGGCAACTAACTTGTCCCCCGCGGACACCGGTCAGGTTATCCAGCCCTTCGAGGATATTGCTCGCCCTACACGCCGCGCAGAGACGGTCGGCAACATCCGACAGACGGGCACCCCTGTTCGTTATGAAGGTGGAGCGCCAATGGTGACTGTCTGGGATCCTCAGGATGTTGCCAGAACGACTGTTAAGGAATCGACAATCTACCTCGATCGCCCAGGTATTGCTGGGCCTGATTCGGCGCCCGCCAGACTCAAGGTCTATGATCCCGATGATATTGCCAGGCCCACTCAGAAGTCTCAGTTGTCTGCAAATCTGAGCTGGAATGGACCGGGTATCTCGGCCTCACAGGACCAGATGGATGAGACCTTCGCCTACAACATGCGCACGAACCCCAATAAGGAGCAGATCGCCCGAGGACGCAAGCCAATCGCCGGATCCGGTCAGGACGCACTTTTCAACGGCGACCCTGGCAAGCAGAACTCCAAGAAGCTGGATACGGACTTCATCAACGATCGCCCCATGGCCTTGAACCGCTCCATCGGCGGTGGCGAGGGCATGACCTCGGGTGTCGGCGATATTGGGCGCATGGAATACCGTGTCCCTTTGAAACTCGATGTATCCAGGGAGCGTAATATGTATGATGTCGTGGATCAAGTGGATAATAACCCCTTGATGCAGAGTCTTCGCCAGAACGCCGAAAAGGACGAGAGAATGATCGCTCAACGTATGATTGCGACGCGTTAATGACATCGGCGTTTGCGACGTTGCGTCTTATTACGTTTTCCACCGATATATCCTGACTCCTGAATTCTCGAATAGAGGTCATTAACTTCATCGATATCAAGACCCTCATGTAAGCATTTTGTTCTTAGTTGAACGTATGCTGTGGAATTATCTGCTACAATCTTATTGTATAATTTTTTAGCAGCCCTCTCCGATATATTACATCTTATCATCAATTTACGCAGCAACTGTTCTGGACTGTTTCGACTCATGCTTCTGCTTCTGCTTCTGCTTCGACTCATAGATCCCATCCCTACTCTATGAAAACATTCTCTAGAACCTAAACTATTAGCTCGAATATAGCAATAGCGCATGAATCCAGCATCTTTTTGTTCCATTGCCACAGAATCCTGTGCCAATGAGCTCATTGGTCTCCTCCTATCCCTCTCCGTTCATCACCCAGGTGCCCCCGTAATCTGCCTAGTTGACACACCCACCCAGAAAGCCATTCAATCCCTATCCATCCCTCTGCGTGTCCGAGTCGAGTTCCATACATGTCTCAATGAGTATACAGGACTCAATCGAAAACAGATGGAGGCCAAAGGTGTTTGGACGACTTTTCAAATGATGAAATCGACCGCAATTGATCTTGCTCTCAAGGCCTATTCCGATACGCTCTTCCTCGATAGCGATATTCTTGTTCTCAATCCTATAACGGTTGATAGGACAAAGAGATTAGGTGTCTCCCCTCACTATATACGAAAACGCGACACAGACAAGTTCGGATATTACAACGGCGGAGCCCTTTGGACTTCCGATCCGACCGTTCCAGAGGCTTGGCGCCGATTCACGAAGACGTCTCGCTTCTTCGATCAGGCATCCATCGAAGATCTTGCCAGGTCCTATCCATTCTTTGAGTTCGGCGAACAATGCAATATTTCCTGGTGGCGCCTGAATCAATCGGATGAAGATCCCAATAAGATCATCAGCCATTTTGCGACAACCAAGGGCCAACTCACCTATAAGTCATTGCCGGTCGCCTTCGTTCATACGCACTTTTCTAAGAGTCCAAGTGATCCTGTTGTCGGCTATTTCAATAATCTCGTCATGAGCCTTCTAAAGAATGCTGGAAGAGCGAAAGAACTCACTATTATTGGTCGCATTATGAATGGTTCTTGGACCATTCATGTTCCGAAGCAACCCATGCCTCATCCTTGGACCCATACCAATGACAGTTTTCGTGAAGAGATCATGTTGATTCAGAGCAAGAATAAACAGGACATATCCGTGATATTTGATGGGACAAAGAATCTAGTTTTAGAACCCGCTATCATGCTCTATGATCGCGATACGATCAAGTGGTTTCAGACGGAGCCCGACTTTCCACTTATCACAAGTGTCTATCTCGGCAATTGTGATATGGCAAATGACGGGGCAGCACTGATAGGTGCTGGCTTTGATGCCCGGCCATGGATCTATTGGCCGCGGCGACCCATTTTTGTGGAGGGGCTCATAATGAAGGGGCTTGCGAATCGTGGATATGCCGAGCGTTCGATTGAGAGCCTCTTTATCGGCAATTATGAGAATGCGATCCAGCAGCAGCACCGGACGAGCCAGGATTGGTCGAGTAGCGTATCCGAATTCCATTTGACGAGTGGCTCGGCACATAAATTCACCGCAAAGGAATATCTTGAAAAACTCGCTCAGGCGCGCTTCGGACTCACGCTACGTGGATATGGAGTCAAGTGTCATCGGGAAGTGGAACTTATGGCCTTCGGTACAGTTCCCATTGTAACTCCGAATGTCAATACGACGGACTATCAGGAGCCCCTTGTGGAAGGGGTCCATTATGTCCGCGTAAATCGACCGAGTGAGGTCTCCGATGTTCTCAAGGCGATCACACCCGAGCAGTGGCAGACCATGTCGACCGCATGCAAGGACTGGTATATGCGAAATATTCATTCGACCTCCATGTGGTCGACCTTCATGGGACATTTATTATATGACAACTAGAACCTAAACTGTGGATGAGAGACCTCTGTAATGAGTGATTCACAGACGCCTATCATAGTGGCTGGCCCACCCGGCGCCGGCAAGAGTCACTGGATTCAACAATATGCGAAGCAGCAGAGGAAGCAGCTCCTCACCTGTTCGTGTCGCAAGGATCGCACGCTCCGAGAGGGCCGCCAGAAGCTCCATATCTGGGGTCGCCGCCGAGAACAGACGGTGTTATGGCTCGAAGGTGCCGATGACTTGACGCCCGAGGCCCAGGCTTTTTTGCGCCGCATTCTGGAAACGCATTCATCCGACGTTCAGTTTATCCTGGAATGCCGCGATCCGGGAAAGCTCCAGGAACCCATTCGCAGTCGTTGTATCATTCAGAGAATCAAGCAACCGAGTCGCGCAGAACTCGAGGAGTGGGTCCGCAGCCGCTTTTCGTCCATCGATGTTCCAAGTATTTTCACCTATCTCAGCCAGGATGAATACAGTTATCGCAGGGTTCAACAGGCCATCCATCTCCAGATCTATGAGCCGACCACCTGGACCCATGTCTGTGCGAAACGGCGGGAAGAACTTAAAGCCGCTGAGGACTTAAAGGCGGCCGAGATCCCGACCTATCAGGCAAAGGCCTTTCATCCGAGGGCACTCATTCAGGCCACATTAGAGAACAATCCCGAACTCCTGGGACCTTACGGTGAATGCCTGGAGGCGGCGGGGTCTTTATGGGCGTTTTTGTCGTATGCAGCGCGTTGACTTGAATCGATAGAATGAGTGGGGTGTGATAAGAATGAGCGATTCCATTGCGGGTGTCTATTCCGACGCACGATCCGAATACACAAAACAGTTGTGTGGGATTCTGATTCCCTCGTATTTTCAGTTCTATTTGACAATCTTGGAGAAGGCGCGGGAGGAGAGTGTAAAGACGAATGATCTCAAGAAGTTGTTGTGGCATTTTCAGACCTTCTTGAATGACATTCCAGAATGGAATATGGAGAAGGTGAATACGGAGATCAGCCAGATTCAGACTAGCTGTGGCTGCGACTATCTGGAGGATCTCTTGACGGCAGTTTTCATCGCACATACGAAGGTTCTGACGGCGATCCGTGTTAGCAACAAGCAGAAGAAGGTTCAGATAACGGTGCCGAAGGTCGAGCATTTCCTGTTTAAGGTGCTCTGTGAGACCTCGAAACTGTTGTGGGGTTCGAGCTTCCTTTTTCGCGAGAACATTCCGGCGATCGAAAAGCAGCAGAACTATCGTTCTGTGGAGACCCTGTTAGGTGAGGGTATTTTGCAGGCGGTTCGTTCCATGGTTCCCGTGAAGAGCATTTTGCGTGACTTTGTCTCCATGGACGACGATGAGAAGGGCGAAGAGGACAAAGAGGTGGAGGAAGAAGTCGAAAAAGAGGTTGAAAAGGAGGTTGAAAAAGAGGTTGAAAAGGAGGCCGAGAAAGAAGTCGAAAAGGAGGTTGAGAAAGAGGCCGCCGAGGAAGCAAAAGAGGATATTAGTCCAACTCTAGATATCTCGGCCAACACCCTATCCGTCGCACCAAAACCTATTAATGAAATCATTAATCCACCTACCGATATTTCCTCCAATGATCCGCCCCTCATTCGGATAGATACCGGCAAGGGCCATGTCGGATTTGCCGCTTACAACTCCTTCTTCGATTCCGATAATGACATGGGAACCGATATGCTCCAGGAGTCCTCTACGGAGGACGATGACGGTGGCTTGAAGATTCTGGATGACGAATCCACCCCTCTCGATATGGATGATATGGAGGATCTAAATCCCCCCGAAAAGCCGATGGAGATGGATGCGTCAGATTATGATGTGCTATCCTAACGCGACTTTTTTCCCGCCCCTCTCAATAATGCCTCCCTGGTTACCCTGGATTGTTGTTGGTGGTCTCGCGTTCATGGCACTCTCCTTCATTGCCTCCAAATACAAGGATGCGGATCATAAACCCATCGCATTCGCTCAGGATTTTATCAGTGGAGCGGTTGTTATCTCAGTGCTAGGTGTTCTTGTTCCCGATGCTTTTCCCACCTTTCCTATCTCCTCCATGCCGGCTCTTCCCAATCTAACCCATATGATGCGCGAGGCCAATGGTGATGACATTGCGCTTCAGGTCGGTCCCTTGCGTAGATAAATATCGACCTAATGACATACTTATCATAATAGCAGCATACTGCCATTATGATAATCACAATTTTCGGTTCTTGCCGCCAAGATTCGCTCTATAATTATTACGATATCACGAGCATTCGCGAACAGCTGACGTATCCCCATTATTCTAAGGAGGCCGTCCAGGCCGTTCAATTCTGCAAAGGTGATATTAGCCCCTCCAATACACAGCATCTGTTTCGTTCAGGAATTTTGAAGCAACAGCCGATCAAGTCCGAAGAATTCCAGAATGAATACAATGCCACAGACCTATTCGTGGTAGAAATTGCCAGTCGAGCCTATTATAAATATAAGGGTAACTACGTTCATCATATTTTGACGGAACCGAGATACCGATTTCATGATATTTCCAATATTGAAGTTGGAAGACTCTCGGATTCAGACATTGAAGAGGATCTCTTGGCGCTAAAGCGTCTCTTCTATCCAAAGCCATTCGTCATTGTAACACATATCTATACGCGAACACATGGGACTCGCTATGAATTAGTAGAATTATTGAAGGCTCTCTGTTTAAAACACAATATTTACCTATTAGATCCTGTTGATGCCACAAAAGGCATTAGTAGCAATCTACTATACGAAAAGGAGGATGTTATAAGTCATTATACACGATACGGGCACAGTATTATTGGCGAAAAATATCGTGAATTTATTGATGGTGTATGGTCCGATTATAGACGGCACAAAAATCTAATGATTATGTAAGAATGTTGAGGAAACATGTAATTTATGGGCTTTATATTTTAATTATATTGCTCGTTGTGTATATTGTATTTAATTCAACCTATAGGTTATCAGAAGGGTTTGAAACAAATGACATTGATATGTATGTTATTTCCTTACAACACAAGGATCGGTTAAAGAATATTGAGGAACAACAGAAGAAAATTAGCAAACCGATTCAGATTTTTGATGCTGTCAAAGGTGAGAGATTGGATGTAAATGAACTGATCGCTAGTGGAATCATAGATCCCAAATACAAGAATGCGGATAAGAAGGCGCTGCGTGGAATCGGTTGCACTATGAGTCATGTAAAACTAATAGAACAGATACCGAAACGATCAGGATATACAATTATTTTTGAGGATGATTTCAATATTGTTTCGGACAACTTTTTGAAGGATGTGAACGACGCCCTTCAAAAAATACAGGAGAAAAATGTGCCGTTTGATATATTATTTTTGGGAAATCTGAATAGTATTAAGGGGGCACAGGTAGTGGATAATATTTATCATGTAGATGATGAGGGTGATTTATGGGGAACACATGGATATTTAGTAAATAATATGCATATAAATAAAATATTAAGCAATATTTCTTTTATTAATATGATAATTGATAACAAATATGAGGTATTGGCAAATACAAAGCAGCTAGATGTTTTGGTTGTTGAGCCAACCCTCGTTAATCAACAGCCAGCTGTATTTGCCAGCACGATTAATGATTTGTCGAATGAAACCTTTCTATAAACTTGGCTGAGGACTGGGCGTTTTGGAGGCACGGATAGTGGGTGTGCCTGATGGTGTAGTAGTGGGAGGGGGTTTTGTCTGTGAGTGTGTTGCACCTACAGACATTGTCATGGTTCCTGTCTTGGTGGGGGTTATTGTCTGAGTTATTGTCGCGGAGGGAGAATCAGTGACGAGCGCTGTAACACTGGATGTGATTGTGTTCGACATTGTTGAGGAGGGTGTTTCTGATGGCGTATTGCTGGGTGTTATCGAGGCAGTGCCAGTTTTAGTGGCTGTTTCTGAACTTGTAGGGGCTGCTGTTACACTCGCTGTTACAGTGGGTGTTATTGTTCTACTAGGAGTCTCTGTGCCAGTGTTTGATGGGGTTGTTGTCTGTGTATCTGTGGATGTGACAGTGGGTGTGCCAGTTCCTGATCCTGTTATAGATGATGAGGGTGTGCCTGTGCTAGTTTGTGTGGGCGTGGTTGTTATGGCAGCAGTGGACGTCTGTGTATTCGTCGATGTCTGCGAGGCGGTTATAGTAGGGGTTATTGTATTGGAGGCGGTCAACGAATAGGTGTAGGTTTTACTGGCGGTTAAGGTGGGATAGGGAGTCACAGAGGGGGTTTTTGTGGGCTCGGCGGTGATAGAGGGTGTTACTGTGACCTTCGCTGTTAGGGAGGGCGTTCCTGTTCCTGTTCCTGTTGTCGATGGAGTTCCTGTATTAGGAGGAGTATTGGAAGGGGTTGTAGTAGAACTGGGCGTTTCTGTGCTGCTGGCCGTTATGGTCGCCGATATGGTCTGGGTCTGAGTCTCAGCGGAACTCGATGTGCCCGTATTTGTGATCGTATTGGATACTGTCGCCAATGCCGAGGGGGTTATAGAGGGAGTGTTAGAGGGCGTGGCAGTTAGAGTGGTGGTCGATGTGCGGCTCCAGGCTGTCCCCGTTTTCGTCCAGGTAGGGGTGACGGAGGCCGTGGACGAGCGACTGGCTGTTCTCGAGGGTGTATTTGTGATTGTCTCAGAGGTCGTTTGAGACGCACTGGAGGTAGAACTGGTTGTAACTGTGCCTGAGCGACTTGCTGTTCGTGTCACAGAGGATGTTACAGTGGGCGTTCCTGTGCTCACACTTGTTGGAGTTGGTGCTGAACTTGGTGTTCCAGAGATTGTATTAGATCCAGATGCCGTATTCGTGTTAGTGGGAGTCTGTGTGGAAGACCGTGTGGATGTGGAGGTCAGGGTGGTGGATCGTGATGCTGTTCCTGATGGCGCAACAGTGGTAGTCCCTGAAACAGAGACGGTTGCATTATTGGAACCTGAGGGTGTATTTGTGGGGGATCGTGTATCCGTGGAGGAGGCGGTTGTTGTTCGAGATCCCGTGTTGCTCGTCGTCTGTGTGGGTGTTGCCAAGGCCGTTCCAGATATACTGGGTGTCTGAGAATCGGTTGACGTGGCGGTGATCGAAGGAGTGACGGTCGTGGAGGGCGTAAAAGTGGCACTGGGCGTATTGCTGGGTGTTTGACTCTTAGTGCCTGTATTGGATGGGGTTTGAGAAATTGTGTTCGATATTGTCGGCGTAACACTCATCGTATTTGTAGGAGTGACCGTTGGATTGGCGGTAGGACTCTGTGTGAACGCAGGTGTGCTGGTGACTGAATTCGAGGCTGTCTGGGAATTGGTTTGCGTGGAAGAACGCGTGACTGTGCTAGTTCGTGTATCCGTTCTAGAAGGGCTTGTAGTTCCTGTGGTAGTCATGGAAGGAGTATTGGAGGGAGTATTTGTGTCAGTCGGGGTCTGAGATGGGGTTGTAGTCGCAGTGTTCGTCGCTGTTAAAGATATAGTTGATGTTCCTGAACTAGTGCCAGTTTGCGTTATGGTCGTAGTCCCTGATCCTGTCTGAGAGGCAGTCATTGTGCTACTAGGACTCGATCCAACAGAAGGCGTCTGGGAGGGAGTTGACAAGGAGGTGGGTGTCTTACTGGCGGTGCCAGTTTGTGTCAGGGTAGGTGTTCGACTGGCTGTTCTGGATGCACTGCTAGTGACGGAAGGTGTTCCAGTATTTGATAGGGTGCTCTCTGCTGTTACGGAAGAAGTGCCTGTGCTTGTTGTTGTGTAGGAGGGCGTCTGAGAAGCGGTGCTAGAGGATGTGACTGTTTGACTGCCTGTTTGAGTGCCGGTTCCTGTGGCAGTTGCGGTCAGAGTAGTCGTTGTGCTAGCCGTATTAGATGGTGTACCTGTCTGCGAGGATGTTTGAGTGACGGATAGGGTAGCTGGGCCAGTTTGAGAGGGTGTTTGGGGGGGTGTTGGAGATGGCGTCCTAGAAGGAGTATTGGAGGGTGTGCCGGTGTTTGAGGAGGTTTGACTGGATGTGGATGTTTGAGAAGCTGTATTGGAGGGCGTCTGCGAACCACTTGCTTGTGCCGTTAGAGAGGCGGTTACAGTGGATGTCTGGCTCTTTGTGGGTGTAATTGTATTGGAGGATGTGGTAGAGGGTGTGGTCGATGTAGAGGCTGTCTGGGAAGGTGTGCCTGTTTGGGTGTTTGTGCCAGTTCCTGCGCCGGTTGATGTGGGGGTCGCCGTGAGTGTGGTGGTTGTGGATATGCTCGCCGTTCCAGATCCTGAGCTCGTTATTGTCCCTGATCCTGAACCAGTTGCAGTTCCTGTTCGACTTGCGATGCTTTGCGTGGGATTTGCGGTATTGGAAGGAGTCTGAGGAGGAGTATGGGAGGGTGTATTGGTTTGCGTCAGCGTACCTGTTGATGTCGCCGTGGGACTTAAAGAAAGGGTAGTGGTCGGCGTCTCAGCAGGGGTCGAAGTGAGTGTAGTGGTTGTAGTGGATGTCCCTGATTGAGTAGGGGAAATGGTGCTCATGGCAGTGGGTGAGACTGTATTAGGATCTGTTGGGTGGGTTGTCAGTGTGGGACTGGGAGTTGTTGTTGATGTTATTGTATTGGAGGAGGTCTTTGTCATGGTCCTGGAGGGTGTATTTGTAGCTGTCTGCGTTATGGTATTCGATGGCGTATTGGTCTTACTAGCAGTGGTGGATGTAGAGGCCGTCTGTGAACTACTGGCAGTATTGGAGGGGGTGACTGTAAAAGAGGGGGTTTGGGTGGAGGATGCGGAGGAAGAGGTGGTGCTAGTGATGGTATTTGTTTGGGTGGATGTTTTGGAGGAGGTTGTGGAGGGCGTCTGGGTATTGGAGGGTGTATTCGCGGCGGTTATTGTAGGGGTTTGTGTACCGGTCATTGTCTGACTCGCAGTCTGAAAGGCTGTGCCGGTTCCAGTGCCGGTCTGAGAAGGGGTAAGACTGGGCGTTACAGTAGCACTCGCAGTTTGGGTAGGAGTTACGAAGCCTGTGCCCGTATGTGAAGGGGTCACGGAGGGAGATACAGTTCCAGTCTGAGTAGGGGTCTGTGTTGGTGTTTGTGTTTGGGTGCCTGTTCCTGTCTGTGTCTGCGTTAGAGTGTTGGAAGACGTCTGAGTTATTGTTTGACTGATAGTGTTAGATGCAGTTCCTGTGCCGGTTCCTGTTCCTGTGCCAGATCCCGTCTGTGTGCTTGTTTGGGTCGGCGTCTGAGTGGAACTAATCGTCATGGAGGGGGTTTGTGTGAATGATTGTGTGCCGGTTTCAAAGGATGTTGGGCTCTGACTAGGTGTCATTGTGCGACTACTGGTTCGTGTGATGGTTTGTGAACGCGTCTCGCTTCTTGTTTGTGTTGGGGTAGGTGTTTCGGTGGATGTCTGTGTTCCACTGGCAGAGGGACTATTAGAGGGCGTCTGCGTCTGCGTCTGTGTCAGAGTCTGACTTGGTGTCTGAGTGGGTGTCCCCGTTATTGCGGGTGTTCCTGTGACTGATTGGGTGCCGGTTGACATGGGGCTACCTGTTCCTGAGATTGTTTGTGTTCCTGAGCCAGTTCCTGACCCTGTGCCTGAGATGGTCTGTGTCTGTGTTTGTGAAGCGGTATTGGAGGGCGTATTACTGGGCGTTTTTGATGGCGTATTTGTGAGTGTGTTTGTTCCAGTGCCCGTCTGCGTCGAACTAGATGTAATCGCGCCGGTCCCTGATTGCGTATAGGTGGCTGTCGGTGTCTGCGTTTGTGTCTGAGAGGGGGTGATTGCGGGTGTTCCTGATATGGTCTGGGTGATCGTCTGACTGGGCGTTGTAGTGCGCGTGATAGTTGTTGTTAGAGAGAGTGTGGTTGAGGGAGTCTGTGTTTGACTGGGCGTCTGTGTTAAGGGGGGCGTAGGGGTGTTCGAGGGCGTATTTGAGGAGGAAGGAGTTTGTGTGGCAGTCTGGGTGCCTGTTTTAGGGGCTGTTGCTGAGTTGGAGGACGTGCCAGTGCTAGTTCCTGTTCCAGTTCCAGATCCAGAACCACTATTCGTGTTCGATGGGGTCATGGTTTCTGTTCCTGTGCCACTAAGTGTATTTGTTGGGGTGATAGTTATTGACTTTGATGCTGTCTGTGATAGTGTTCCTGATACGGAGGCAGTTATGGAGGGGGTCACTGAATTTGTAGGGGTGTTTGTCATTGTATTTGATGGTGTTCCTGTTTGTGACTGTGTATTTGTATTAGAGGACGTTTGCGATCCTGTCTGTGTTCTTGTATTAGAAGGGGTCTGTGACGTCGTCCCTGATTTGGTGACGGTTTGTGTCTGCGTGCCAGTTAGAGAGGGCGTATTTGATGCTGTATTGGTAGGGGATTGTGTGTTAGAAGGGGTTACGTGGGCGGAGGCAGTCTGTGTAACAGTTCCTGATCGTGATGAAGAGGGGGTGCGTGTCTGAGATGCTGTGTTTGAAGGTGTTATTGTTTTTGTGGCCGTTTGAGAGGGGGTTCTAGTTTGTGTAATTGTATTGGATGGGGTTTGGGTTATCGTATTAGAGGGTGTTTGTGTGGGTGTCCCTGAACCTGTCTGTGTCATGGTATTGGAGGCAGTATTGGAGGGAGTTCCTGTCTTTGTTGATGTTATTGTATTAGAAGGGGTTTGTGAAGGTGTCCCTGTTCCCGTTTGCGTTATTGTATTAGAAGGTGTTTGAGAAGGGGTTCCTGTTCCCGTTTGCGTTATGGTATTGGAAGGGGTTTGTGAAGGTGTTCCTGATCTAGTTGATGTCATAGTATTTGAGGCGGTATTTGACGGAGTTTGACTTGGTGTTCCCGTCTTAGTCTGAGTTATGGTATTCGAGGCAGTATTTGATGGAGTCCCTGAACCAGTTTGTGTTATGGTATTCGAAGCAGTATTGGAAGGTGTCCCTGATCCTGTTTGCGTTATGGTATTCGAGGGGGTATTAGAGGATGTCCCTGAACCAGTCTGTGTTATAGTATTTGAAGGGGTTTGACTTGGTGTCCCAGTCTTAGTCTGCGTTATGGTGTTCGAGGCAGTATTGGAAGGTGTTGTTGATCCAGTCTGAGTTATGGTGTTCGATGCAGTATTCGAGGGTGTCCCAGTCTTAGTCTGCGTTATGGTGTTCGAGGCAGTATTGGAAGGTGTCCCTGAACCTGTTTGTGTTATGCTATTGGAAGCAGTATTTGACGAAGTCCCTGAACCAGTCTGTGTCATAGTATTTGAGGGAGTATTCGAGGGCGTCCCAGTCTTAGTTTGTGTTATGGTGTTCGAGGCAGTATTGGAAGGTGTCCCTGAACCAGTTTGTGTTATGCTATTGGAAGCAGTATTTGACGAAGTCCCTGATCCAGTTTGCGTTATAGTATTCGAAGCAGTATTTGATAGAGTCCCTGAACCAGTTTGCGTCATAGTATTTGAAGGGGTTTGACTTGATGTCCCAGTCTTAGTTTGTGTTATAGTATTTGAGGCAGTATTGGAAGGGGTCACTGATCCAGTCTGAGTTATGGTGTTTGATGCAGTATTCGAAGATGTTCCAGTCTTAGTTTGTGTTACGGTGTTTGAGGCAGTATTGGAAGGTGTCCCTGAACCAGTTTGTGTTATGCTATTAGAAGCAGTATTCGATGGCGTTCCTGAACTAGTTTGCGTCATAGTATTTGAAGGGGTTTGACTTGGTGTTCCAGTCTTAGTTTGTGTTATAGTATTGGAGGCAGTATTAGAGGGTGTTCCTGATCCAGTTTGTGTCATAGTATTCGAAGGGATTTGACTTGGCGTTCCAGTCTTAGTTTGTGTCATGGTATTTGAGGCAGTATTTGAAGATGTTCCTGATCCAGTTTGCGTCATGGTATTTGAGGCAGTATTGGAAGGTGTCCCTGAACCAGTTTGTGTCATAGTATTTGAGGATGTTCCTGAACCTGTCTGTGTAATTGTATTAGAAGATGTTTGACTTAATAATCCAGTAGAAGTCCTTGTAACTGTAGTTGTTAGTGTTCCAGTCCTTGTCTGTGTAGCAGTATTTGAAACAGATATGGAAGGTGTTCCAGTTTGTGTTATGGTATTAGAGTTTGTCTGGGTACCTGATTGTGTTATAGTATTAGATGCAGTATTAGATGCTGTATTAGAAGTTGTCTGTGTTTGTGTTGCGCTTAATAACAGCGGACTTTTTGTAGGTGTCATTGTCCTTGAGGATGTTTGTGTAATTGTTGTTGTGCGGGAGATTGTCTGTGATATTGTTTGTGTCATAGTTGGTGTGGGGGATGTTGATATTAAAATACATACAGTATCTGATGTTATGGTACACGCCGCTGTCTGTATTTGATTTGCTAGACATACAGTGCATGGAGTACAAGAGGCTGCATTAGTCGTAGTGCTGAAAGTGGAACCGGCTACACAAGACGTACATCCCTTATTGACTGTCACACTACATGCTGTAGATATATAGGTTCCTGCGGCACAAGTGCTACAAGCAGTACAAGAGGCCGCGTTAGTCGTGGTGCTGAAAGTGGACCCTGCTACACAAGAAATACAACCAGTATTTGCTAGGGCAGTACATGTTGTAGATCGATATGTTCCAGCGGCACAGACCGAGCAAGCCGAGCACACCCTATTCGTGGTCACAGTACACGCAGTGGACTGATAGGTTGTGCCGGTAATACAGGCTGCCGCACAGGTAGTACAAGAGGCAGCATTTGTTGTTATGCTGTAAGTGGATCCTGCGACACAAGAAACGCACCCTGTATTTGCTAGGGCAGTACAGGTTGTAGATCGATAGGTGCCAGCAGCACAGACCGAGCAAGCCGAGCACACTCTATTCGTTGATACAGTACAGGCGGTAGACTGATAGGTGGTGCCGGCAATACAGGCTACCGCACAGGCAGTACAGGAGGGGGCATTGGTCGTTGTACTATACGTGGATCCTGCAACGCAAGAAACGCACCCTGTATCTGCTGTAGTCGTACAGGTCAAGGAGCGATATGTTCCAGCCGCACAGACCGTACAAGCAGTACAGGCTGCCGCATTAGTTGTTGTACTATAGCTTGTTCCCGCTACGCAAGCAGTACATATCTTATTGGCCGCCACAGTACAAGCTGTGGATATGTAGGTTCCAGCAGCGCAAGTGGAACATGTAGTACAGGAGGCTGCGTTAGTTGTGGTGCTGTATGTCGATCCTGCAACACACGAAACACAACCAGTATTTGCTAGGGCCGTACAGGTTGTGGATCGATAAGTGCCGGCGGCACAGACCGAGCAAGCCGAGCACACCCTATTCGTTGATACAGTACAGGCAGTGGACTGATAGGTGGTGCCTGCGATACAGGCTGGAGCACAGGCAGTACAGGAGGCCGCGTTAGTTGTTGTGCTATATGTCGATCCTGCGACGCAAGAAACGCACCCTGTATTTGCTGTTGTCGTACAGGTCAAGGAGCGATATGTTCCAGCAGCACACACGGTACAAGCAGTACACGAGGCCGCATTAGTTGTTGTACTATAGCTTGTTCCCGCTACGCAAGCAGTACATAGCTTATTGGCCGCCACAGTACAAGCAGTGGATATGTAGGTTCCAGCAGCGCAAGTAGAACAGGTGGTACAGGAGGCTGCGTTAGTTGTTATGCTATAAGTGGAGCCAGCAACGCAAGAAATACAACCTGTGTTTGCTAGGGCAGTACATGTTGTGGATCGATAGGTGCCGGCGGCACAAATGGTACATGCGCTACACACCCTATTCGTTGATACAGTACAGGCGGTGGACTGATAGGTTGTGCCTGCGATACAGGCTGGAGCACAGGTAGTACAGGATGCAGCATTCGTTGTGGTACTAAAGGTGGATCCTGCTACGCAAGCAGTACACCCTGTATTGGCAGTTGTCGTACAGATCAAGGAGCGATATGTTCCAGCCGCACAGACCGTACACGCAGTACAGGCTGCTGCGTTAGTTGTTGTACTATAGCTTGTCCCTGCTACGCAAGCAGTACATATCTTATTGGCAGCCACAGTACAAGCAGTGGATATATAGGTGCCAGCAGCGCAAGTGGAACATGTAGTACAGGAGGCGGCGTTAGTCGTTGTACTATATGTGGAGCCAGCAACACAAGAAACACATCCTGTATTTGCTAGGGCAGTACAGGTTGTAGATCGATATGTTCCAGCGGCACAGACCGAGCAAGCCGAGCACACCCTATTCGTGGTCACGGTACACGCGGTGGACTGATAGGTGGTGCCGGCGATACAAGCAGGAGCACAAGCAGAACAGGAGGCAGCATTCGTTGTAGTACTGAAGGTGGACCCTGCTACGCAAGAAACGCACCCAGTATCAGCAGTTGTCGTACAGGTCAAGGAGCGATATGTTCCTGCCGCGCACACAGTACAGGCAGTACAGGTTGCGGCGTTGGTTGTTGTGCTAAAGGTGGATCCTGCTACACACGCAGTACATGCTCGATTTGTTGTTATAGCACAGGCGGTAGATGCGTAGGTTCCAGCAGAACACGTCGCACATGTGGCGCAGGTTGCCGCATTGGTAGTAGTGCTATAAGTTGATCCTGCTACGCAAGAAACGCACCCTGTATTTGCTAGGGCCGTACAGGTTGTGGATCGATAGGTGCCAGCCGCGCACACGGTACAAGCAGAGCATACCCTATTTACCGTTGTAGAACAGGCAGTAGACTGATAGGTGGTGCCTGCGATACAAGCAGGAGCACAGGCAGTACATGATGCCGCGTTGGTTATAGTACTATAAGTGGACCCTGCTATACAGGAAGTACAGGCTCGATTTGTAGTTGCCGAACAGGCTGTAGAAGCATAGGTGCCTGCCGAACAAGTAGAACAGGTAGTACACGTTGCTGTGCCAGAGGTTGTTGTTTTATATGTGCCGGCCGCACAGGCTAAACAAGTAGAACCAGAACAATATGTTCCAACAGCACATGTGGCACACGCAAGTTGTCGCGCTCCAGAGAGGGGCGGATATCCAACGATATCTGTTGCTTGGTCTTGAATACCAAAGGTTGTCGCTGTCGCTGTAAATAGGAGCAAGGCGGCAAGCAGCATCCTCACCATTTAATTATACACGTCATTTATTCTTATATTGTTTTTCTGTATAATGTATAAAGAAAAACAACAATTTTAATCAGCTTATCAGCAGCTCAGCTTATCAGCATCCCAGCTTATCAGCATCCCATCGAATAGATCGGAACTCCCCCTGGAACTTTCCCCTTAAACTGAAATGATTCAAAGACCGGTTTGCGTATCTGGTCCTTCGGGACAGCGTCATGAACCGTTTTCGCAATAACAACATACAGGTCGAATCCAGGATATTTCTCATCCCCCGCCCTATCTTGATAGATAGAACGCCCATCATCGTCCAATGTCCATCTCCACAACAAGTTGAAAAGCGGGGACACGGTCTCATGCATCTTCCAACTCCCCTCCTGACTCAACAAAGGTACATTCGACCCTTTTCGTTTTTCAGGATATTCATCATACAGCCCTTCCAGAAGCGACACAGCAAATCGGCATAGATCAAAGGAGGGATTTGGAACAACCTTCGGTTTCTCGATCGAAAAGAACGGCCCAAAATTATATTGCCCTCCCGCATCGTTGTCAGGCCAGTGGTCGTCCGAAATCCAGAGATGATCCTGAATCTTGAAAATGGCGCGGCCAAAATCGATCAGTGAAAAGATGCGTCCATAGGTCGGGATGCGCCATGTAGTATTATCGCTCGCCCGATAATATAGAAAGGGTTCCTTGGTCGCCCTCCAGACCACGTTGTTTGTATGAAGATCATTGTGCGTAAACGATATCTGTCGTTGTAAGAATGACAGTGATGCAATGATCTGGAATGTCCATGCGAGCCAGAGCTTATCCCATTCAGGGGTTCCCTCTTGAATCACGTCTGACTCATCCAGGAGATTCTGGATCTCCTCCAGTTCTAGCAAATCATCCATAGTCCCTTCCTGTGCCTCCTGACAAATGATAATGACAGGCATTGAGGGGATATTCAAGGTGACATCGGGGCATTCTGTAATCGACGAACAGGTCTCGCCTTCGTCGTCCTCCTCTTCATCGGAGGAGGGTGATTCTTCAGGAACTTGATCCTGTTCTGGTTCTTCTTCTGTCGCCTCGAAATCAAAGGAATGGAGAGAGGCCTTATCATCTGCCACCTCCACATTGTCGACTGCGAGTTCTACTGTATTTGCGACGGACAGATTATCGAGATCATCGAACGGACAGGCCGGCTGAGACACAGAATCCGATTCAATCTCCAGAGTGGCCGAATGCGTCTTGAGCCCCCTCCAGAACCACCGACACTGCCTATAAGTGTCATATTCGTCCGTGATGCGGAACTTGTAGCTCTTCGCAATGCCGGTAAAGGACCCATAGGAGAGGGCGGCATGGGGCGTATATCCTCGATGGCGGAATTGGCCGATGACATAGTTTGCAACGGCGTCTACATAGGCCTGATTCGAGGGACTGTGGAGCTTTTCGAGGGTCTTTTTCCAGGCTGCCTCTCCAAGAGGCAGCAGGGGGTGATCTGGCACCATGTATTCGTTCTGTAGGAGGCCGATGGGATCAAGCAAATGGACGACCTTCATGAAGGCGCGGCCTTCTATCAATGTTCCTGAGGCATCCGCAAGAGTAACACTGAGAATACGGGGTTCATTCTCATCTGCGGCGCCCCATTTGGTAATACGGAAAGGGTGTGGGAGGGCTGCCAGCCGTCTATCGCGACCCTCGGGAAGGGGAAAGACCTCGAGGCCTGGATGATACCGCTGTAAGTGCTGAAAGGGATGGAAAGTTTCGATGTCGTCGTCCGAGATGGGCTCGACGCCACATGGTATTTTCAAAAGGGATGTGATCGCCTTCTTCATGGTCGCTCTTTTGCGTCGGGATAGAATGGAAACGGGTCTCAGGACGCATTTCTTTTTTCGTCTGTCTCATAAATGGCGACAGCAATGAATGTGAACCTCCGGAAGTTTAATATGAAGGATATACCTCAGGATGCGGTGGTGATCTTTATTGGCAGACGACGAACAGGTAAGTCGACGCTCGTAAAGGATCTGCTCTTTCACCATCAGAACATGCCGCTTGGCACGGTAATTTCTGGAACAGAGGAGAGCAACGGCTTCTTCAAGAAGATGATTCCGCCGATCTTCATCCATGGCGAATACAACCCTGTGATCTTAGCAAACTTTGTGAAGCGCCAGAAGCTCGTCATGCAGAAGATTATGCAGGACCAGGATCGTGGTGTGGCGTCCAAGCTCGATCCCCGCTCGTTCCTGATTCTGGATGATTGTATGTATGATGACTCCTGGACCCACGACAAGAACATTAAATATCTCTTTATGAACGGCAGATGGCTCAAGGTATTCTTCCTAATCACCATGCAGTTCCCTCTGGGAATTCAGCCCTCTCTGAGAACCAATGTGGACTATGTCTTTATTCTGAGAGAGCCCTATATGTCGAATCGAAAACGCATCTATGAGAACTATGGATCTGCCTTTCCCTCCTTTGAGTTCTTCTGTCAGATCATGGATCAGTGTACTCAGAACTTCGAATGTCTCGTGATTAACAATAATACACAGTCGAATAAGCTCGAGGATGCTATTTTCTGGTATAAGGCGGAGATGCACGGCGACTTTCGTATTGGTGCGCCCGAGTTCTGGGCGCACTCGGCGGCCATGAATAAGGAACGTGAGGAGGAGAATGCGTATGATCCTAGCGCAATGCGAAGACTCAAGGGGCCTACAATCCAAGTAAAAAAGACCACATAACAATAGAGGAATGAAGTCGAATCCCATGGATCTCCGACTAGCAATGGGGGCCATATTCATCATCTTAGCAGTCGTCATGGTTATCATCATGTATAATCAGGCAAATCCGGATGAGGGCTTTGTAGATGCGGGAGGATGCGGTCCCGATCAGCGCTATGTGGGAGGAAATGGGGATTTTGCGATCTGCGACCGCCCAGGTATCCGGTGTATTAATGGCTATTCGAAGACCGATGTTGCCGAAGAACTCCCCTATGAAACAACACTCCCTATCCGTCCTAAACAGTTTACAAACAGCCCAGACCAATAATTTCCCCCTGCCATAATAGAATGGTTCGCGCTTTAAAATCCAAGAATATGGGAATCCTGGCTCTCTTTGTAATTTTGATCGTGGTTGTCGCGTTTTCCACAGTTCTTCTTCGATATCTGTTCCGCGTAACAAGTGGCTTTACGGATCTGGCAGGTATCACGAGTTCCAATCAGACCCCCGTTCAGGACCCCAATACGGCATATTTGTGTAATTCTCCCAATGGCGATGGCGTGCCTTGCGGAGAGGCGGAGTTCTGCGATGGAACAACACAACGCTGCGTAAAGAAGACTGCGTTTGGTGGTCAGGTGCCCGATACTGGCTACTTCTCGTAAATAGTCTGTTAGTATTGTTAATATTATCATGTGCTGATAATATTAATAAGTGTTATAATGGGTCTATCAGTCAGTGGATGATTCGGCCTGATCCTTCTCCAATGCCTCCTTCATCTTGCGCTCTAAGACAAGGTCCGGAGCACCACTGAAGAGGGTATTTGCGGTCTCACTCACGACCTCATTCTTCACTTCCTCCTCGACGCGGCTGATAGTCGCTACGGGCGTGGAGCTCGTCTCAGAAGGGCCGAAGAGCTTCTTCTCAGCGGGCTTGTGTCCCGACTTCTTCTGCTCGTTGAAGAAGGCGGACTTGTTGTCTTCGTTCTCCTTGTACTTCTTCATGAGGGTGTTGAGCTCCTCCTGTGCATACTCCTGGTCGGCCACGAGGTGAGGCTTAGGATCCCAGGGCGTCCACTTGCCAATCTCGGAACAGTAGATATTGTGATACTTGTCATTCTTCTGAAGCTTCTTAGCACGCTGTTCGGCTTCCTTTTCGTCGCGTGCTACGGCGCGCACCTTGAATCCACGAATCGTGGTGCGGAAGTTATTCTTGGCATGGAACTCCTCCTCCAGCTTGGCCTGCTCCTTAAACAAGAAGTCCTCCCAGGCCGTCTGGATCTTGGTCTTATTGATGTCCTTCTGCTGCTTGCGAACAAAGGTCTGGTATTCCTCCATGACAGTGTCGATGGGGATACGATTTTTACGGCACAGATCGGCGAGCTCCGTCTTGCTATCCTTGTCGAGGGCATTCGCCTTTTCATCCAGATCCCGGTTAATAGTATTCACGCGATCGGCCAAGAAGCCCTCAAGACCCTTGATCTTGGAATCCACCTCATAGGAATGAAGGAAGCGCTCAAAGAAGAAGAGATCCTTCTTCTCGAGCACGTTGTCGGGGCTCAAGAAGCTAACAAGGGCGTATTTCTGGCCGGCGATAACCTCGTCCTCATCCAAGTAGTCCTCAACTGTGTTGCTTGTCATTGTCTTATCTTCCGGAGAATCTGTTTGTATCTTTAAGCCGCAGCATCTCGGATCCCTATCCGTTTTTTTTCCTGCGTAAGAAGTATATAATGGACTACGGAGTCGCTGAAATAGTTAATCGTGTGATCAAATATCTCATTGAGGGCTTGGTTGTCGCTGCTGCCGCTCTTCTCATCCCCCGCAAGACGCTCCCCATGGATGAGGTTGCCACCCTGGCCGTCCTCGCCGCGGTCGTCTTCGCCATCCTAGACGCTGTGAGCCCCTCCATGGGCGTTACGGCACGACAGGGCGCCTCCTTCGGTATTGGCGCCAACCTGGTTGGATTCCCCAAGGGTCTCTAAACACCTGGAACAATCATCCACCATCAAGTGTATATATCTATAATAAGATCTATACATACCACTAGTCATATTTATGATCGTATAACGATCACGGTCCCCACTGGATTTCTGTAGTCCATAAACATATACCACTCATAAGAGGAATTGATGTAATTATCGAAATTGTATATGATAATATATAATTTTATTGATTTTCTATGAAACATGTGCGTGTTTCAATATATTTTGATAGGGGCAGTGGTATATATGCCGTGTGGATATTTGGAAGGCTAAATACTCCATAGCAGAAGACGCAATCTGCTTTCAGTTCATACGCAGGATCTTCAGGGAACTGAATCTTTTCGAAGATGTGTCTTGGAACCGAAGGCTGCGCATGATGAATTCTAGCATCAGGATTATTGTTCTTAAATTTAATACATCCAGTGAAGCATTTATCCAAAATATCTGTTTGAATCTGATAGTCACGGATGAAAGGGAATGGTTGTTCGCATTCCTTTCCATGAAAGAAGTTATGAAGGACAATATCAGCCCCTCCTTCAATCGCCTTTTCAATGATCTCTAAGCGCTGAGGATGCATAAGGTCATCCGCATCGATAAAGGTTATAATATCTGTATCCAGGAGTTTCGCGGCGGCATTACGATTCTGTCCCGTATTTTGCTTGGTCTCTGTTGTAATAATGCGTAAAGGAAACTTATAGTCTCTATGAAAAAAATCATCTGGCTTGGAGGAGGAACAACTGACAACTACTTGATCTGGAAGGCGTGTTTGTTGATTAATGGACTCTAGGAGCTCATGGCATTTGCCGATATGTTTTATGAAGCAGGGGATCGCAACACCGATTCGCATTCTGAGAATCAATACTAAAAATTAATTTAAGCCCCTATATGTTATTCTAGAGAGTTACTGAATATTTTAGGGCACAATACTGCGTCCAATGTGTGCCAGGACGATTAAGTTCACACCAGTCAAAGAGATACTTGCCACTAGATGTGGTATATGGAAGAGGGGTCCAACAATTATATTTGAATGCAAATATCGCATTCATAACCCCCATTTCATTTGTGTGCCAAATAGGGAATTGATTCATTACATCGATGAGTTCCTGTTTTGTAACAGGAAGGGAGGTATCATGGATCCACATACAGTTTAAAAAATAGTGGCGATCTAGCACATCAGAACCGAATGTCTTTACGAAATCTTCTAGAACATCGGGTTGTTTAATAGTTTCAAGTTGTCGACCAAATCTCTTAGAGGGATCATTCCAGCCATCGTCGAGTGCCAATAGGTGCCCCTTCCATTCTAGATTCAAAAAATGTTCTAGAGAATCTAGAATACGCATTCCAGCATCAAAATAGATGAGCCGATCCCATTGTTTAAAAAAGGGGTCAAAACAATGAAGCTTCTCCCATTGTGTCAGCTTCTTAAATTCTCGCCCATCATCTGAGGGTTCACTGAATGGATTCTTTCTGCGAATATCTATAATATAATCTAAATCAATTCGATCAAATGTTGCTACTTGAATATTATTCTTAGCTACAAACTCCTGGTCGGGCGTAAAATCTACTGCTATCAAGACAATCGGGCCAGACCATTGTCCTCGGCCACGAAGATCATGGATCGTATTCTTCGCCTTCTCAAAATAAGGGGCATCACATAGGGTGACAACAACCGTCGACATTCTGGTAGACACTATTCGTATTTGTTTAGATTCTTTGAACCTAAACGGAGCAGGAGATTTTATGTCAAATGGCATATAAAACAACTGCTGTAACTATGTTTTTTGATTTAACAAAGTTGAAGGATGGCAATGGAGAAGTGAGAAATGCCGCTTTCTACATGAATCATGGAAAAGCTACGCTCGCTTTAAAAAATCCAATGGTGATTTTTTGCGATGAAACTACTAAGCAGCAGATCCAAGAAATACGTGAAACCGTTGCCCCAGGTGAACTTACAACATATGTTGTTAAAAATATTACTGAATATGATTTCTATAAGGATAATATTGACATTATCCTAGAAAATCGTCAGGGGCAGGCACATTATATAAATAGTCGTAATACAGCATCCTATTGTATTTTAACGACCTTTAAAATTACGGCACTTCATATCGCAAAACAGTTAGATCCCTATCATACCCCCTTTTATGCCTGGGTGGATTTTGGAGGAAGCCATATCATGCGCTCCTTTGCTGAATCTGTCCCTAAAGTTCTTTTAAATCCGAGACCTCGTATTGCTATGTGCTATATTCATTTTCGAGGGGCAAATGAATTACAGTCTATGAAACAGTATTTTAGGGAGGGAGGACCATGTGGCATAGCAGCTACCTGTTTTACTGTGGAAGCGACCTATATGAATCGGTTCTACAATGGAATTCAGTCCATTTTTCATGAAATGCTTCTGAATGGTGTGGGGCATTCTGAGGAAGGCGCCATGGTCTATTTTTTTCATCGCTATCCAGAACTCTGCACGATCTATTGCGGAGACTACTATTCGTGTGCTACAAACTATCATGAACCAAGGGAGGACTATAATACCGTGCGATGGTTTTTTATAGAACAGTGCCTTCATAAAGGCCGTGTTGATTTGGCAAAGGAAGCGGCACGAGCCCTTTTAGCGATAGATATATTATCTAGCGACCAACGAGCTGATTTGGAATATAACATAATGTCACGGGTTTAAAGATACTTTTTAATAAATACACAATTAGATGGCGACTGTTGTTTCCTGTTATTACCTCACATCTTCGAAACATTCTGTCGCAAAATACAGTGAATGGATCCGAAATTTTATGGCAATGGATATGAAGGTTGTTATTTTTACAAATAGTTATAGCCTTCCTATGCTTAATAGTTTGTATCCCGAAACAGAAAAGCGACAATATAAGATACGTGAAATAAATGATTTTTATACATCACGTTGGGATTGGAATAAAGAAGTAGCAATGGATCCAGAAATACATGTAGGACATAATCCATTTTTATATCAAATCTGGAATGAAAAAATATTTATGATAGCTGATGTTATCAAGGAGAATCCCTATAAAACAGATGCGTTTGCGTGGGTAGACATTGGATGTTTTCGTAGTAGTTCACAGTTAGATAGATTCACTGGATTTCCAAATCCCCTAAAATTCTCTTTAGAGAAGGTCAGTTTTTTACAAATTGAGCCCTTTATAGAAGATGATTATAATTCACTATATCCTGTTTCAAATCGATTTATTCATCGCATTACATTGGGAGGGACTATGTTTGCGGGTGGGGCAGAAGCGTTGTTAAAATTCAGGGATATCTATAGGAATATTATTGATGAAGCGGATAAATTGAATGTATTTAAGGGGAAGGATCAGAATTTATACGCATTCTGTTGTTTGAGACATCCAGAACTATTCCAAATAATACAGAATAGACCGAATCATCAATACGATAAATGGTTTAGTTTTCATCATATGTGGGCGGGTAGCCCATTTCTCCGTTTTGCGATTGTCGGTCCAGGATGTGGACCCATTCCTCCTAAGGGCTGGGGTGCATGTGAAAGTCTTGTTTGGGATTATGCATGTGAGTTGCGAACAATGGGGCACCATGTGGATATTATAAATACACAGAATATGAATGAAGCTATAGCCACTATTCGTGACACAAGACCCGATTTCGTTCACATACAATATGATGATTATGCGCATATTGCGTCTGATATTGCCCCCTTCTGTAAGGGTGTTGCCATTACATCACACTATGCGTATATGGAACAGCAGAATCGATGGGGCGGATGGGTCAATGTATTTCACAGGGCCACGGGACATACACATCCAAATATATTTCATTTTGCGTTGTCCGAGGGGTGTGCAAATGTATACAAGACCCATGGCATTAATCCATCGAAAATACACATTACGCCAAATGGAGCTCGCGCAGAACTGTTTCGATATACAGAGACACCCCAGTATCCTGATCGTTCTATTGTGATAGGAAAGATGGAGCGACGAAAAGGGCAGTATTTAGTTCAGCATAATCCAAGCGTCTGGTTTGCTGGAAATCGTCATGATGATACATTTAATTATTCAAATACTCGATGGCTAGGTGAATGGGATAAGGATACACTCTATGAGAATTTAACGGATTATGCAAATTTGGTGCTCCTATCAGAAGGAGAGGCAGATCCGCTCGTTGTTAAGGAGGCTTTAATAGCTGGGCTGGGTATTGTTGTTAGTGAATGGGGGGCTGCGAATCTTGATAGATCGCTTCCATTTATAACAGTTATTCCCAATAATAAACTAAATGATAGGGATTATGTGGATAAGGCGATTGAAACGAATCGGGCTATTTCAAACACGATGCGGTCACAGATCCATGAGTATAGTCGCAGATTTCAGTGGTCTGTTCTAGTAAAACGATATGTAGAACTGGTGAAGAGTATAATAGTCTAAAGATATATTATTTACGTTATGTATATGAAAATACTTCACGTATCATTTCATGTTGGATGTATTAATGATTTAACGTATGTATTTACAAAATTAGGACATTCAATAGATTATGAGAATTTACGTCCTCTTGGATTTAATATAACAAAAGATATTGCTAATAAATACTGGGATGAAAATAAAGATAAAATACAAACATATGATATAGTTATTACATCTGATACTGTAGCATTATCTTATATATTTTTATTACATTTAAATGAACTTGTCCCATATTTATTTATTTTAAATTGTAATCGTTTTGATTATGGTATGTATAATGAACCTCATTTTTATGAATTACTTCGTAATGTTAATAAGCATATTAATAAGATAACTTATATACCATATACAACATTCGAACAATTTTGGTGCGCTAAACATGGCATTTATATACATGAATTGCCAATTAGACCTATTGGAAAATGGATTGAAAGTGCTACATTTACACATAAGGGAATAATTGATGATTTTGGCCAAATTAATAGATCTATGGTATTTGAGCCAGAGAATCAAACAATGTTTATACAAACATATGGCAATCATACACAATTTATGAATTTATCATTAACTTTATATAGTGCTGGTATTAGTGTTGCTTATGGGGGCTATAATTATTTTAACGAAATTATACCTTTTAAGGGGCTAGTTGTATTACCCGATGCTTTTTCTAAATATTTTGTATTTGAATCAATACAAAATCAATTACTTGTTTATGTACCATCGCAAAAATTTTTATTAGAACTTATTAGTAAACATAAGTATTATTTTAATATTGAAGGAAGTGGTGGCAAATTACAACAGGAATTGGTTAATTTGTGTGAATGGTACCATTGGCCTGAAACTAGAATTTATTTTGATTCATTTGATGACCTTACTCAAAAGATTAAAGAAACAACCCCACAAATTAAAGAAGAAAAAATAAAATGGATGAAATTTTATGGTAATATAATTGAGAATTCTGAGCTTCAAAAATGGAAAGTTCTTTGTGATAAGGTGGTATTACATCGCCAATAAATTATATTTGTAATATAATTTGATATTCATCCGCCACAATTGAGGAATAATATATATTATAATATTTATATATTATACATTAGCATATAAATATAATATAGTAATATATAAATCATATAGCATAATAACTTAAACAATATATTATTATAGTTTATATATGGAAACTGATATTTTCAAGACATTTCGTCAAGTGATTATATGGGGTTTCCCCCTTCATACACATACCCACTCTTATATACATGGTGCCTGGGTAAAGACATTCAAGCATCTAGGTATTGATGTTCATTGGTTTCATGATAAGGAGTTTCCACATGATTTTGATTATTCAAATACATGCTTTATTACCGAGGGCTGTGCGGATGATAATATCCCAATTAATTCTTCCTCCACCTATTTCGTTCATATTGCGAAAAATCCATCCAAATATTTATCAAAGGGGGCACGTCTGATTGACATTCGTTATAATGTTCTTGAAATTCATGACTGTAATTATGACTATGTTCTTCCTAAAGAGCCCATCTATATCAGTAAGGAAACGCTTTATGAACGTGTAGTGGATGATTCTGCGGTTGCTAGTCGTAGTGGTCGCCCAATTACAAAAGCCCCCTATGAAGCGGCATATATGATGTGGGCCACGGATCTTCTCCCTCATGAATTTAACTATGATGATGCCGCTGCAGCACATTCAAATACTATTCACTATATAGCATCCATAGCAGATGATAATCCATTTCATGAATTTGCCAAGTGCGCATTAAACGCAGGCCTTGAAGTGAAACATATTGATCCTTGGAGAAATCCTGTTTCCTATGAGGATAATATAATTCTCATGAAGGCATCTTATTGTGCGCCTGATTTTCGTTCACACGGTCAATTAGATAAGGCCCAACAATATGGGAAAATGAATGGAACAAATCATTTAGATAATGGTTATATTCCCTGTCGCGTGCTAAAGGCCATTAGTTATGGTCACACGGGTATTACAAACTCAAAGCGTTTGAAAGAGCTACTTGGTGATCACGTGGAATATGCTGCTACGCCTAATGATGTCTTGCCGCTTGTAGAAAAACGAAAAGGGGATGTTGAGTGGAGAAAGACAGCCATGCGTTATATAGCCGAAAATCACACCTTCTTACAACGTGTACGCGATTTGGCTCGAATCCTTAATATGGGTTCCTATACCACAACATGTGTTTCCGCACTATATGAAATTGGTCGAGAAGCAGTTGACGGGCGCAGTATCCAGGATTATACTAAATGGACGGAAAATACGTTAAAGTCAATTCGTGACCCAGTTGTTTTTTATTTGGATAAACAACTTAATTTGAAAAATCATTTTCTGAATATCCGATCTGGTGCTGGCCCCATTAAATTTATTGAAACAGCCCTAGAGGAGATTCCAATGTGGAAATATTATGATAGTGCACGCCTTATTATTAATAATCCCCCACCACTTAAATATCCAAGGGATATTACAAATCTTATACCAGAATATACAATGATTCAATATAGTAAATTTGGTTGGCTAGATCAAGCTATACAAACAAATCCATTTAAAACACCACAGTATTTATGGATAGATGCTGGATTCTCACGATTTTATAATACAAATTATGTATATCAAAGTGTTCGTATGCCTACAAATAAATTTTATTGTAAAGTAAATGATCGAGAAAGTTGGATAGATAAACTAGAGGCAGATACATATATTACTACAACTGAATGTATTCTTCATGGATTTTTTTGGATAATATCGCCCGAAACATTTTATATTATAAGGGATGAGATCACTCGAATCTGGGAAAAAGATATGTTAGCTAAGAATCGTCTCGATGTTGATCAAGTTGCTTTAGCATTAGCATGTAAGAGACATCGTAATCTATTTGAAGTAGTGCCTGATTCAGGAAATTATACTCCGCCAAATGTATTTAAAAATATGTTTAAACCCGTACTGATTAATAATCCTACAAATTTTAATTATCAAATATAACTTAAATATATAGATATAGTCTATATTAGAATGAGTAAAGTAGTTGGTATTGGTAATTGTCAGATATCAGGCATACGCGATATATTAGAACAATATACTAATTTTAAAGATAAATATGTATTTCAACAATTTGCTAATTGGCAAATGATTGAAAATAAGGAAGCTCCGCCTATAGAGTCTATTAAAAATGCTGATGTAATTATTTATCAACCCCTTTCAGACGTCCATGGATGTTTTAGCACAAATCCTGACAATCCAAATAATATGCTTCAGTTTGCCAAATCTGATGCAATTATAATTTCAATGCCCCGAATGTATAATGATTCATTATGGCCTGTATTTGCGAAACGATATGCTAAAAATTTTTATTGTGGAGATGAATACTTAAGAGATTTTAATGGAGCATCCAAAAATACAATTCTTACTATGTATGATAATAAACATATAAATTTTTATTTTCCAGAACGATTTAGTAAAAATATGGATATTTCATATAGTAAAGAGATAAATACAGATGTTAAGGTAGTAAAATTTATATGCGATAATATTAAACAATCACAACTTTTTTTAACACCGGATCACCCTACTACGCTATTATTTCGTCATTGCGTAGATCAAATGCTAGATCATCTTCATGTTTCTTATACCCAATCAATTGATAATCTTCCTGATAACTTATCTCTAATAGAGGAGAGTACATATCAGCTTCCTACAAGGAGATTACCTCAAAGTTCTTTTTCTACAAAATCATTTCATTATGAATGGGATCATAAAATAGATGATCTATTTTATCGTAAAACATTATCCGATCATTTAGATTTTATAAAAAGGCACTAAATTTATGTTTATAATAGCATCCTATTAAGAACCGCGTTAACTTCCGATTTGGATAGACTTCGCGGCCCTACTGTATTACTCGGAAAGGTGTGCTGGTTGAGTTTCTCAATAATTGCGAGTAAATTCCCTAAATGTTTCGACTCCAGTTTCAAGAAGTAGTGATAGTTCGGATTAGGATCCCCTCCTACAGAACACTTTCCAGCACACCCCCCCGCCCTCTTGATCGCCAGATCGTAGGCAGATCCATGTTTAACATAGTCAAATCCAACCGGATCAATTGGCGGTTCTATCACCCTATTCGTCGTTTTCTTGCGCCAAATCTGGAACACACATGGCACATCGTATTCGGATCCGTTGACCTCAAATGCCCCCTTGTCAAGTTCCTGTGAATATTCACAATGAAAGGCCAGTGGAAAGACCCGATTCATACTGGGTTTCACGAAAGACCGTGGTAGAATAAAGGCAATGATATCACCATATTGGGCCGCATGCCGAATAAAGGCCTTTGCTAAAGAGCTCTGTGGTCCAAATGGCGGATTGCCGAAGAAGATGCGCTTTTTTTGAGTGGCAGGTTGCCACTTCAGAAAATCGCCCCATAGAATATTCGAATCACCGGGCTCCAAATCTATTCCTAAAATATCCGCTATCCCGCTCAAAGCCTTCATAAATGCGCCTTTTCCCGCACTTGGTTCGACCCACTGATACTCCTCAGCCTCAGGACATAGTCGACGAATAGTAGCAACACATGCCGCTGCTACAGATGTCTTTGTATAATATTGGTCTTTAGTGTTTTTACGAAATTTGCCCGTATCCTGTGTCATTGTTAGCTGCTCTCTACTGAATAAGGCAACTCAAATTTACTGAACCACAAATAGAAATGTTCGTCCAACTCTTCACTTTAGCCGCTGCGTATTTTACTGTTTCAACCGCCACCCAGAATGGCCCTTCCTCCCTTTACACGCTTCTTAACGGTCAGACATTCAACCCCCCTGGCTATACCATTGTCATGTATCAGTCCTGTATGCAGAATCAGAATGCGGGAAATCCATGCGGCACATTCAGTGGATTCCAATCTTCGAATGGCGTATATACCTATCAGCAATATGGCCCTGCCACCTGTTCTGGTTCCTGTTGTCGTCAATTTGAATTAACTTTGGCCTGTGGTCCTACTATGCAAATGAGTGGCGTGAACGAGAATCCCACTTGTAATTATCATGCTACCTTGACTCTTCCAGAAGTGTGTGGTGTGGACCTGACTGTTGGCAATGAAGTTGCCTCTGTGTCTCCTACGGCACTACCTCCCACGTCGTCACCCACTCAAACTGCCACAGGAACGGAAACAGGCACCGCTACAATTACAGCATCGACTACTACTACCTTAACAGCCACAGGGACAGAAACGGGTACCCCTACTGTTACGGCATCTACGACTACTACCCTGACTGCCACAAGCACACCCCTCTTCCAAATTACTGCCTATCCGACCACCACTGCGACGATGACCCTCACGGCAACTGCCACACCCCTCTTTATGATAACTGCTTATCCAAGCCCCTCCCCAGTCAATGTAACTCCCACATCGACTCCCCTCTTCTTCTACACACCCTATCCGTCCGTTCCAGCCAATGGATCAGGGGGACTTTTAGATCAGGCCACCGCGCTTATAAATAGTGGTAGTCCCACCTCTATCATTCTCGGTTCGGTTGCACTTGGAATTATCGGTATCGGTGCTATCGCGGCAACCGTTGCCTATTTTCGGAGCGGTGGCACCGTTGGAGGATTTATCAACAAGGTTAAAGCCCAGAAAGGTGCCATTCAGCAGTTCGCCAACGCCTTACCCCTCTCTGACGAACAAAAATCAAAACTCAATAAAGCCATTGATGAACCAACTTCTGTTCTACCGCCACAGGTCACTGCTGCCGTTCATCAAGCAGAAGCACTAAAGGAGCAGGCTATCGCCGCGAATCAATCTGTCGTTCAGATGTTGCCACCATCTATGGCTGCTGCTGTCATCGCCAAGCAAAATGCCGTTATTCAACAGGTTCAGGAACAGATAGATAATAAGGTGGAAGCAGTATCTTCCTTTGCGCCTCTAGGAACATCCCAGCATGTTCCTACGTCCCAGCATGTCCCTACTTCCCAGCATATTCCTACGTCCGAGCATGTCCCTACCGAAACAACTACAGGACTAATCAACAGCACAGTTAGTCTAGTTGTTTCTCCCGAGGATGTCGAGGCTGTAAAGGCGTTTTTGGCACAGAAAGCAGCATCAAGTTAAATATTAATCTAAAGAATTCGATTTGTTTATATATAAATGAAAATTGCTCTCATAGGTCCTGGTATTATGCCTATACCGCCTCCTGGTTGGGGGGCGGTAGAGATATTGTTATGGGATTATTACTTAGAATTGAAAACACACGAGGGCGTGGAAGTCGATATTATAAATCATATGAGACAATATCCTTCCGATCAATCGGGACCACATACAGAGTATTCTCAGCATTTAATAAAAACAATTAATGACGGACAGTATGATTTCGTTCATATACATTATGATTGTTTATATCATATTATGCCATTTTTAACATGTAAAAAGTTAGGAATTACAAGTCATTTTCCATATATTGATATTTTAGAAAAACACGGTGGATATAGGGATACATTTCATTATATGTGTAATAATGAAAGACATACTATTTTTGCCCTTTGTCAAAAAGATTATGATATGTTCAATACGTATGCTGTAAATAAGAGCAATATTGTATTACTATTAAATGGCTCAAATCACAATCAAATTCAACCAGTTAATTCGCTGGATGAGAAACAATTATCTGATAAAAGCATGTATCTAGGGAAAATCGAAGAACGGAAAAGGCAACACGTTTATTGTAAAATACCTAATATTGATTTTTATGGAACATGTAGTAATAATTTTCGATCAAATCTTAGTTATAAGGGCGAACTATTAAGAAATGATTTGCCAAACGTACTAAAACAGTATGGTAATTTAGTCCTTTTAAGTGATGGAGAATCAGCTCCCCTTGTTATTAAAGAAGGGCTGATGGCTGGACTACCAATTGTCACTAATCGATGTAGCGCGGCCGATTTAGATATGACGCTCCCATTTATTGATATTATTCCAGATGATAAATTGAATGATTTAGAGTATGTAGCGGCCAGAATTAAAGACAATATGGCAAAACAACATATGTATAAGGATATACGAACTTATGCTGTTGCCAATTTTTCATGGAAAACATTAGTAGCAAAATATTTACAGACTATTCAGGCTATCTAGATGCCAAAATTTGATTTAATCTATTTTTCTTTACCAGAATAGAGTAGATGGACCTAGATCTTAAAGCACTGGATCCCTTCTCGGCAACCTCTATTGCCGATAAGAAGATCCACTTGAGAATCCAACAACGCAACGGAAAGAAGTGTATTACGACAGTTCAGGGTCTCGATGATGATCTGGATATTAAGCGTATTGCGAAGGCCATGCGAAAAGAATTCAACTGTAATGGATCAATCGAACAGAACGAACAGTATGGGGAGATTATCCAATTACAGGGGGATCAGAGGGATAATATTGCAGAATGGCTTATTGAGCAGGAGATTCTGACAAGGCAGGAAGCCGTCCAAAGGATTGTCAAACACGGATAACTTAGGGCTCTTCGCCCTAAGTTATAGGATAAAATGATGGATAGAGGTGGCAAAGCCACCTCTATCGTTCATGTATTTTCCTTTAATTAACCCCGCTTAAAAATACTAGATGATGAGTTCTCTAGAATGACAGAACTCATCGATCTCATATCCGATCCAAAAGCCAGGCTCACGAAGATCATGGATGCCTTTATAGAACGCGTCGAAGCAGAACACCAGAAGCGAGAACGCAACCTCGACCGTGTCTTCGAGCAATATCGAACCAAGCTCCATCGACAGCATCTCAAAGCCATCCATTCCTATAAGTCTATCTTGGACCAGATGTTTATTGAAAGTAATCGCAATACAGAGCCCGAGGCCATTCAGTTCTTTGAACGCTTTATGCGTGCCGAGGACAGAGATCCCTGGCGTCAAGTGATCCGCGAGGCCCTCCCTGTTCTCGACAAGGTAGAACGCGAAGGTGGGCGTGTCGATATGAGTATTAAGCACTACGATAGCAGTAAGATTGCGTCTGGCAGCTGTCTATTTAGCGATGACAGGGACGGCCATTTCAGTTTTATCGGCGAGTTCCTGGATGGCTTCGATGATTTCTACGAATACAAGGTCATGAAAATGCATAAGGACGAAAAGAAGAAGCGGGAGGATGATGAGGCCTGGATGGATCGCCATATGGCAGAATGGCGTGCCAAGAATGGTCCCAAGAATGAGACGGTTCTGAAAGAGTGCGCTGCCATGCCAGATGAGGAACCCGATTTGATTCAACGAATTACGAAGGATCTAGAACAAAATCTTCCTAGCACTGAGTAGAGAATGGCATCAACTGTTGTAACACCTGCCCTGAAAACCACATTTACAGCCTCTTATCTTGTTTTAATGGGCTACACGGGCCTAACCCTCATTGAGGCGCTCAGAACCAATAATACAAATGTGCGCCACGTGATGAATATTGAGACGACGGTGTCCTTAGTTGCGGGCCTAGCCTATAGCATATTTAATGAAATGATTAAGCAGCCCACTGTCAATCTTCATGAGATAACTAAGATTCGGTATATTGACTGGTCTATTACAACACCCCTCATTATACTTGTGATCCTATTGTTCTATGGTGGATCGATCCATCCTCTTGCCTCCGTGTATGGAACACTGATTTTACTCAACTGGGGCATGCTCGCCGCGGGCTACTTAGGCGAACAGGGGTCCATTGATAAGATGGCAGGGTGCCTCGTAGGATTCTTGTTCTTTGCTGCCATGCTCTACACACTCTATTCGTGCTGCATACCGGCCAAGGCGAATCATGCTGTCTTCTTCATCTTCGCGATCATCTGGTCGTTCTATGGAATTGCTTATATGCTGGACGAGGAGAAGAAGAATATAGCCTATAACATCCTGGATGTGATTTCTAAGGCCATCTTCGGTGTTGTCTTGTATCTCTATTACGGAAAGGTGCTGGACTTCTGAGGCGAGCACCCTGCTCGCTCCAGGGAACACGCCCCCGCCAAAGGCGGGGGCAGTCTTGTATATAAGACGAGACTTATATAGAATGTTGAAGGCCATCCTCCTTGCCTCCTTAGCATCCCTATTCGTCTCCTCTCAGCCCATCGCAACTAATTGTGATACCAAATCGGTCTTTCAGGTGGAGCAGATCTCTATAGAATATGAATTACCGCCTGTAAATTCCACTTTAACAGTTGCCTATACGGTTCCCGAAACAATTGAGGATGGCCTTGCTAAATTTGCCTGTACGCTCAATGGAATCCCCGTATTGAATGAACAGAAGCCACTGTGTCAGGACACAGTATGCCCCATTGTCGCTGGATTTCATAATGATTCCAACCCTTTTGAGACGGCCTTGACATCTGGAACGCTCAGCTGTACTACGAAATGGCTACGAGTAGATGGTTCTGTTCTTCGCTGCATTAAGATCGTAGAGACATCCTAACGCTTATATTTATCAGAAACGCGTCGAGTGCCATTCGCTCTCGGAATGAGTCCTTTGGCCTTTAAGGAAGAACGCATAGTGAAGCCGATGGACTTCCCTTGCTTCCAGAGTTTTAGATATTTCCTATCACGCTTGGTAACTCGATAAGACATTCTATTCGTCCTATATAAATTTATTATAAACCTAATAAATTTATATAAATTTAAGAGACTGCCCCCGCCTTTGGCGGGGGCGTGTTCCCTGGAGCGAGCAGGGTGCTCGCAGGGTGCTCGCTACACGGTGCGTATAAACTGCCACTGCATATCCGAGCAGATCCCCTTCCATGCCTGATCTTGAATATACAGCTTATCTCTGTTCTTGAGAAGCGGAAAGCAGGCCAGATGTTCGTCCATCTCTAAAAGTTCACAAAACTTATAAAGAATATAGCCGTAGCTCAAAAAGTTTCTGCGTCCCTTTGGAATGTGCTTCTTGAATGCCGGTTGGATTTCACGAAACATATGGCGCAGTTTCTCCTCATCCTCGCGGCTCATGAACGGCGCATTCTGGCCCGAAAGTCGATTGATAATATGTGGAATATGCTCGTAGTATTTCGTTTCACCCATATGTCGCAGAATCTCTCGGAGTTTTGTGCGTTTCAAAGACCCAAAATTGCTTATGCGCTCCTTCTTGAGCTGGAGCAGAATCTGATCGTATATGACCGTTGGAATCTCCGTCGACTCCTTCGCCTGGAACTGTGCGAGCCACTCATTAAAGTGGTTGATCTTCTTATAGGCATAGTACGAAAGTTCTCTCGGAGGATCCTTATAGGATGGCTTGTCCGAGTCAATAAGAATGAAATCCTTGTTGCCGCACTCAGAACACGTCATTGTCGCCTCATTCATAGACATTATCATCTCGGATCCGCATAGTTCACATTGTGTCCACTCGTCCTCAGAACCCTCAGGTGCCTTCGCCATTCCTGGGTCTTCTATCTGTAAATACTGGTTAAGGAGATCGGAACGCTGTGGTGCCTTGGGGCCACCGCAGCCTTTAAGTCCTCCAGAGCCACCTCCCTCATCGGCCTGAATGTCGTTAAGAATGGCTAAAATAGACCCCGGTTTAGACCTATTTGTCTGTGTGCTCATTGTGCCGCCACTATGGATTCGATCCTGAATATCGTAATAGCTAAATAGGATATTTCCCGTTTTCAGGTAATATTCATTGATAGCATCGCCGCTTTCGATAGACTTGACCTTCTTCTCGAGTTTCTCGAGCTGTTGTTCGAGCGCCCAGATCTCCATAACGTTAGTTGTTGCTGAAATCTTGGTTTTAATATCATCTATTTGGGTTTTGTATTGACCTATATTCGTTTTCTCGTCGAGGAGGGAGCTCATTTTGAGCCCATGGAGAGCATCCAGAGTTGTGCGAGTCTCCGGATAACTAGCCTTGGCAACTTTTGATTTTGATGTATGTGTGTCGGCCATCTTCCTCTTATCCAACTAATTCTAATAGGGTTTAAATGGGTAGGTCGAAAGTGTGGGAATTGTGTTTTTTAAAAAACGCACTTTTCCAAATTTTTTTTGTCACCAGAGGGTATAACAAATGACAGGAGGTGGTTTAATGCAGCTTGTTGCCTATGGCGCCCAGGATGTTTACCTTACAGGTAACCCTCAGATTACTTTCTTTAAGGTCATTTACCGTCGTTATACCAACTTTGCCATGGAGTCCATCGAGAACCCTTTCAACGGTGCTCCTAACTTCGGCAAGAAGGTAACCTGCACTATCCAGCGCAACGGCGACTTGATCCACCGCATCTACCTCCAGGCTACTCTCCCCCAGGTGGTTATCAACTCTGCCACGGACGGCTCTGGTGGTCAGTTCAGATGGCTCAACTGGGTTGGCGAGAACCTTATTGCCTACGTCGAGCTCGAGATTGGCGGCCAGCGCATCGACAAGCACTATGGTGACTGGCTCCACATCTGGAACGAGCTCACCCAGGAGGCCGGTAAGCAGGCTGGTTATGCCAAGATGGTTGGCAACGTGCCCGAGCTCACCAATCTCATCTATGCCGGTGGTGCTGGATGTGACAACTACTGCTATGGTGGTGAGCCCAACACATCCGAGGTGGTTGGCTCCTGCACCCCCATGTATACCCTGTATGTGCCTCTTCAGTTCTGGTTCTGCCGCAACCCTGGTCTCTCCCTGCCCCTGATTGCGCTCCAGTACCACGAGGTCCGCATCAACCTGGAGTTCAATGCGCTCAACAACCTGTGCTGGGACCAGGCCACTGGCTCCGACCCCCACTCTGTCCGCAACCGTGTGGCGCAGACTGGCCTGGCCGCTGCCTCCCTCTACATCGACTACATCTACCTCGACACGGATGAGCGCCGCAAGTTCGCCCAGGTGTCTCACGAGTACCTGATCGACGTCCTCCAGTTCACCGGCGGTGAGTCCATCACCTCCTCCAGCAACAAGCTGAAGTTGAACTTCAACCACCCCTGCAAGGAGCTTGTGTGGGTCGTCCAGCGTGATTCCTTCACCAGCTGCGATGACACTGTCGTTGGCCCTTACAAGGGACAGCAGCCCTTCAACTACTCCGACTGGTGGGACCGCTCCGTGCTGGAGTCTGGTTACTCCGTGACCCGCGTGGAGGGCATGGCTGGTAAGAACCCCGTTATCACGGCGCTCCTCCAGCTCAACGGACACGATCGATTCTCTGTCCGTGAGGGTGCCTACTTCAACTTGGTCCAGCCCTACCAGCACCACACCAACTGCCCTGCGGTTGGTATCAACGTGTATTCCTTTGCTCTCCAGCCCGAGCAGCACCAGCCCTCTGGCACCTGCAACTTGTCTCGTATTGATAACACCACCCTGTTGCTGACTGTCTCCAACAACGCTGTTGGCCTGAACCTGTCTTCCACTGTTCGCGTGTATGCCACAAACTACAACGTTCTGCGCATCATGAGCGGTATGGGCGGCCTTGCATATAGCAATTAAAAATTTCCATACCACCCGGGTTTGGATTTTATTTTACTATATGTTTATGGGTTAAAATTTGATGAAATAATTTCTATTTTGAGTGGTAGAAACCGTTCAAAATGGAAAAGAAAGCAGGACGACCTTCAGGAGCAATAGTTTATAATACTGTTATATATAATACATATGAGTATGTAGTTGGAACTCTAATATCAAAAGGTAGGACAGTAAAATTTGTATTTGATAAAGATGACTTTGATAAAATTAAAGATAAGTCATGGCATTTAGCGGCAAATACGTATATATCACATGGTGTTATTGTAGATAATAAGAAGAAAGAGTTATACTTACATAATCTTGTTATGGGACGCCTCGGATTTCCTGGAAAAGGCTCAAAAGAATCCATAGATCATATTAATCGCAATGGTCTAGATAATCGCAAAGAGAATCTGCGTCTAATCACTCAGACAGAACAGAATCTTAATCAGAAACGGAAAGGTCGCAGAATCGAGCTTCCACTCGATGCAGGAATTACAGTGGACGATATTCCAAAACATATCTGGTATATCAATGCCAACGGGCATCATGGAGATCGCTTTGGTATTGATCTGAAAACAGAGGGCATTAAATGGAAAACCACGAGCGCAAAAAATGTGTCGCTCAAAGATAAATTACAGGCCGCAAAAGAGCAACTTGCGACATATTATACGCTGTATCCCTATTTGAATCCAGCAAATGATGAAATAGAACTGCTTAGGGGCTCCTTGGCGCATTCATATGATGAAATTATTAAAATAATGGATCAATAGAATGTCAATACAAACGCGTAAAAAGGGCCGCATAGGAACCCTTAAGCGAGGACTCCTCGTCAAGTTCGGCTATCACAATGTCACATCCCTATCCGTCGTTCAGCGCCATACGGCCCTCAATAAAGCCATCCGAGCCTATGGTGCCCTCTCTGTATCCCGAAAACTCAATGCGGTCTATGTCTATAACCGCAAAACCAACCCTTCGGCAGCCCGTGTCTTTAAGGCTGATCGTGACTGGGTCAGCGAGCAACCTGCTCGCACCAGGTAATACGCCTCCCCCCAAAGGGGGGAGGCAGCCCTTTATATCAATCTAAATTTGAATAATACTGCCTTTATTACTTAGAGGTAATGAACGCAGAATATAGTAAATCAAAAGGCCCCGATTGGTGCGCTGTCATTCGGATCCCTACCCAGACCACTTGGACCACCATTGATACCAAAAAGCGGCAATCACGTGTTGCCGCCATTCTCAAAGATACCTTCCCTAGACCCGAGAATCTTCCTAAACACAAATAGGTGAATGATTCCCTTGATCGCAGGAATCTCTTTTTTAAATACATTTCGACCCTATCTCCGTTCTCATATTCTTGAGGGCATGGAGATCTGGGAATTCATTTTCGTTAACAGTATTGTCATCGGCGCCATCAGTTTCATGTATGCCTACCTCTACAAAAAGGAGCGACTCAGTAATCTTACAAACCTCTCATGGACGCAATACTGTGCTGCCATTTTCCTGGGAGGCCTTACGGTGTTCTCCACGGCAATCTTTATTGCGTATGAATCCCAGTCCATTCTCAAAACGAATTTCCTGTGGCGCGGCGTATCCTCGGTTGTCTTCATCATGGTTGGCCTCTTCCTCTTTGGTGAAAAACTTATGCCGAATCAGATCGTGGGAATTCTCGTTATTATCGCAGGATCCTTCCTTGTGGCCCTCGATGGCGGAAAAATTAAGGATACTGAGTAGATGCACCTTCTTGGAATACTTCTGATTGCCGCTGCCACCATCCTATTCGTCATTGTAGCCAGTCGCCTTGTAAATCGCATTGAAGAGTTTGGGATGAGTCCTGGAACACTGACCCAGTTACAGTCAACACATGTTCCGACGCGATATGATTTGGAAACAGAACTCGCCATGGAGCGACAGATGAAGGAGGAGTCAATTGAATTAACAGGGTCTCTCTAGAGATACATAATCACTACATATACCAACAATTGTAGAATAATCAATCGCCATTTCTGGGACTCGTTCAGGCATAACTACAATACTCTGTGTGCCGGCCTGATTACCAGGATAGCACCAAATATACCCATTCGAAGTTAGAACTGCCTCATCCCTATCATGTGAAAAAAAAGGCGCTCCTGGCTTTTTTTCAGTCATATAGGCTAACATTTCTAGATTTTTACAATGAATCCAGGCTTTCGGACATGATAGAATTGAATGATCTACTAATAGGGATTCAGGTGAATCATGACCGAGCCATATCTGATTCTCGTGAATCCAGAGATCGATTTCAACATCCCAGCCCTCGGCAATTCTTTGTTTAAGGAGCGGCTCCTTGTTTTCTAATTCGGGATTTGGTCCATTCATAAGCCCCCTATGTAAAATCCAGCGGCCAGGTTTAGCATTCCATTTTGCTTTAACAACCCTATCCGTTGTTCGTTGAGTCCATGTGCCATATCCAAATTCCCATGTATCAGGGCGCATTGTTGCTATAACAATGTCTTTGTATCGTTCTACAAGATGGTCTAGATATGCGAGTGATTCCTTGGAGGGTTCTTCTGTAAATCGAAAGAGAGTTGAGTGATAAATATCCTGAGGATGTGGTTCAATCATTTCTCCCGAACAGGCTAGACGAAGTTTATCGCGAACTCTATTAATATCATAATTTGGATAACCGCATAAGAATAGGCCAAATCGTGTTCTGCTAATACCTTTAAATGTAATATGAATTGGTGGCTCAGAATCGAGGATAGACTTACAGGTTGTAATTAAGTCACTATCATTATATCTGGTCTGTTCTGGATCAATTGGAAATGTTTGAAATTGTAGTAGCGTCCAATGAAGCTGACCGATACCCGAAGACTCAAATATGATTCCTTGATTTCTTAGGGTGGCTAGATCTTGAAATATACTGGACTGTTGAAATTTCCAATCACCAATCGTCCATAGCGCTCTCGTATACAGATGTGATTCATTTACATCCAATTGCCGTTGGGGCATTTTATTTCGTTGATCTATATTGTTATAGAGTTGTTCCAAGCTCATCTACTCATCATTTGCTTTCCAATTTGCTAAAAAAAACTCATAGTCCTTTGGCACACCGAGTCCCCACATTTTAGAGCATTCAATGACTCGAATTGATTTATTGGCCTTGATAGCTTCATTATATACAGGACATACATAGAACTCATTATTGACACGAATATTTTGTTGAATCATGGATTCCGCAAAGGCAACAAAATCTGACCCGCGACTCCAACCATATATTCCCGTAGAAGCATTGTTACTGATATACTTTTTCTCTGCAACTTCTATGACATTTTGATTAATATCTGTTTTAGCATACGACCACTTAATATCAGAAGGATCAAGTTGTTTAAAAGTAGAAATAATACCATCAATGGATGGATGGAGGAGGCTGTAATATAGGGCATCACTATCCCATTCAAGATGCTGATCTGAATTTGCAATAATTAGGGGCTCGGATGTATTAATGATATCTTTGATAGCTAGAACAGTACAGGCTGGGCCTTCTGTTAAGGCTGGAACAGTATGAAGATGAACGCCTTCAATATCGGTATTTTCGAAGAGAGATCTGTGTTCTTGGCGAATAATAATGTGTGTTTGAACTTTTGCCCGAAGAACTGGATCTTGTGGAAGCATATTTTCGATGACCCACTTAAACATTTCTTTTCCGAAGATAGGCAGAAAGGGCTTTGGAATTATATATCCCTCCTTTTCGAAGCGACTTCCAAGACCTCCCATTGGAATCACAAGATGACATGTCGATGGAGCATTTGCTGGAATTCGTGATTTAGATCGAATACACTCCTTCACAAATTCAATAGTAATATCGCTTGAATTTGTTACAGGAATAACAATACAGTCTGCGTCAGTTGCTGCTTTTTTGCCAACTAGGCTATCTTCAAATGCGAGACAGTCTTTAGGGTTTACATGAAAGTGCCGCGCCGCTTTTAAATATATCTCAGGATACGGTTTGCTATTTGTAACATCTTCATTACTCAAAATAAGGTCAAATTGATCGAGAATGTTTAGTTTTGTGAGAGCAAGATGAATTGTTTTCTTAATACTGTTACTACAACAGGCAAGTACATGACCCTGTGCCTTTAGCCACCGAATTGTGTCTGTTACTGCGGATAGTCCTTTAAAATCAACAATAAGTTGCTCTGTAAGTGTCTGTTTCAATGTAGATACTTCGTTTTGGCTTGTTGTAGTATGTAGTAGTTGATTACATAAAACCACCTTATCTTTTGTAGGACGGGCTTCTAAATACTTAGCATGAAATGGAATATCTATAGTGGTTTGGGGAGATTTATTATTCCATGCTGTAATAAAGGCATCCCTGTGAAGTTCTTTGAGGTCTATAAGGACTCCATCTAAATCAAAAAATAAATGCATATTGTTTCTTTACTATTAGTGATAAATAAGTTGTTTAGACTGGTTTACTTCACAATAGCCTAAAAGAATAAATATACAACATATCAGATATGTATAAAACAGTTATCTGTATCCCCTATCGGAATAGACAGAAGCATCTGGCCTATTTTCTAGAACACACCCTTCCTGTTTTGATCGAAGAGATGCCCGACGTTCACGTAGTTGTTGTGGAGCAATCGGCGGATAATCGGATGTTTAATCGTGGCGCCTGCTTGAATGTTGCGTTCCAAGAATACAAGAATACCGCTAAGGATTTCATTATGCATGATGTGGATGTGAATCCGACCAGGGAGACTATTAAGACCTACTATAACAAGGAGATCGGCGAGAACGCAGTTATGGGAATCTTGACGCCTGAATGCGACAGTCTAGGCACCATTGTGAAGATCGGGTGCGATGCGGCATTCAAGTCCAATGGATTTCCCAATGACTACTGGGGCTGGGGAGTAGAAGACAAGGCGATTCAGAACCGCTGCGCTTTCCATGGAGTCAAGATCACAAAAAATATTCTGTCGAATGATCCGAATCTGGCCTCGTATTTTCTGATCTTCGATGATATCGATGATCGTGTCAAGGATCGTAATATTAATCAAAAGACGCATGTGGATTATACAATGTGGCGCCAGAACATGTTGAGCGAGGAAACAAAGCGAGAACTCGTTACGAAGACGGGTCTGAATACCCTGACCTATAAGGTTCTGAGTAGGGTAGAGACGAATTCGTATGTGACGCATCTGGTTGTGGAACTTTAGAACTTTTATTAGAACTGTTATTCTAATTAGAATAGTCCAAGGAACTTCTTTCGCATCAGCTCATCTGGTGGCGGCCCAGGATTCTTCGGAAAGGTGTAGACCATCTCCTCGCCTCCCATCCTACTCGTGATAATCTGGATCGTCAAGTTGTATTCTTCGAGAACCCAATCGATTTTATTATAGACATCAAGCTTATCGGATCCCATCTGCTTCAGATGGGCGATGAAAGGTTCTGTGAAGGATGCCTTGGGTGCCAGTTCCTTGATCTTGGCGATAATGGCATCGCGCACGCCCTTGCTACTCACCTTGACGGGTTCCTTGAAGACAAATAGGGGGTTCTGTTCTTGAAGCTTGGATCGGTGGATCATTTTGTTGCTAGAAACACAGGTAATTAATTTTATCAAATTTATGGGCGAATAACCCATAAATTTGATAACTTCGATCTAGCACCTATCCGTATCAACATGCTGTTTAAGGACTGGGTTATAGGCACTATATATTCTGTCAAGGACAAGGGAGGGACTCTCACTGAGCTTGGGCGGCTCATAAATAAGCATGATATGGGAGATCATGTGGCTCTCGACTTTCGAAAGGATGATGGCGAGGAACACCTGTATATTGTAGAGGATCTCGAATACGTTACTCATAATGAATTTGAGGTGCCGAGGGATATTCCGAATATAGTTGTGCCTTTGACGTCGGCCGGTCAAGACTGAGGAGTTCTTGGAGGGCTTCGAGGCGTCGTTCCAACGGCGGAAGAAGTTTGTATTCTTTTTTTCGGCTCAGACTCTTCCACCGCCATTCGAAGGATAAGGCGGCGTGATTATCGGGGAAGCCGCTCACATAACAGTGTCGAATCCAGTCGCCTGGCTTCCTACTGGTTGCTTTTGCGCCGCCTTTGAGTGCGCCGTTGTGTTGTCGTAGTCGCCGGTTTCGATCGACGGTGGCTCCTACGTAGGTCGAGCCGTCGGATGACACGAGCAGATAGACGACCCATCTTGGTTCGATTGTGTTTTGTTCCATTCCTCTTCTTGGGTTTGGATTTTGTTTTTCGGGCGCCTCCGCTTTGATCCGGGCGTATTAAACTACTAGCAGCTGTATTATTACCAACGGACCTCTCAACATCTGTAACTTCTACAGATGTGATAGGCATACCATTTGCTGCGCCTGGTATTGTCGCGGTCTTTTCATTCACTTTGGATAGTGTAGATTGTTTTATACTATTACTATATATAATACGTACATGTTTATTGGGCGGCATTGTAATTGTATATGTATTATCTAAATTTTTAGTTGCTCTAATACCAGCTGCTTTAAAGATTGTAAATATAGGATCAGTTAATTCACTTTCACGATGTACTCTCATATTTTCCGCAGTTGATAAATTCTCCCCAAATAAGAACTCGTTCATAGTAGGTGGGCGGACAGCTAGTTGTCTGCGAATTTCTTCGGTTCCATTAATAGCATTCATAGCATTTAAAGGTGACCCAGGTGTTCCGACGACTGAAGATATACCCTCTTCTTCCATATTACATACCTTAATTATTGCTAAAACGTATTGAGAAATATCATGCTGTTTTAATTCTGGTCTAAGATCAATACCTCGTAATGCGTGCGCCGCTGATGAACTTGCCCCTGATGCACTTGCCCCCTGTGTATAGAACTCTGTAAGTTTATCTTTTATATATTCTTTAATGTAATTTTCACTTTGCCATTCTCGATGTTGTCTAGGAGGCTCATTCGATTGAAGGCCACAAAATAATTTAACAAATAACTTTGCGGTTGCTTCTGTGCCAGTAATACCACTATTGTGTATTTTATCACAAAAACTAACTAATTGACTTAAATTTTCTACACGTGTTCTATCAGATACTCTCATATTAAATAATTTAGAATATGCTATCTCTAATTGTGGAGCAGAATATTCATCATCAGTTCTTTCAAACATAGCTATAGAAGGACCTATTCCAGTAATATAGTCTAATATAGATCGTAAATCCCCGCTTAGTGGTAGTAATTTGTCTAGGTCTCCAGGTGTTTTCTCTTGTATCATACGCAACCTCTGAGCATATACATCCGACTCTAATTCGCCTATAGCAGCACGCGCCGCTATAAATTCAGCAGGATCATTTATTGTAGCATGTGATACCATACTTCTTAGCGCCGCTTTTGATAGAGATCGTCTTTCTCCTAAGTATTCAAGGGTCCCAGGATTTTTTAAATATGCTATTATTTCATTTTGCCTATTTATTTGTTCTTGTGTTTTCGATAGTTCAATATAGCTTTTTAAAGTCCATGTTCCAACACTAGATTGTATACAAGCAATTAAATTAGTTAATTTACTTTTTAATAGTGATAAATCTAATGTAGCTGCACATAATCTTAGCCCATTAAATAAATCAGGACGTAAATGAGATAATTCAATTAACATTTTTGTACCATCATCTCCTTCTGCCTTATTTTGAGGAATTCGCTCAGATACTAATAGTTCAAATGGGAGCCTACCGCTCGAGCTAGAACTAGAACTGGAACTGGAACTAGAACTAGAACTAGAAGCAGCGCTAGAACTAGAAGTAGAACTTGAAGAAGCAGTATTAGAACTGGAGGTTAATCCTGATTGAGTTTGTTTATACTTTTCTACTATCTCTGACATCTGAAAATCCGTTAGCTCCTTACCATCTGTAGTATGATAATTCATTTTTGCTTTTGTATTTCCAGAACCTCTTGAACCCCCTTCCATACTATTAGACATAGAATTAGCAAGATTTACAGGCATATTAACATCACCTGGATGAACTAAATATGGATGAATACTACCGTCTGAATTAACAATACAAAAAATATGTAATGGCATTTCTTTACCTGAACCTTTATCTATACAACGTGTTGTAATGCGTAAAGTACGCATTCCATATTCAGAGGTAACACATATTTGTGTTGGTTCTGAATTAACTGGCGAATATAATTCAGATAATACTACTGTTATAGGCTCAATGGCACCATTAGCTGCTGTGCCATCGGTTGGCTTTCCTCCATAGTTTAATACCGATAATGTTTGAGCTTTAATCCTTTCAATAAACGCAGGTGTTGCATAAGGCATAGCATAATCAAATGGTAATTCTACATATTGAAACGCAATTGTGCTTCCATACTTGGCAGCATTCTCCTCCTTAATAACTGTTAAATTATCACATAATGGATGACAAGAAATAATAGTTAATTTTGTATTATTCGCATTCCCTTTTTTAGCTTGTTCTATTCTATATGCTGTTATAAATTTATGTGCAAATTCAGGAGTAAATGAACTTGCTGAATCATTTGCTTCAACAATTCTTGCATATGCAATAGGACTACCTGTCATTAATGCTGCTTCAACTACATCGCGCACATTTTGTAATGCTTCACAATAAAGCACCAATCCATTTTTTTTTAATTCTTTAAACATTTCCACGATACCCTCTACTGTATAACTTACTGTAAATCTATCCTCAGTAGTTGTTGTATCTAGTCTATTAGGAAGTAAATCTGCTAGAATAATTGGTGGCGTTTCAAACGTATCACGGTACTTATTCATTAATTCTATCATTGCCCTACCTTTACTAACGATACTAGCTCGAACAGTTTCTTGTGGTGCTCCATTACCATATGGTAAATTTCTAACAAATTTTAAAAAATTAGTAAAATCATTTAAAAATGGAGATTCTAGCTCAGAAACTAATTCTGCAGTAAAATCAGGAAATACTTCTATAAGAATACGATAATATTCTACTGCCTGTTTAATTGTATCATGTGCTATATCGTCATATGATATCCCTAATTTAAGAGCACGCATAGCTAATGAACGAAAAGCATTTTTTCGTAATGTATTATTAAATAATGGATGTTCTACTATTGATGAACTACTAGATGCTCTTGAGGAACTATTTGACGCCGCATTAACTGCCATTACAGCAGAATTTCCAGATATCGTAGATGATGAAGAATTTCCAGATGATGAAGAACCACTATATTTATCTAAAATAGCACCTTCATCTTTTGGAAAAGCGAGTGCTCTTAATACACCTAATTGTGATTGTTCTAGAAATTCCCTAAATGTTCCATATTCACCCCTACTAGATTCACTTTCAGTTAATTTAAGGCTGGCCACCATATTTGTTTCAGATGCATTTGTTTGTTCCTCAGGAGACGGGAGGGCGCGCATTTGTTTTAAAAAAAGATTTTCCAAAGCTAATAGTTCCGTTCGCTCTCTAGGGAAAAATGCATGGCATGATAACAGGGATGGATTTAATGTTGTAATATCTAAAACTGTGGAACTAGTAGATGATGATGCAACACTAGTAGCTGCCGCACTAGATGAATTAGCGCCTGATGAACTGGGTTCATTGGACCAAATTTTTGTAAATTTTTTATAATATGTCATTCCATCTTTTATGGTAGATTCAGCAGTAGATGTAATCGCTAATACATACATTATATTTCGCGGTTTAACAGATGTATCTATAACAATAACATGATTTATATCTGTAACTGTTAGCTGCAATCCATTTGGAGTAATTTCAACAGCAGGAACATCTAAAAATGTATCTACTATATATGGTATCGATTCACGATATGCCGCTTCTTTTTTCCTTCTTGTATCTTCTTTTTCAGCATCTCTTTTTTTTCTCACCTCTTCTAATCGTTCATGTTTATCATTGCTTAATACCCCATATAATTTTTGACTCCTAGGTGTACTTAATATCCAACGAATTAAATTTGCTACTGTTTTTTCACTATATGGTTCACCTTGCTGAAATCCTTCCCAATCGTTCATAAAAAATCTGCATATTTTTATTAGCCCTCCCTTTGTAGTAATTATACTATAGAATACCAATAAATCATTACCATCAATATAATCACCATCAGCATCTTTTGGTTTGTCTGTTATTAATATGCGTTTCATTTCTTTTGATGGATTAAATGCTGGTAATAATTGTCTAAATGTATTTGTAAATACATCTATTAAAGTAGTCAGAATAAGTTTATCGCGGTTTGGAGAAGCTAGTCTTATGTCTTCTGGTAATTTACTAATAATAGTATCTATAGTGGCATTATCTAATGTTGGTAATTTACCCTCATCTTCGTCTTCATCTACAGATATTTTACTTTCTGATACAATATTTACTGACGCTGTATTTGCTGACGCTGTATTTACTGACGCTGTACCTTCTTGAAGTTCTACATTAAAATCTGCTTCATCAAGATTATCCTGGGCTTCTAATGTTAATTGAACTTCTGGCTCCTCTTTAAATTTCGTAATCTCTGTATCTAACTGACTATCTACTTGCGATAATAGAATATTTTCCTGTAATGCCTCTTGTTCTTTAATAACTGTCTTCATTTGATTTAGTATCTCGTCAACTGGTGAGTTATGTATAGCAACTGATGAAGTGGCAGCACTTGTATTTGATGGCGGAGGAGGAGGACTTTCAAGAGCAATGTTAAGAGCTTTTTCAAGACTTTGTTGTTCTTTTTTAAGCAAATTGCCTATCGTACGAGCATTTTGTTGAGATATATGTCCTTTTCTATTCCCTCTTTCAAACCTTGAAGAACTACTTGAAGAACTACTTGAAGAGCTACTTGAAGAGCTACTTAAAGGGCTACTTGAAGCGTTTGGAGGATCAGAACTAGCTCTCCGCGCAGCTACGCCACCATATGGCGCCAGCCCAACTGCGCCATTATTTGGTAATACTCCTCTGAATTTAGAGGGTCTTGGACCACCCTTATTTATAGAATTAGATAGTGGCGTAGCAGCAGTCGCAGTATTTGTTGGTTCTTCTTCTTCTTCTACAAGTATTTTCGACATCCCTCTACCAAATCCCCACAATTAAAATTTGACCCATTCTTCCCCCGAAATCATTCTCCAAACATGTCCTACTTAGTCCAGCCCGATCTCTCCGTCAAACCAACCAATCTCCCACCAAATCCCTTACCCTATCCTCTTGACCCCTTCCAAGAATATGCGCTCGAAGCCATTCATAGACAGAACAATGTCTTTGTGTGCGCGAAAACAGGCTCAGGGAAGACCGCTGTCGCAGAGCTCGGCATCATTCGAGCAAACGAGAGAAAGCAGCGAACAATTTATACCACGCCCATCAAATCCTTGTCAAATCAGAAGTTTTCCGATTTGACAAAGCAGTATCCAGGTACCACTGTCGGAATCATGACCGGTGATATCAAGTTCCAACCCGATGCACAGATCCTTGTCATGACAACGGAGATCCTCCGTAATCTCCTCTACAAACAAGGGACGAAAACAGCCAATCTTGGCCTAACTGCCTCCCTATCACTCGACAATGTCGGCCTCGTGATCTTCGATGAATGCCACTACATCAATGACCCGGATAGGGGAAAAGTCTGGGAGGAAACCATGATTCTCGTTCCACCCACAATCCAGCTCATTCTCCTGTCCGCAACCTTAGAAAAGCCCGCCATCTTCGCACAGTGGCTCGGCCAGCTCAAGAAGGTTCCCATTTACTGTATCGAGACGCAGTATCGCATTGTTCCCCTGACCCATGCGATTGTCAATCCATCCACGGATGAATTCCAGATAACCTTAACCCCTACAACGGTTGTTAGTGAAAGCTCCGCTTGCGGACGAATTCTCGGTGAAGTCTTCCAAGAAAAGGTCTACCGCGACTACCTGACCCAGCTCAAAGACATTCGTGACGGCCATACCCAGTTCAGGGAAAAGGTCCAGAACAAACTCATCAACGGCGAAAAGGGTGCCGTGGAAGGCAAAGTCCGCCCCAAGTCCTTCATCCATCAGCTCAATCACACCCTCCAGCTCCTCCTGAATCGCAGCCAGCTGCCCGCGCTCTTCTTCGTCTTTAGCCGCAAGGGCTGCGAATCCCTCGCCTCCAAGGTCGAGCATACCTTCCTGGATTCCAGTGAATCCGCCCAGGTCAACCATATCATCAACCACCACCTACACCCCTTTAAGTCCTCCCTTGAATCTCTGCCCCAATACCATCAGATCCGCGACCTCCTCGTCAAAGGCATCGCCTTCCACCATTCAGGCCTCCTCCCCCTCCTCAAGGAGATCATCGAAATCCTCTTCACGAAGGGCTTCGTCAAGCTCCTCTTTGCCACGGAGACCTTCGCCGTTGGCCTCAATATGCCGACGAAAACGGTTGTCTTCACCGGCCTCAGCAAATACGACGATCATTCAAAGGGCCAGCGACTCCTGAGGACTGACGAATATACGCAGATGGCTGGCCGAGCCGGTCGGCGCGGCAAGGATAAGGAGGGGCTCGTCCTGTATCTCCCTGAGCGCGATCCCGTCTCCGTCCAGGAACTTCATCAGATCATGAAGGGCTCCAAGCAGGCCGTCATGAGCCGCATGGACTTCGGCTACGACTTCCTCCTGAAGACCCTGAACGCCGGCAACACCAGCTGGCTCACCCTCATGGAACAGAGCTACTGGTATCAGCAGCGCCTCACCCAGCTCCAACAGAACGAAAAGGAGATCGCAGCGATCAAGGCCAAGATCGCAACGACAAACAGCTGTCTGAGCCCCGAGCTCATCGCGCTCTGTGAAGAGAAGAAGGCGAGAACAGAGGCCATCCAGGCCGCCAAGGGCAACAAATACAAGAAGCTCCAGCAAGACTACAACGCCTGGGAAAAGGCCACGCTCCAGACCAATCAAGCCCAGGCCGCCCTCCTGAACTACCAGTCCCTCTTGGCCCTCGAGGCCGAGCTCCGATCGGCCACCAACTACGAGGCCTACCTGAAGGACCACGCATCCGACATGGCCGCCCCCATCTCCTTCTTACGCGCCGCCGGCTACTTAAAGGAATCCACATCCCAAGCTCTGACGGCCGCCGATCTGACACTGAAAGGCACGCTGGCAACAGAGATCAACGAGGGCCATCCGCTCCTCATGACGGAACTCTTCCTGAGTAAGGCCGCGCATTCCCTCGACGGCCCCGAACTCGCCGCACTCCTATCCGTGTTTCTCGAGGACTTCGACAAGGATGCCGCAGTCTCCCTGGGCTCAGTAGCCGTTCCGACGACCGTTAAGAAGGTCATGGAACTCGTAAATGTCGATGCAAACGTTCTCTCGGAACTCGAATACAAGCACCAGGCCGCCAAAGACACCTGGAATCTGTCGCTCCAGTGGGCCGAGCTGGTCTACAGATGGCTCACCGAAGAGGGCATTCACATTGCGACTCTGTGCCAGGATTATGGGACCTTTGAGGGAAATCTGGTGCGCGGCTTCCTGAAGCTCACAAACCTCTTGGATGAATGGACGTCCCTGGCGACCTTCTGCGAGCACGGGGACCAGCTGGAAAAAATAACTACCACGAAGGCTCTGCTTGTCAGGGGCATCGTGCAGCCGACCAGCCTATATCTGAAGCTATAACATCGTTATCACTAAACGGTCCTTCCAGCGACTGGAACCAAGGTTGATGCCGCATTCGATCCTGATTTTTTTGCCCTCTTCGACATCGATTGTGCGGGATTCGTCGGCAGCAACGAGCCGATAACCAGCACCTATTCGTGTTCCATTCAGTCGACATTTGACCTTCTGCTGCCACTCCTGAATCCAGAGGGAGACCTTGATCTTCCCCTCTTCTTCGACGAGGTCCAGCACAAGCGCATCAAAGACTCGTTGTCCGGTTTTCAAGAGGGCATTCAAGAATACACGATCTCGCTCATAGCCCTTTGAGATCTTGGCCCTCTGATTGAGATCGGAGACTGGCATGGAGACCATGAGGCCCTGTTTGTTTCCACGGATGAGCTGCTTGAGAATGCGCTGATTGGCGAGATCCGCATAACGACGGATAGGGGATGAGGCGTGACAGTATGCTGCGGCTTGTAGACCCCAGTGTTGATAGGTTGTATCGGACTGAATGAGGGCATATGTGGCGGCGGAGGAGGCGAGGACGGCGAGAGAGGGATCCATGGCCGTGTATTTTTCGAGGCGGACCATATCGGGGGCTTCATGGGTTCTCAGGATTCCGACGCCGCCGGTCAAGAGGAGCTTGGCCGCCTCGGTGTTATAATAGACCATGAGAACCTCGATCCATTCATGGGGATCGGTTATGGATCTGCCGGCAATTAGGTTAACAAACTGCTGGAGGGCGGCTGCTTCTTCAGGTTTCTCCAGACAGAATTCCTTGATCCCCTCGTAGCTATAGGTCTTGTTATTTAGGATAGTTGTTTCGGACCAGACAGGGGCTGTAAGTCCCGTCTTACATACGGGACTGCCCCCCTCCAAAGGAGGGGGGCGTATTTCCTGGTTGAGATTGTAGCTTGCTACAATCAAAGAGCAGGTCGCTCGCAAACTTACACCACGTCTCGGCACCCCAGGCAGCAACGAACAATTGTCCTCCGATAGGAAGCGAGGCAGCATCGGGCGAACGGCCACACCGTCCCGATACAGCGTCTGACCCTGGACGGAGGCCATACAGTCCACAGCCCCCATCTCCTCAACGCAGGAGGCCACATCGGCGATCGTGATCGTGAGGTGCCAATCCTCTCCGTCTTTCAGCAGCGTCACGCAGTCATCAATGTCCTTACAGCCCTCAGGATCAATATTGAAGGTGTATCCCTTGAGTTCCACCCTGTTCGGACAGTTATCCTCTAATACCGCCAGCTCCTTTGTCAGGCCCGTCCAGGGGCACGCATTCCAGAGAAGCGCCTCCTCTTCCGCCTCCAGATTCCCCGCCGGTCCGAGAATCTTCTTGAGGGATCCCCGAGGAAGCGTTCGATCCCATTCCAGAAACTCCACGAGCACCACCACCTTGGCCGAGCGATCCTTCTCCGTCGAGCTCACAATGAAGGGCGGATAGGCAGGATTGAGCGGCTGAAAGAGATAGAGCGGTGCCCCACGCTTCGTTAAGCCATAAGTGGTCTTGCTATTGAGTTCTAGGTAACCGGCAAGAACGGGATGAGGTGCCCGTGCCTTCAATATGATGTTGCCCGACACATCGAGATCTACCTCATCCCCTATCAGTGCTTTATTGGCTAGGGCCGCTCCCTCAAAGGAATGGACGACCGTGTCGCTGGTCTCATCAACCACATCAAACTGTTTGTAGTTTTTCGTTCTCAGATATGGCATTGTTGGTTGCTTCTAGAGCGCCAATTAAAATCAAATTTACTTGGTAGGGAATGTCGACCTTCAAATGTGGCTTGCGACGATTTGACGGACATGGATGCTCGAGCTACAGGCCAGTCAATACGGAGGCAACGAAGGAGATGAATTCGGCGTTTAGTCGCATGATGCAACTGAGAGAACAACAGGATCGAGGCGAATTTGTTGTCAAAACAACAGAATACAGAGAACAGAGGGATGAGCCCAAGACCCAAGTTCCCCCATCAAAACCACACGCAAAGCAGGAGGAGTGTTATTCACTGTCGAGCTAGATAGTTCCAATCAAGAACACCGCATAGCCATTAAAGGAGGGAACATAGATCGACGAAAGGTGGGTAGAATAGCCCCCGCTTCGTAGAACTCCCCTTAACCGACGAATAGGTGTGTCATTTGTTTTAACATACGGGCAATGGGTTGTCACATAGAGTCCGATCCGCTTTGTGGTCCATCTCATGGCCCGTTCTAAGAACTCCATGGCCTGGGCTAAGCTCGACTCATCAATATCGAAGAGATCGACAATGATCGCATCATACAGGGTTGTAGGGACCGTCTTGATAACCTGGAAGGCGTCCTGAAAATGAAGGTGGAGCTTCGGATTCTCCCAGACCTCTCCCCCCCACTGGCGAAATTGAGTGCGAAAGGCATTGACAACGTCCTCGTCCCACTCATACATATCCAAGTGATGGACCTGGCGATTCTCTAGGATTTCACGGGCAGAAGACCCCTCACCGCCCCCAAACAGCGCAATACGCAAGGGGTCATATCCGAGCCCCTTGAGGACGGGATGAATGAGCGCCCTGTGATAGAGGCGCTCATCGGCCTCTGAGCTCTGAATAACGCCATTCATGTAACAAGAGAGGCCAAAGAGCGGCCGATCGATCATCTCGAGCAGTGTCCCTCTATTCGTCATTTGATGGAAGACGCGGCGACAATTGTGCCACGTATACGTCACATGGCAATCCGGATTTTCTTCCGTGTAGTCTTCGCGATCCATTATGTTTATCCTGGAACAATGTATTTAGGCCCTTGAACTTAAAGCGCCATCAATTAAAATTTGACGTTCCTCGAATACCAAATGAGAGTTTAGAGACTTTAAACTATTGATTGATTAGATGCCGTCAGGATTTAATCAAGCCACTTCCGATATTGAGACGGTGGTGGGCGTCCAATTCAGTATCACTTCGCCCGATGAGATCGAGAAGCGATCCGTGGTCGAAGTGACGACACAGGCCACGTTTGAAGGCAATGAGCCCAAGATTGGGGGGCTCTTTGATCCGCGAATGGGTGTTCTGGAAAACGGGAAGACCTGTCGCTCCTGCGGCCAGTCAAATCACGGATGTCCGGGCCATTTCGGTCATTATCGCCTCAAGCGACCCGTGTATTATATCCAGTTTCACGAAAAGATCATGAACGTCTTGAAGTGCGTCTGTATTCGCTGTGCGAAGCTCAAGATCGACAAGAATCTCAGGGCGTCCATCATGGCAAAGAAGGAGGAAAACAGGTGGCGCGATGTTCTGAAGGCATGCTCCTCGATTAGTCGGTGCGGCCAGGAGATCGAGGATGGCTGCGGTGCCGTTCAGCCCACCAAATATGAGCGAAAGGGTATTGCGAACATTGTCGCCCATTATCCCATGGAGGCTGGAGATCAGGGCAAGGCGGGGAGCAGGGAGCAGATGCTCGAGGTAGAGTATGTGCATCGCCTCTTTCGCCGCATCTCAGATGAGGATGTGGACTTCATGGGGTTCAGTCGCTACTGGTGCCGGCCCGATTGGATGATCTGCACGGTTCTGCCAATTCCTCCTCCTCAGATGCGCCCCTCGGTCGTTCAGGACAACAATACGCGATCAGAGGATGATTTGACCCACAAGCTCTTTGAGATCATCAAGAGCGATCGCACGCTGGAGGAGAAGATCGAGCGCAATTCGCCCAAGTCGATTATTGACGAGCACACGAATATCGTCCAGTATCACGTGGCGACCCTGGTCGACAATCAGATTCCTGGTGTGGCGCCTTCCGCCCAGCGCTCTGGGCGACCCCTCAAGTCCATTCAGCAGCGCATTGGATCGAAGGAGGGTCGCATTCGCTACAATATCCAGGGCAAGCGTGTGGAGTTTTCGGCGCGATCGGTGATTACGCCCGATCCCAATTTGTCGATCGATGAGCTCGGTGTTCCCCTGGAAATCGCGACGAATCTGACCTTCCCTGAGCGTGTGACTGTATACAATCGTGACAAGATGTATAAGCTCGTCCAGAACGGCGCGGACATCTATCCTGGCGCCAAGACGGTTGTCAAGGCGGATGGACGCATGATCTCTCTAAAGCATGTGAATACGAAGGAGATTGTTCTGTATAATGGGGATGTTGTGAATCGCCATTTGCTGGATGGGGACATTGTGCTCTTTAACCGACAGCCGACGCTTCACAAGATGTCGATGATGGCGCACAGGGTCAAGGTGCTGCCTGGGAAGACCTTCCGACTCAATGTGCTAGTTACGAGGCCGTATAATGCTGATAAAAAATGTGTAGGAGCTTAAAGAATATCTATACTGCTAGTATAGAATGTCCGGTAGCATATATAAAATCACGTGTAAGCCAACAGGGCTTACATACGTAGGCCAAACGAGTGATATTAAATACCGCAAGGAAATGCCATATAACTATGGACCTAAGGGAAGGTGGAGCGATCATGTATCGAGTGCTAAAAAGAGTGGGACACCACTCTCAAAGGCTATTCAGGAATATGGTCGAGACCAATTTACAGTAGAAGTGCTGGAGTCTGATTTACTTGAACGATTAGATGAGTTAGAGGCGAAGTGGATTATGCAACTGAATACAGTTGTGCCGAATGGATTGAATGTGTTGAGTCATTCCAGGGAAAAACACAGATCGCAAACAACGATTCAAAATCACTACAAGGCTATTGTTAACTCTGTATCGATACGCCCTATTCGTAAGAATGGGGAATATTCTCTGGTGTATGTCAACCTTTATATGAAGGATGGCACACAGCAACGGATATGTTTCGGACAGGATGGAAGCAAGAACTTTGAAGAAGCAATGAAAGACGCTCAGCACTTTGCTGAAGAATTGAAATGTCCGATTCGTTCTGAAAATGAGCGAATGGCGCAATTCAATGATAAGGTCATAACCAAACTTAGGATTACATCTGCTTCGAAACTTGTTGCTGTATATGTGACAACAAGTGAAATGAAGAGTTATAAGGAGCAGATTCGAGTCTGTTTCGGTGGTAAAACAATATCGCAAGAGGAGGCCTATGGTAAGGCGCGTGAATTTATAGATGAGTTATTAGTTAACAATACGGACTGTCTTGTAGAAGATCTTATTCAATGTTGGCAACAGGCGACTACTGTGAAGGGTGAAGCACCTCCTTCATAGGAAAATAGTGTAAGTGCTTTCAGTGGTTCATCTTCGCCAGGTGAATCATATGATATAATCGTCTAGTATTCTGACACAGGTGTGTGTTGGGATGCGAGACCCTCAAATTCAGGGAAACCCCTAAAGCTCTTTGATACGAACCTTGGTTGGAAACGACTAGGGGGCTGCGGCTAATGGCCGAATCAGATACTTATCCAATAAGATGGCATTGGATATGACGTGAAAACGCAAAGAGATATGAGTTCGAACAAATAGCATAGTTTGTTCGAATAAATAATGGGCAATCCTGAGCCAAGTCCTAAAGCATGATTAGTGCTATGGATGCTGTGCAACGACTAAATGGGGGTCGGTTGAAGTATGACAACTCATACTTCAGTTTAAGATATAGTCTAGTCCCTTGTGAAAGCAAGGGTAGAAACGTTTGATGGCGACGAGATGAATATGCATGCGCCGCAGAGCTATGAAGCTGCGACGGAACTCGAGGAGATCGCCGCGATCCCTCACAACATCGTGACCCCCCGTCACGCCAAGCCTTTGATCGGTGTCTTTCAGGACTCCGTGGTGGGCTCCTACCGACTGACACGCATCGGTAATGAATTTACGCGCCGTGAGTTCATGAACCTCATGATGCGAAACAAGCGCTTTGAGGGTGTCTTGCCGCGCCCGAAGGCCGCCAACGGAACGCGTTGGACGGGTAAGCAGGTATTAAGTCAGCTGCTTCCCCCCATTAACTTGGAGGGTGGCAATAAGGCCTATGATGCTGATAAGCAGAATCCCACTAGCGACAACTTCGTTAAGATTCGCCAGGGAGAGATCGAGCAGGGCATGATTGACAGCAATATCTATATGAGTCCAGGCAAGGGTATCATTCACACCCTTTACAATGACTATGGTCCCAAGGAGACGAGTATGTTCTTGGATTCCCTTCAGCGCGTCGTGGAGGATTACTTGGTGCTCGACGGATTCAGTGTGGGTATCTCGGACTTGGTGGCAGATGATAACACGGCGAAGGGTATCCAGAAGGTTATTGCAGACTGTAAGAAGCAGATCGAGGATATCCAGTTCCAGGTTCACTCGGATATCTTTGAGAATAACACGGGTAAGACGAATCAGCAGGAGTTCGAAGATCAGGCTTTCTCTATCTTGGCGAAGGCGACCAATATGGCCTCCAATTCCGTCAGGGGCTCTCTGTCATCCGAGAATCGTCTTGTCGCCATGATTAACTCGGGCTCTAAGGGAGATTGGGTGAATATCGCACAGATGATTGCCTGCCTGGGACAGCAGGCCATTGAGAACAAGCGTATTGCTTATGGCTTCACGGATCGAACCCTCCCTCACTATAAGAAGTATGATGATGGTGCGGAGGCCCGTGGCTTTATTGACTCCTCCTTTATTCAGGGACTGACGCCCCAGCAGTTCTTCTTCCACTCCATGTCGGGTCGTGAGGGTCTCATAGATACGGCGGTTAAGACAGCAGAAACTGGATATATTCAGCGTCAGCTCGTCAAGGCATTGGAGGATCTCGTGGTCCAGCACGATGGCACGGTGCGCGACGCGAATATGAATGTGGTCCAGTTCTATTATGGCGAAGATGGCATTATGGCGACCAAGCTGGAGAGCCAGTCGCTTCCTCTCAGCACCAAGCTCAGTCGCAAGGATATTGAGACCCAGTTTGGCCTACAAGACGTTGATTGGTCCACGGTGCTCGACGGAACGGTGTTGCGCGATGCCGAGGAGGAGAAGGCGATCGTCGAGATCTTCGTCAAGGATGTATTGGAGGATCAGCGCATTCTCGTAGAAGACATGTATAAGGGCTCTATGTATGGCGGCTCGGTGAATGCGCCGGTGAATTTGGCGCGTCTCATTCTCAACGTGAAGACGCGCTTTGGGCTCGATCCCAAGGCTCTCACAGATCTGAGTCCCGTCGAAGTGCTGAAGCGCATTCCTGTGCTGATCGAGCGAACCAATTCCGCTCATGTCCGCATCTGGTGCGCTCTGCTCCGTTGCTACCTGTCTCCTCATCAGCTCATCGTAAAGGAGCGTTTCACCAAGGATGCCTTCGATGCGCTCTGCGAACTGATTGTGGTCGCACACATGAAGTCCTGGGTCCAGCCAGGCGAGCAGGTGGGAATTATTGCCGCTCAGAGCATTGGGGAGCCGTCTACACAGCTGACGCTCAATACGTTCCACTTAGCAGGTGTTGCTAGCAAGAGCAATGTTAACCAAGGTATCCCCCGTCTCAGAGAAATCCTCAAGGTCACCAAGAATCCCAAGGCGACGTCACTCCTGATCTACATGAAGCCCGAATTCCGTCATTCGAAGGAGAAGGCGAGAGAGCTCGTTCAGGATCTGGAGCTCACATTGCTCCGCAATATCACGAATAAGGTGGCGATCTACTGGGATCCTACTGACGAGGAGTCTGTTGTTGAGGAGGACCGTGATCTCCTGGAATTCTACAAGGATATGGAGATGGAGAGCGAAAAGGGGAAGGCCCTTAGCAAGTGGCTCCTTCGTCTTGAACTCAATCGCGAGGAGATGTTTAACAAGAATATCTCTATGGCGGATGTGGTCTTCGTCGTCAAGATGATGTATCAGAATGATGTCAGCACCGTGTATAGTGACTATAACGCAGACAAGCTCGTCATGCGTATTCGCATTACAGAGGGCAGTGAGAATGACGATTTCACGCATCTCAAGAAGTTCCAGAGCCGCCTCCTCAATCAGTGCGTCATTCGCGGCGTGCCTGGCATCAAGGCAGTCACCTTCCGCGAGGATAAGCAGAAGGTGGAGCTCGCCGGCGAAGAGGGACGGTATGCAGAGGTCCAACAGTATGTGCTGGATACAGATGGATCCAATTACGTCAAGGTGATGAATCATCCCCTGGTGGATGCCAACCGCCTCTATTCGACCAATATTCATGATGTGATGGATATTCTAGGGCTCGAGGCGGTCCGCTCCATTCTCATTCAGGAGATTGATCCCATCTTCGCAACCGCCAACGTGAACTACAGGCATCTTGGCATCCTCTGTGACTACATTACGCGATCCGGTCGTCTCATGTCGATCGACCGTTATGGTATCAATAAGAACGATATTGGCCCCCTCGGCAAGATGTCGTTCGAGGAGACATCCAAGATTGTCATGAATGCCGCGATGTTCGGTGAGGTCGATCCTGTCACGGGCGTTTCGGCGAACATCATGATGGGCCAGCCCATTCGTGGCGGCACGGCCTTCTCACAGATTCTCCTCGACGATGCCATGTTCGAACATCTCACCAAGGGCCTCGTTGCGGAACCCGAAGAGGAAGAGGAGGAGGGCGATCTGAGCGAGTTCCTCCGTGACAGCTCGGAACTTGACCCCTGTAATCGCACCCAGTTCCAGGTTAACATGATGATGCCAACCGCTGTATTAGGCCTGGAAGAAGAGGAACCCATTGATCTCTATATCAAGGGCACCGACGAAGCCATAACGGCATAAAGGGCTGTAGCCATATTCTAAGTATGGAACCCCAATGGACTCGTGTGGTCTGGGAGCGGAGAACGCCGCCGGCCGATCCCTCGCAGCACACCTATTCGTCGAACCCCGATCTCTCAGGAAATACAGTGATTCTACCAGCCACCTGGTCGCATATTTTTACACAGGATCAGCTCGTGCTCCATGCACATCGTAAGAAGATCAACGACTATGAACGGGCCACTGGAACAAGTGAATGGGAATATTACAAGAAGATCGTCAATCCCTATGAGTTGATCTATACGCAGAAGAAATATCCAAATTTCCCTGAATCTGTCTGCCTTCTCCATCCGCTTTCTAGATCCTATTTCAAGATGACGGAGATCTTGGGAATAACCGAGTTTTTCAAGCAATTCAATCTCCATCAAAAGGTCCGATCCGCCCATGTCTGCGAGGGACCAGGCGGCTTCATTCAGGGATTCTTGGATCAGGCAGAGCGCCACAAGATTTCGCAAGTCTGGTCGACAGCCATCACTCTGAGACCAAAGCAGGCAAATGTTCCTGGCTGGAAGCGCGCCTCCCAGTTCCTCCAGAAACACAGGAATGTGAAGATCAGCTATGGTATTGATGGCACGGGCGATCTCTTGAACTATAATAATCAGAATGAGTTCATAAAGACCTGCGATCCCCCTGTTAATCTCTTTACTGGCGACGGTGGATTCGACTTCTCGATGGACTATGACGCCCAGGAACAGACCATTTTTCCCCTGCTTCTGGCCTCCGTCCGCGTCGGCTTCGAGGTGCTACAGGAAGGCGGAACCTTCATTCTCAAGTTCTTCGATATGTATTATGCTGGGACACGCGATCTCATGTATTTCCTGTCGCAGCATTTTGCTAAGTGGACGCTCTATAAACCGGCCACGTCGAGGCCCTGTAATCCCGAAATCTATTTTGTCGGTCATGTCTTCCGAAAGCCAGACGTAACCATCTTGAATATTCTTAGGGGGTGGAGCAGGGCCGCCTGCTTCCAAGACGCACCTATTCGTCTTTTTCAGGCATCTGCGCATCCAAAGGCCTTCACAGATCTCCTCGCAACTATTTGCTTCACCTCTGTTGCGAAGCAGGTGGCCTATTTGGAGCGGGTCTTTGCGCTCATGGATGCGACCGATAAGGACGAACAGATCAAGCAGATGTTAAAGATCCATGAATCTATGAGCTATTCGTGGTGTAAAGCCTTTAGCGCCCCCGTTTACCCGAATCGGTGCCATTTAATTGAGGCTTCACAAACTTGTCTACGAGCCGCTGGCCTACTAAAATAGAGGCCTCATGTTGGCTCAGAGAGCCCGCCTCCATCTTGTCGAGAGCATTCAGCATGACACCGAGATGGGAGAGATCCTGTTTCTGAATGACCTTCTTGAAGAGTTCCGGATAGTCCTGTGCGAATTTGGAAAGTGCAGGGAGTGCCTTGATCTCTTCGGCCGTCTTTCCAGCGCTCACCAACACTGAGGTATCACGAATCATATCACGCACATAGTTGGCCCTCGCTCCAGGCGCAAATCCAATGGGCTTGGCTTCTGCCTCCCTAACAGCATCTTCCACTGATTGGCGATCTACGCCACTTACATCCATTCTTCCACTCATTCTTATATATGAAAGAATATACGAATGAATATTTAGACTCGCATCTCTACATAGAATGGCGGCCCAATACAGTCAACAGACAAAAACGGTCTGTGCGGATACAAATAGTGCCTCATGTAAAGCCAGTCAGACACAGTTCGATTCTATGAATATGCTTCAGGCCCAGCTCAATGCAAATGGCGAATACGATGTGGCTCCCTCTGCCCCCCCTGCGCCCGCCGAGACACGTGTTATTGTCTCGGGTTTTACGACACTTCAGAGCACTTCTTTGGGATTTTTCGTCGCCGGTGCCCTATTTTTGGTATATGGGCTTGTGGGGCGCGCCTCGGCAAAGGGCAAATAAAATGAGCTCAAGGTAGAGGATGTCAGATTCAGAAGACTCAGATTCCGATACAGAATTCCCATTCGATACGGTGGAACCCGATCTCCCTGTCTGTGCCGGCATAGATCCCACTTTTTGTAAGCTCGCCTTTGAAATTAAGCAGACTCTCTACAATGATATCATGTATCAGGGAAAGGCTGATACGAAGGAAGCACAAGATCCCCAGCTCAATATAGCCTATGAAACTGCTATTGGTGTCTTACATGGCCTCCTTACAAATCTCTTTCAGACAAAACAAAATACAGGTATTCCTCCTGAGATCGATCAGAAACTTCCAGCAAGTCTGAAGAAAAAGGTCAATGAACTCTATAATAACTGCTACGAGCAGGCCAATAATTCCGATCGAACCCAGCTGGAATCCTATAGGCGTCTTGTCAACAATCTCTTCCACACCTATATATATGATATGGGATCTCGAAGATAAGTGCCTTCTGTCGAATTATTTTGCTTAGTTCCTGTAGAGATGGGACAGCCCAATAACGATTCAAAAAAGTGTCCGCAAGGATACACGTATCGCCGTGGCTATACGCGTAAAATGCATAAAAAGGGCTACACCGTACAACGAAAAGGGCAGCTCTACAATGTCAGTATCAAGAAGAATACTGTTGAGATTCCTCCGAGCTGCGTTAAAAATAGAGATTCTGCCGTTCAAAATAGTAAGGCAGCACTCCGGAAGGGCGCCCTCATAAAATACGGCTATTCATTCAAGTTACGCGATAAGGATCGGGAAGTGGCGCTTAAGAAGGCCGTTGCGGCCTATGGCAAGACGAAGGTTTTCACGAAACTTGCTACTGTCGCCCAACTTGCGAAAACGAGTCAGCCCAAGGCCGCCGCTATCTTTGCGAGAGACGCAAAGTGGGTTCATGATAATGTTGCCTAGACGAATAGGGTATCATTGATTGGTGCCAATTTATTATAGTATAAATTGGCACCAATCGTTAGGGAAATGGAACCAGAGACACCCTTAAAGGGTCCATTAAAGGGTCCATCACAAGAAGAAATCGATGCCTTTATTCGCGTGAATACGGAAGGTAATACGGGCCCGACACTCTGGAACATGTTTAATGCCATTGGTTTTTTGGTCGTTATGACAGGCCTCATGTTTGCCGCCATGTTTGCTTTACAGCAGACCGATAATTATGAAAAGGTCCGAGCCAATTGGAAGGATTATCGGTGTCAGCCCATGATTATGCCATTTGCCAGCCTATACGGACATGATGTTGCCGAGAATTTTGAGTTCTGTCTGAAGAACATCTTCACAGGATTTGCAGAGGAGATCACCGCACCCTTTTCGTCCATTCTGGGAATCTTCGGGACCATTCTGAAAACGATCTCAGGAACCATAACGAGTATCAAGGAAAGTGTCGCCACCATGGGCGGGGGCATCAACACCATTTTCCAGGACTTCACGGATCGCATCATGAACTTCTTCTTCCAACTCAGACTCTCCGCCATCCGCATAAAAAATCTCATTACGCGCATGCATGCCATCATGTTTGCGGTCATCTATATGGGAACCTCGGGCATCAAGGCAGGCCAGAACTTCTCAAACACCGTGCTCTTCTCGTTTCTCGATACCTTCTGCTTCCCCCCCGAAACTACCCTATTCGTGAAAGGAAAGGGGCCCGTCCAGATCCACCAGGTCCAGATTGGGGACATTCTCCTTCCTACTAAGAGCCGTGTGACTGCCAAGTTCCATTTTGCGGCCCCAGGTCAGCCCATGGTTCGACTGAAAGGGGGCATTGAGGTCAGCACAAACCACTATCTCCAGCATGCCGGCCGATGGATCGAAGCCGCCGATCATCCCGACGCAACAGCGATTGGCCCCTATGAGCGCCAGAGTCTCATCTGTCTTAACACGGCAGATCATGTCATCCCCATTGGTCCCTATCGCTTTCGCGACTACGATGAAACAAGCGCGGGGGACTTAAAGACAATGGCCTACATCGAGGAACGCCTCAATAATCGCATATCACAACCATCACAACCTCTCGAAAACAGTCCCACCTTTCATCCAGATACCGAGGTCAAGCTCTGGACTGGCACAATAGCAAAGGTCAAGGAGTTGACGGTCGGCACTCGCTTAAGCACAGGAAATCATATCGGGGGGATTTTCCATAAGGAGATCCAAGAGGTCTGTCATGTCGGCCCCAACATTCTGGGCTCTGCTACGCTTGCCTGGGATCCCCAGCAGAGACAGTGGACCCGCGTCGGTCATCAGCACCCTATTCGTCGTTATGAGGAGCCCGTTGTCTTCATTGGTCTCTTTGCGCTGACAGGATCTCAGATAGAACTGGCATCAGGTATAACAGTGCGCGACTATTTAGAGCTCTGTTCCCCGGATGCTGAAACATTCTATGCGGAGGAGATGGACTCCCTCGTTTATACATAACTAGAGTAGGGGACGATGGACGTTTTAAAACAGCCGCCAGAACGCATCGTGTGGCCGATTGTTCTATTGACAACCGGTCTACTGTTCTACGCCATTTCACAATATGTCTTTATGGAACGATCGACAATTATGAGTAATTGGGCGGAAAACCGCTGTAGTATTCCTGTTATGTTCGGGGCCTATTGGCTCAAACCTGAATCGGATCCTAGATCTGATGGCGACTTTGCTTCTGAGAACTTCCAGTTCTGTTTGAAGGGGATTTCACAAAATGTCATGAAGGTTGTTATGGCGCCCTTTATGACGAGCTTTGGAAAACAGGCAGATATTACGAAGCTCTTCACGGACATTCTGAACTCGATCAAAACCGTCATCAAGAAAATGTATGACGAGTTCTTGTCCTTCCTAGATCCCTTTTTCAGAAAATTCAACGCGATAACCTATCAGATCGGCATTGTAACGCAGAAAATGAGGGCGGCGTTTGAGAGAGCCAACGCGTCGCTCCTATCCGTTGTCTTTTCAGGTCTCAGTCTCATTAAATTTTTTAATAACATGATTCAATTTGCGATCAAGGTCATTCTGATTATTCTTGGAATCATGATTGCGCTCATTATTATCCTGTTTTTTGTTCTCTTTCCCTTCATTCCAATCATTATTACACCTGTTATCTTGGCAATTATTGGGGTAGGGGGGGCAGTCGCTAGTGAAGCATCAGACGATCAGGGGGCCTTCTGTTTTGAGGGATCTACGCCTGTAAAACTGGCAAATGGTTCTTCCAAGCCCATTTCGCAACTTGTGTTGGGAGAGAGGTTGGCGCATGGATCTGTAGTGGAGGGTATTCTGAGAATGGAGGGAACCAAGACCCCACTGTATTCTCTGGAAGGAATACAGGTCAGTGGATCACATTTGGTCTATTCTGGAACGAGGTGGCATTCTGTAGAACAAGATTCAAGAGCAGTTCCATCAAATACAAGGGCATCTGTTCTCTACTGTTTAAATACGAGTAATCAGACCATTCCTGTTCTTAATAACAAGGGAGCCACAATTATGTTCCGCGACTGGGAGGAAATTGATAGCAAGGATATAACTGGTCTCAAGGGCTGGAATAAACTTGTTGCTAAGCTTCTTGGATCTCTTGAGAACACTAGAACAGATGATACTTTTTGTCTGATGGATCCCGCCATCATCATTCCGACATCCAAGGGCAGAAAACTACTTAGTTCTATAGAACTGGGAGATGAAATAGAACTGTCTTATAATAATACTACACGGGTCATAGGACTTATAGAGGGCCTTGTAGAAGGTTCAGGAAGCGATCATTGGCTAAGTGGTTGTATCGAAAAAACATATAATCCTACGGTGTATCGGCGCATAACAACGCTCAAAGAAAATCCTCATGAAACACGAATAGGACGGCATATTATAACAGAATCGGGTGTTTTAATTGCGTATGTGAATGGTAAGGTCATATCTCTGCGGGATTTTACGGAGGTAGGAATTGATCGTATTCATCTCACCTATCCCTTTGTTGCAGAACGGCTTAACGCCGTTTAATTTCCTATTCTACTTCAGAATACCGACATGAAGACTGGATTTTTGATCACTGGCCTCGTATTACTATTAATCGCAAATCTTGTCATGGTCTACAGCATGAGCCGAGGCTCTGAGGGCTTCACATCGTATTTCCTGTCAAATGCGGCAGGGGCTGGCGATGCCTATAAGCCTATTGGCTCTTTTGACGAGGTCAAGGTCAGTACAGGCAATAACGTGAGCACATGGCGTTATACGGATCCCGATGAGCCTCTGATGGGCCCTGAATTTAAGCCCGGTCCCGACAGCCTCTTTATCTTCCGCGATAATCAGGCCAAGCCCGGCTGCTGCTCGTCCACTTACTCGTCCGATATGGGCTGCGTGTGCACAAGCCCCGAGCAGCGATCTTTCATTAATATGCGTGGCGGGAACCGCACGATGGAGGATGGTGTTTAAAACACCAGCAAAGGGCAAAGGATGGTGTTTAGTTGCGTCGATATAAGATAATAGCACCGGTGAGCCCCGCTAATCCAATAAGCCCCATAATAATTACAATGGGAAGTCCCATACCGGCACCCACACCTATCAGTGTTGCTGATGCAATCAAGCCACCTACCAGGAGCATTTTGTAGCATCTTTGTCTCGGAGTCATATCTATTCTATCTGTGTTGACACATAGAATAGGTATTCATTGAATCAAATTTAAGCACATCCCACTTTAGAGGATATGTCTGTGAGTCCCAATGTGAACTCATCTAAGGCCCTTAGCGCCGTGTTAGGAAGTCCGGCAAATGCTACAAACGCTACAAATGCTGTGAACTCTGCCAAGATTAATTCAACCGTGACTGCGGTCATGGCAAATGCTGCTAATAGTGCCAAATCAGCAGCGATGAATTCCATGAATAGCATCACAAATTCCATCAAGTCCTTGAATGCTAGTATCGCCAAGCCTTTGAGTGAATCTATTAGTGCTGTTCCTGAGTCTAGCCCCTCTCTTGGAATCACCCTTCCCATTATTCTTGGTCTTGGTATCTTAATCATTGCTATCACCCTTATTGTGTATTACTTTTCTATAATTGAAAGTGGCGCCCACCATGCGTTTGACAAAATCAAGAACTGGTTCCATAGTCTAACACATTCTGATAAAAAACCAGAACCCCCTGCTGAAAATCCCCTAGAATACCCCATTCAGCAACAGGGACACCCTGATCCTGAAACGGATGTTATAAATAAGATGATTCCTGGATCCAAGCAGGTATTCAATGTATCCGCCAACAAATATACCTATAATGATGCGGAACCCCTGTGTAAGGCACTGGGCGCCGAACTCGCCACATATGATCAAGTCAAGCAGGCCTGGGATAAGGGTGCGGACTGGTGTAATTACGGCTGGGTGAAGGGCCAGGCAGCGGTCTACCCTACACAGAAGTCGACCTTTGATGAGCTCCAGGGCGGCAGCAGTGATGATGAGCGCCTGGCCTGTGGTGAAATAGGGGTCAATGGTGGCTTCTTCGACAATCCCGAGCTGCGCTTCGGTGTCAATTGCTACGGTGATAAACCCAGTCAATCCTCCAATGACCTCCGTGTCACCAATGAGAACGCCCAGCCCCCTTTGACTCCTGATGCCCTCAATCAGAAGAAGCGAGAACTCTCCTATAAGGCCCATATCGACCAAATTGGCCTACTCCCGTTCCGAGCGAACACCTGGTCCCAGTAATTCATTCTCAGAACTGTCTTCATCCTCCTCGTCTAAGTGCCGATGCTTCTCATATAGGGCATCAAATGCTGGACTTGCTAATGATACATGCTCGAATACAATCATGGGAAGATTCATCCAAACACGATCGGCAAAGAGCCCCTCATCCGCAAAATGCTGGACGTAAAACTGTCGTCTGAGGCCCTTCCATACACTCTCGGGATATGAGTCTTCAAAAAACTCATATTCCTCTAACAATACTTCCTCTAGATGCTTACATCGATAGGAAGTGTATTTACATTTCTTGAAGCCATAGTCATGACGAATCAGATGATTGAGAATACAGTTCGCTAATTCTTCGGGTTTACATACAAGATCATATTGCTTTGATGCCAGAAGGGGCAGAATTCCATCTCGAACCACGTATTCCACCCACTTATGGGTCTGGATGAGAGTACCATCATTGATCTGATATGTTTGGCGTAGCCAAGGAGTCCAATCCATTCTAATAATTGCTGGAGCTGTTCCTACTACAGTAATTTTGTTCCATCTTTAGATCCTGGAACGGGCGGCAAGGGACCGGCTGTTTTAGTCTGCTTGAGCTTCTTGCGACTGTCAGATCCCCGATTTGCCCGTATGTATTTCAGGATATCGTCTGTTTCATCCCGATTAGCATGGCCCTTCTTGGCATAGTAGTTATGGAGCAGCATTTCAATACTTTTAAGTGTCAGGCAGCGGGGTGTTCGCTCTTCAATGACATTCAGATGTCCTCCGCCGATCTGGATGACTGCGTTGCTCATTCGATTGGTTTCGAGTTGTTTTAGCACTTCCTGTTCGTAACCTGATGCTAATTCACGGGCTTTTGCGCTCTGTTTGTGGAAGGTGGCAGCTAGTTGATCGTAGTGAAGATAACTACGAACGTTATGACTCAATTGTCCGGGGTCAGACCCTCCTTGCATTTTCTATTTGAGGAGGATTAATTATGATTAAGAATGCGACATGCGCATGCTAAGCATGCGTATGCGCCATACACATTGAACATAACACTCTATCCGTCGGATGCTTAAACAACAGAAGCACGAAAATGATGATAACCATAATAAGTACTACGGCAAATAGGCACAGAGCAATCAACATATACGGAAAGATCTGTCCTATAATGTGCTTCATAAAGGGGTCCAGTAGCCTGACCTGGATATACTCCTTGGTATCTGTGCTCTGAACCATACCGGCGAACTGGTCTATCCAAGTACGAATCATCGTATTGAATTTCTCCTTTTGTTGTTGAGCCTGCATACATGTTAGCGCGAATAATAATCATAAAAACAATACCCATAACTGATAATGAATCTTAGCGTCCAGAAGCCTGTCTATAGTAAGAATACAACCCCTACGGGGACGGAGTCTCTTCATACCTTTGGACTTACATCAGATCTGGTTCTCAAGGGCATTGGACTCCCGACCCAGACACCGGCAGAGGTTCTACATACGATTATTTCGAGAGAGACAGACCCTATTCGTGCCTTTTTGACGGAGTTCCTACGGCTGACCGTTCAGTATTTTGCCAAGCCTTACACTGTAGCAAATGTTCTGAAGTCTTTGAAGCATGATGTGGAACCTTCTACGGCAAGCGGATCGCTGACCTTTGCTCCGAAGGAGGTCCAGATTTCCAGTCGAGGATTCCTTATTCGATGGATGGTGAGTGAGGAGGCTCTGATCTCCCTTCCGGATATGGAAGACGAGGGAGGTGAAATAGAAGATCTTGATGACATTCCCTTATCTTCCACTAATGAGGTCATCCAGCTCCAGAGTCCAAATATCCGACATATCTATGATCGTCAAAGGGTCAAAGAGGCGAATCTACGGGCGAAGCTCGCACAGTACAAGGCCAATCGGGCTCATTTGGAGTATCTAGAGAAATACGGGTTAGAACCTAGTGACTCCTCTTCGGACTCGGAACTCGAAGATTCAGATGATTCTGAATAATATTTCTGTCGGCGTCATTTATAGAAGAGAATGGCAAGCATGGATCTCAAGACAGGTGTCCTAACTGGAATAGCAATCGTCTTAGTCGCAGCCATCGTGCTTCAATATGATCCTACCGTATTTGGCCTACTGGGACGTAGAGAGGGGTTTGCGGATGTTGTTACCGCTACTGCTGCTAAACAAACTGCCCCTACAACTGGTAAAGTGACTACCCCTACAACGCCTGTTACCACAAAGGCTACTGGTACTGTAACTAGCATGACGACTGGTGGTACTGCTGCTAGTAAAATGGCTACTGGTGGTACTGCTGCCCCTGCCGCCACAATGACGGCAGGCAAGGAGGGTTTTGCGGACCTCGCCTCCATGGAGGGTCCGGCGGCCTTCGCCTCCGCCGAGGCCCCCGCTGGATGCTACCCTCGCGACCAGCTCACCCCTGTTGAGCTCCTCCCCGCCGACCAGAACACCATCTACGCCCAGCAGAACCCCATGGGCGTTGGATCCCTGAAGGGCAAGAACTTCTTGTCTGCCGGCGCTCTCATTGGTGTAAATACGGTCGGTCAGAGCTTGCGTAATGCGAACTTGCAGCTGCGCTCCGAGCCCCCTAATCCCCAGGTGCCCGTCAGTATCTTCCTCCAGTCGACGATCGGCCCTGATATCAGCCACAGGCCTTTGGAGGTTGGCTCATAAAGGACTTCAGCGAAGCTGAGTCTAGGGTTTAAGATGGACTTCAGCGGAGCTGAAGTCCAGGTTGTAGATAGACTTGGGCTCTGCACAAGTCCAATGTATAATGTATTATGACATAATCATAACACATTATAGAGTAAATGAAGTCGATCCTATCCATGTCCCATTCTCAAATAGCCGTCATTGCTGCCATCATCCTACTCATCCTCTATATTGCCTATCATATGGTTCCTGCCATCCGTGAAGGATTTTTCGGATCCTCTAAGCTAACCGGATTCGGCGCCCCCCTTGACCGTCCTCTCACACAGGATCATACGCAGGCTATGGGATCTCAGCAGAACAGCCCGGGCATAAATGCCACCGGTGAGGCCGAATCAGCCCCCAATCCCCTTCGTGACGGTGCGCCCTGCACGATGGCAACACCCTACACCACGCAGCCCTAAAGGAACTTCATCCATCTAATTAGGGACAATGGACTGGATAAGCGGTCTTTTTACATCAAATTATCCTCTCGTGCCAGTCACATCCACTATAGATGGACGAACCTATAAGGTTCGTGACATGGGCGACAAGCAGGAGGCCGCTAATCTCATGGCAAAACTCCGCATCAAGATCTCCAGTCTCTGCGGGGCTCTGATGAAGAAGTATCCCGATAAGAAGCAAGTTCAGATGATAAGCCAGAACTTTCGCGATGATCCCAACAGATTTCTAGAAGCAACCCCCGACGCCGCCCACACATCCTATTCGGTGAATAAGGGCGAGGAGATCCATCTGTGCTTACGGCAGCGTGGAGGTCAGAGTGAGAATCTCGTGGATGAAAATGTCATGATGTTTGTTGCGCTCCACGAACTCAGCCATGTGTGTACGGAATCCGTGGGGCATGGTCCCGATTTCTGGAACAACTTTGGTTGGATCTTGAAGGAGGCCGAGGGCATGGGTTACTACAAATACACAGACTTTCAGTCGCACCCGGTCTCCTATTGCGGTGTTAGTATTACAGATTCGCCGCGTTACGATCCGTCAAAGGATGGGGGCAATCTCCAGATCGGCACAATGACCGAAAAAAAGAAATAGTGAATATTAGAGAACAATGACATCGATTAATCTACAGGATCAGTCTGCACCTTACACAATGTCCGAGCCGAGCAAGACCGGCCGTCTCGATGTGACCTGGTCGGGTGGTGTAGGGTCTATTGACTATGGGAAGATTGTGACCTCGGGAGGGGCTAGACGTAGTCACAGACGCAAACACCGACGTAGTCATAGACGCAGTCATAGACGCAGAGTCACCCATGTATATCGAAAAAAGAGGCAGACGCGTAAAGCCAAGCGCTCTAAATCCAAGGATCAAGCGTAGCCTTGACACAGCTAGCAAGAATAAGGGGGTTATAGCCGCCCTCTAATAGGAATAGAACAGGGCAGTCCAAATATCGGAGCCGTTCACTCATATGTCGATAGGTATTTTCGCGGAGCTGAAGAAGACCCATAGGGTCTTTTTCATGTCCGTCATATCCGGCGCTCACAATGACAATATCAGGCTGGCCCAAGAATGGCATCACTTCTGTATTGAAGCGGACCACGTAGGTCTCGGAGTCGGTGCCGACCGGCAACGGAATATTGAGAATGGTATCGGTGGAGGACGCTCCTGTCCCAGGAAAGACATCTGGCCCATAGGCATGCATGGATGCGAAGCGCACATTCGGATCGTTTCCACGACGCACGCACTCCTCTGTGCCGTCTCCGTGGTGGGCGTCCCAGTCGAAGATGCCGATCTTATGGAATCCCAGGGTCTTTAAGTGGGTCACGGCGATCCAGGCGTTATTCTGGTGACAGAAGCCACTGACCCCCAGGCCATTTGCGTGGTGTCCTGGGGGGCGTATGAAGACGTAGGCGCAGTTTGTCTTGGAAAGGGCGAGTTCTCGCGCGGCCTCGGCGATCATCTCTTGGCCTCGTTTCAACAGAATAGTCGTATAGGGTGTGGCGTAGGTATCACCGCCGTCCAGGAGCCACATGTGGCCGCCGGCAGGCTGTTCGATTCTGGGAATCGGATCGGATCGTTCTCGTAAGAGGAATCCCTTGGGATTTAAGAGACTCAGCATGGTTCGAATCGCGATTATGCGACTCGGTGATTCTGGATGCGCCTTGGATCCATGATGGGCCGCCTGTTCTGTGTCTAGCCATAGAATGGGTTTCATTGGTTATCAGTTGGTTGTTAACAAATACCTAGGTAAACGCAGCGTCAATTTTATGGGGTAGGATTGTTTCTACTACATCACTAGAGGATGTCGGGTCTCGAGGACATAGACGAACTATTTGATCCCAAGGTGATTGAGAGTCTTAGACTCGGATCCCCGGTTTCGTGTCGTATATGGAAACAGGATGACGAATATGAGGAGCTCGATCTCAACGATATCTATCCCTTCGACACTCTGGATATTATTAAACAGTCGATTACTCGGCACTATAAAGGCGATGACAGATATCTACCACAGTTCCTGTTCGTTGGTCTCTTACAATCAAACGGGAGTTTCACGCCCCTGGAGCACACGTGGTATCCCCTCGGCGTTCAGAAGGCCAGTCGTGTCCTGTATTTGCCGGCACCCATGGAGGCCATGAAAACACCCGTCAAGGCCTTCGTAGCCAGGGGCGGTGCCAAGCCCTCCAATTCCATCCATTCGAGGGGCAGATCCATGATCGAGGACGTCTTCGAAGACGGAATCCCCACCCTATACGTCTTTCCATATTATCGTGTGGCCCGTTTATACAAGGGAGCTAAGCCCATTTCGTCGGGTGACTGGTGGAGCCGTTTTTTCCCCTATTATCCTTCCCTGAACGAGACGAGTCCTGATGCGGTCTCAAAGGAGGACACGGCCTTTGCGAAGACCTTCCTGACCTACCTGGCCCAACGATCAGGCTATTTAAAGAAAATCAATCGCCTTTTCGAGGGCAATGTGCCGCTCCCTGAGATCCGCGTCACGGGTGTCAAACAGCTGCGCCTGGCAATCCAGAAGCCATCTGAGACCTTCGAGGGCTGCCAGAGCCTGTTCTACGCAACAAAGACAAATCATCTCATGCCCTACATGCGTATTATTCCGTCGGATGGCACACCTATCAGTAAGGTTCTGGTGAGCGGGGCACTCCCCATTCCCGATATGGATAATCCCGAGGTTATCGGTCAGTGGTCGAAGGAGCCCACACCAACCATGGGCCACGATTTCCTAATGCTAAAATACGTTCACCGTGAGTCTATTGGTATTGTGTGCCCCATTTATGGCACTATTCGCATCTTCCATGATGGAACGGCGGATATTCTGGTGCAGCCACCGAAGAATGTGCGACGACTAGAGCCTGATACGGATTTCAATGGGTTCGGTAGGCGACTCCAGGAGGTCTGTAAGGATCTGCGCCTCGATCTCAGCCGCATCGAAGTGGGGGAGGCTGCCCTCGTCTTCCAGCTCGACGCAGATCGCAGTTCCATAAAGTTTACGAAGGCCATTCTGAAAAAGCGCCTGGGGTTTTTCAGCCCTTTTTTCCAGGAAATTGCCCCCCTCAAAGATCAGCAGACGCTCATCTCTTTTCGTTATAAGGCTGTCAGCCAATATGCCTCTGAGAACAGTATCTTTTCGTTTATTACACAGTATGCGGAGTCCAAGAAGCTCGCAGGGGCCGAGTTGCCCGCGGACATTATTGGCAAGATCCAGGATGCCTTCCAGATCTCGGGCTTGGATGCGCGATCTTATATCGCCCAGTGGTTCGAACAAAAAGGAACACTATCGACCGTTGTTCCCGAGGAAAACGAATTTATGGAATCCTTCAATCCTGGCATTGACATTCACATTTATGGCCCGCATCCGAGCTACACGATTCACGTTCACCGCGTGGATTCCTATCAGACCTTTCAGCGCCTCTATTCTCTTTTGCGCGTGCTATTCTTGGAGGAGGACTCGGGCGTCTTTACGGATTCGGAGGCTGCCGCAGCATCCTATTCTGCCCTCGAATCCAGAGTCGAGACCACCCTTCTGAAGGAGGAGGCGGGGGATCTGGAAGAGGATGAGGAGGCAAAGAGCACGGCCTCGGGTGTTTCAGCGGCAGCAAATGACGATATCACCTTCGATACCTTTCGCAGACCTCCGCCCGATGAAGAGGAGGAAGAACCCGAGGTAGAGGCAGTAGAGGCAGAAGAAGACGCAGACGAGACAATCGCTCCTGTTACCAAATCCAAGAAGCGCCGCGAGGACAATGATATCATTAATCCCTTTAACTGGTTCCTAGATGAATTGAAGCGCAAAGATAACGATCTATTCGTGTTTAAGCCAACGCGTAAGGGGGGTCTTTACAGCCGCAAATGCGGTGCTGTGGAAGACAGACAGCCGGTTGCCCTGACAGAGAAGGAGTTCAATGATATGATCGAGGAATATGATAAGGAGATCTCGGACGGATCCCTCTTTTTCAATATCTATCCGTTGAAGAAGGGGGAGAAGGAAAAAGCCGCTGGAGCCAAGGGCATTCGACATGATGCTACGGAAATCACTGTGAGTAAATATGGGTCTTCTCTAAAACGCCTTCGATACTACTTCTGTCCTGCCCTCTTCTGTCTGAAGGATCAAAAGATGGTTCTAGAATCCGATTTCGACAGTGACGAAGATCGCGAGGGGAATCCCAAGGACCGCTTCACCTGCCCGTTCTGTTATGGAACGGAAATCATAGAACATGACAAGGGCGGAAAGGGCCAGACGGTTTTTCGCCGCATGACGAAGAAGGATAGCGACAAGGCGCATCTGTATATTGGATTTGTCAAGAACAGCACGCGTTCTGATAAGCTCGGCCTGCCCTGCTGCCACTTGAAGAAGAAGACAATGAAGGTCATGAAGGAGGATCTGGATCAGCTCTATAGTGAGAAACTATTGTCGGATCGCGGCACATATCTGCCGGCAGAAGTCGTGGATGAGGAAGATGCCGCAGAAGAAGAGGAGCTGAAGGAGATTCAGACCCAGAAGGAGATCAAGCGGCGCCTAGCAGATGTTAAGGACGATACGAGTAAGGCCACGATCTCTTTCGCGAAGGAGTTTGCAAAGATCTCGGATGCATATATTGTGGACGAAAAGAAGCATCCACTCGATCCGGGCAAATTTGGGATTCTTCCTGCACCCTTTGATGAGTATTTTCAACAGACCTCCTCGACCTTTGTGAAGCGCACCACCAGCCAACAGAAACTGCTTGAGAAGAGCCGCGGCTTTCTCCGTGTTGGCACGGAGATTGGCCCCTTGACGGCCAAGTGTGACACCGCTGCTAGGCCCATTGAATCCCTCCTCGGTGTTCTTGCTCCCCTGCTCTATAAGAACTCCATCCAGGATGTTCGAGAACTATTCTTGAAGGCCGTCACAGGACCCAGTGGTGTTCTGACGTTCGTGAATGCGAACTTCGGGAACTTGGTGTCCGAGTTCTATGTTCCCTCGGATCCCGATCTCGGAACCAAGAAGGACCTTGGAAATATCACCGACCAATCACGCACCAGCATCGTTGCCACCTATAAGTTGTGGGCGGATGATAACCTTCACGTCGGTGTCAATGACACCAATGTCTTCGCGATTCGTCGCATCTATAAGGCCTATACGCGATTCGAGGCGTTCCTGAAAGACAAGACAAAACGTAAGGATGTGCGCCATTTTAGTTCCTTCTTGACGGAGGCGGGCCTCCTGACATCGAATCGTCGTGGCCTCCAGCTCATCATTCTAGAATGGTCGCCGGGCCAAGAGAAGGTCATTGTCAAGTGTAGTCCCTATGGGTTTTCCAGGGAGCATCAGGAGAAGAATGACTTCGCCTTTGTGTGGAGGGACTCCAATGGATTCTATGAACTCCTCTTCTACACGGAGAACACGAAGACGGAGAGCACCACCGTTGCCCGCTGGAAGTATGATGATCGCTCTGTTTGGCCGAGAATTGTCAAGGATCGCATCAACGAATACATGGGCCAGTGCCAGAGCGAATATAAGTCCATTTTTACGAGCCAGATGGATATTAACTCGAATACCCTCGTACCCCTGTCAAAAGCCCTCACGACCGTCATCACCGTCCAGTATAAGGGTGCCGATCGTGAAGTTCTGCCCTATGGAATTGTGCGCGATTCGTATAATCATGCGATCTTTGTTCTGTATCCGCAAAGACCCAAGGGAGTTGGCCCCGAGTCGTCCATGATCGCCATGCCGATCGTGGATGATGGCTATATGCCGAAGGGCCAGCAGCTCTTCCTGGATATCGAGGACTTCTATCCTGCGCCGGCGGATCAGATCATTGAGTATTATGCGACCTATCTCACAGCCGCCTTTTCGTCCTACCCTGGCTATTCTGTGCACAATGTTGTGCGCAAGAAGGAGGGCAGCAAGTCGGTCAAGGGCCTTCAACTGGAGAATAATATCTATATTCCTGCGGCGAATGCGGAAGGACCTATTGACAGAGCTGCCTATCCTGATACAACACGTAAAGTGAATGAGTGGGACATGAATCGTGATCTGTCGCAGCCCTGTGGTTCTGCGGATATCAAGAATAATACACAGGCAAAAGTCGAAGAACTCTATCAGTATTTTCGCTTCATGGTCTCTAATTGGATCGCCACAGATGCGGGATCCGAGGTGCGCGATTCGATACGATCGATTGTGTTCGATGATGGACTGCCCGAGTTTGAGAAGCGCAAGCGCCTCGAGATTTTGTGCGGCAATTTTCGACGGGGAGAGGACGAAGAGAGTGGCTGGCTGGGCTGGATGCAGCCGACGGAGGAGGACTGGGATATGCCCTCGGGCATTCTACGCAAGGATTGTCGTGTTATCAAGACGGAAGACAAATGCTCGGCGCCCTGTGTTTGGAACTCAGAAGGAGGAGAAGGGGGGCAATGTCTTCTTCATGTGAAAACGGATACCGATATTCGCTCGGTAGGCGAGCCGACCGATGTCAATACGCGCATTCTGTTTAGCCGCCGTGTGATCGATGAGCTCATTCGCTTTCCCAAGAAGCGCAAGGAGCTTCTCAAACACCAAGTCAGCACCATGAGCGCGATCGTGGAGCCCATTCGCGACGGCGATCAGTATATTATTCCTGAGAGGGGCATGGATTGGCTCGCCCTTCTTCGTCTTGATTGGCGACCGGCCGATAAGGAGATGCCGCTCTATTACGAAGAGGTGTATCAGAGGGCAGAAGGCGAGCCGGTTGCTACGGGCGCCGCCACAGACCTCCCTGAGGATATCGAAGAGATTGTGGGCTCCACAACACCCTATCAGTTATGGATGGGTCCTGGAGGACTTCAGGGACTGGGCCCTATTCTCAAGGTCAATTTACAAGAGCTTGGCGTGAGCGCAACGGACACGAAACTCAGTGAATCTGCCATTCAGGAATATGTCAAGAAGACGGGTATTCCACTGGGTATCATAGATACTACGCAATCGGAGAATACGATACAGTTTGTAAGAGGTCCTGATTCGGCGAATGCCGTTGTGATTGTCTATATCGGGGCAGGCGTTGGACTTCTTATTGATACACCGAAGAGGCCAACGATTTCGATCGATGGACTCGATGGGGAGTTATTGGATGCCTGGAACTCGTCAACCAAGGTGGCGACAACTGCGGTAAAATCCGCGACTCTGAGGCGCGCAGCAAAAACGACGATTACTAAAGAAGTTCCAAAGGGTATTTTGAAGGCACCTACTACAAATGCAACGGTAAAACCGAAGGCATTACGTCGCATCCAGTTCGCATTGCCATCAGCGTCTGTTGAAACACCCGTTAAACCCGCGGCACCTCCTATGAGTCGATTGGTTCGAAAATCAGCAACGAAACCAGAAGAACTACCTGAAACGACTGTTAAAACAGTCCAAGTCCCTAGTCGTGGATTGGTTCGTAAGTCAGCAACTGTACCAGTAGTTGCTAAAACACAAGAAGAACTACCTGAAACTATAGCACCAGTTATTGAAAAACAAGAAGAATCTACTGTTAAAACAGCTAGCCGTGGATTAGTTCGTAAATCGGCAACAGTAGTGAAACAAGCAGAACCTGAAGCTACACCAATAGAGGCAGTAGTTCCTCCTGAAGCTACACCACTAGAGACAGCAGTTCTCCCTGAATCTACCGTTAAAACAGTTCAAACAACTACTTTTAGCCGTGGATTAGTTCGTAAATCAGCTCCTGTTGTTAAAGAGCAGCCACTAGCTCCTGCGGAAGTCGCACATGTGGAAGTCCCTAAGGAACAAGTGGTTCCTGTGGAAGTTGCACCTGTGGAAGTCCCTAAGGAACAAGTGCCCCCTGTAGTGAAACCAGCCTCACTTGTTCGAAAATCAATACAACCCGCCTCTCTTCCAGGCCCAGCACCTATTAGTGCTTCAGTGCCAAAGCCTATTCCTCGCCCACCTCCTGAACCCCTGTCTGAGAGTCCTGAAATTGTCATATCTGAGAGTGAATCGCCAGTTATCAAAAAGACTGCGTCTAAATCAAAGGTAGCACCCCCGCCTCTTCCTACAAGTGTAAAATCCATTAAATCCGTTAAATCAATTAAAGCCCCTTCGAACTCTGAGCGAAGAGCCGCATCACAACTAATAGGGTTGGAGGGATTCGACTAGTGGAGTGTCGCCAGCATATCGCGGATCTCTCCGTCCATTCGATTCAGGCGTAGCTTTCTAAACGTCTTATTCTCAGGATGCATGACAATTAAATACATGTCTTGTATTGGCATATCATAGTAGTTCTCCAAAATATATCGATAGATATTGAGCTGGAGAGTATAGTGCCAGTAGTTCGTATCGGGCAAATGATCGATTGGCGGCAAACAGTTCTGGAACGGATTCTCATATTTAATATCCTTCGTCCGTTTCCAGTCATAGATAAAGAAGGCCCCATCCGATTTGCGGCGGAACACGGCATCGATCTGCCCCGCCAGTTTTAGTTCCTCGATATAGACAGACCATTCCATACGATACGGTTCTAAGATCGTCTTGTGTTGATTCCAGAACTCCATGAAGTAGCCCCATTCCACGGATTCCATAATGGCCTTATTGGTGGGCTGAGCCCCGTCCAAATACTCCTCGATCGCCAAGTGGAGCGCCGTGCCGGCCGTGGACGCCTGTGCTCCATTATCATTCCATTGCTTCTTGATTTCGGCATCTGTCTTTCCAAAATAAGGGCTCTCGGGCCAATTGGGGCTCGCCTTCATTTTCTGAATGATCTTGTCGGCGTCAAACTTGGAATGCATAGACCCTATCAGTTTTGTCACAGATATGACGCCCTTACTGGATCCATTGATCGTGTAGATATGCGTTGGCTCATCAAAGGTTATATTCTTATCTCTTGGATGAGCGTTCTTGGCTGCCAGATTTGACATTATATACTAAGGCAATTATCTATTTAGGCTGTAGCTCCTTCTTGAGCTTTTCAAGATACAGGATTGCATCCATGAACTCCTCTTGGGCGTGCTGAATCCAGTCCAATGGCTTCAGATCCGTGCGATCGAGCGTGGTTCCATATTTGGCCTGGCCGACTCTGGACCGTTGTCGAAAGAGTTCCACAATGGATTCCACTATGCTGTCAGTGACAGGTTGATTCATTTGTCTAAATAAACTACATAATGAATGTTTAGGTTTCTAATATAAAGCCCTACCATTCAATGCCTATAGTCATGTTAGCAAATAAGAAGATTCTTCTTTTTGGTGGTTCAGGGTCTCTTGGAAACAAGTTTATTGAGACATATATTGCAAATAATGATATTACAAACTACTCACGTGATGAATGTAAGCACTGGCAAATGAGCTTAAAATATAAGACAGATAAATTGCGCTATATTATTGGAGATATTCGTGATTATACGGGTGTTGAAACGGCAATTCTTAGAGAACAGCCACATATTATTGTTATTATGGCTGCGCTCAAGCATATTGATCGCTGTGAATACGCAATTGAAGAATGTATTAAGACAAATTGTATGGGACCGGTTAATGTATTAAATGCTGTCGAAAAGAATAATGATCGCTTGACTCGACTTGAATGTGTTGTCATGGTTAGTACAGACAAGGCATGTGAACCAACAAATGCATATGGTATGGCAAAGGCGTTGGCAGAGTCTGCTATTGTAGAGAAATCTCTTTATATAACAAATCGCAAATTTGTAAATATACGTTATGGCAATGTTCTCAATTCGCGAGGAAGTATTATTCCGATCCTTCATGAAAAGGGCCAGGATCCTGATGTTAAGGAATTTACATTGACACATACGGATATGACGCGGTTTGTTATGACATTGGAGCAGAGCGTTCAGCTTATCGAACACGCAATTCTTCATGGAGACTCAGGTGATACGGTGATACCTGAACTCATTTCGATGAAGCTTGTGGATCTAATGGAGATTTTCTCCGAAAAATACAACAAACCTGTTCGTATTACGGGATTAAGGCCAGGAGAAAAGATGCTCGAGTCGCTCATTAGTGAGACGCAGTCTATGCGACTTATTGATGGCCCTGATGGATATAAGTATATTAAGCCACCGTATAAGAATCTGTTGATTGTGGATGATATTAAGAATTATAATAGCAAGTTGAATCCACTTACAAAAAGTGAATTGCTAGATTATTTAACGCGATTGCGATTGTTATAGTATATATCAATTAAAGTATTTAAGTTATTAGATTATACGTATAATACAATGAGTGAAAAATTAACTAGTTAAATTAAATTTTTTAATAATATTTTGCCTTATTTCTGATTGTGTAAGACTATGAAATGCTGTTTCAGATGTTATATAGTCGGCATCATAATAATATAAAATCTTATCAATTCTTGACTGATGAGATATATCTATACATGCCCGTTTTACCCAATCTATATCTTCCTCATTCTGCATATTAGTGTAATTATGACGCTTCGCAATTTCTGATTTATAAACCATTGTATGTGCTGGTTTTCCCTTCCATACATTATTTATGATACCTGTGTATTCAAATTCAATACCATATTTACATAAAATTGGAGACTCTGAATTAATAGAGGTCATACTATCAAATACAACACAATCTGTCCCAGGATTTTCTTCAAGCATTTTAATAATATCACTTACATAATCTGGCGAGATACGATCATCATCGTCAATAAATACAAGATATTCACCATTTGCTAAACGTAGTAATTCATCGCGTTTTTTTCCAATACTTATTTTTTTATTATCAAAGAGAGCAATTAATTCTACATTTGAATAATCTTTTGTTTGATTAATTAAATCTTTCATTAGACGTAGATAAAAATTATCAATACGATTAGGCACGGTTGCTACAAGAATAGATAATTTTATTGACATATAGATATTTATATAATATAATATATCCTTAGATGACCTAAAGCTATAATATTAAATAAAAGCATATGACAACTTTTTGGGAAGATAAGCATCAGACTAAGGATACATATTGGCTTACAGGTACACCACCTTCTGATATTTTATCTACACATAGAATACCAACTGACCTACCCTATACATCTGTACTTGATATAGGGGTTGGATTTGGACATCAGGCACGATACTTTTATGAACAAGGAAAAACAGTCTATGCCTGTGATATTTCCCCTACAGCACTAGATTGTGTTCGCAATTTTGCTGCAGAAACATATTTAACACATGAATTAGCGAATGCCCCACCAGTTGATCTTGCTATTTGTCATCTTGTATTTCAACATTGTAATGACGCAGAAATTCATCGAATTATAAGAGATGTCAAATTAACATCTAGCGGGTTTTTTTCTTTTCAATTTGCTTTTTTAAGAGATGGTGAACCACTAAAACCAAAAGTTAAGGAGCTTATTCAATTAGGTATGCACCATTTTCGCTCCTTAGATACGATTAAACAGATGGTTAATGATAGCAATAAGGAAATAATCGATATATCACCTCCAGTTCATTATAATGGTGAAGAGAATTTTAGTTGGTTATTTGTGAAAGTAAAAAATCGTTCTATCTAAATCCTATATATCTCCTTATATTTTTCAGGATCAGCTCTCATCATCCGTAGTCGATCCTTTTCATCATCCTGTGGATCACATGGTCTCTTAATAAAGAATGCCTTTACTTTCTTATTTTGATCTGTGGTTGTTTCACATAAATAGGATAGGGTGATAAAGATACGTCGGCTCCCTTCAGGACATGTTGCTGGCTCAGGATTTCCATGCCATGCATAATCATTACATGTAAAAAGGATGAGCCGATTAAAAATAGGTGCAATTGTATCTGCTCTTTCTATTAATATGGCGTCTGAATCAGCACATGAACTTCCCTTCCATATTTCTAGAGCGCATCCGTATTCTTCTTTCCATTCATAGCTCAAATATAGGCCAAGAGTCACCTGTTTCTTAAGACCCAATGTTGGATGATAACCAGCATCTACATGAATATCCAGTTTATCACCGGGTCCATATGTATGAACGCCCCAAAAGTTACGTGTTGTATCTAGAACGAGAGAATGCCCTGTTATCTCACTAAGGCGCCTTACAAAGGCAGGCTCTGTAAATTCTTTAAAAACTGTTGATAATCTTTCTGGGAAGGCGTATTTATCACGCAATGTATATTTTTGTTCGAAAGGATTGTTGTAGCGATCCCATCGATCATCAGACAGATCCAATATTTCTTGCTGAAGCCCAATAGCAAAATCATTTTTCAAGAAATTATCTTGGGAGGCATAGGGAAAGGGCATGCGCCTCTGGTATTCTTCGGACACTATGGTAATATTATTTAAAACGGACATATCTAATCCTTTTAAATAATATATCTTTAGATTTACGCATTAAAAAACTCCTTCAAATGTGTAATAATCTGATGGCTTGTATTTCCTGCTCCAAGCCATGATACATCCATTGTCGTAGTTCCTGTATCAAGCTGTGCTATATATTCAAATACCTCCTCATCATTTGACGTCTCAACTGTAAATTTTTTGCTACAGTTAGCAGCAAAACTCTGGGGCCTTTCAGTAAAATCACGGGGCACAATCGTAGGTGTTAGCAGGAGACCTGGCTCCTCTTGACCTGTTCCACTATCACTAATAAGAAACTTGGAGTGATACACAGTTGTCAAATATTCTTGAAAGGCCATGAGGGGCACCATCTCAATTGATCCAAGGGAAATCCCATTCTTATCTAACATATCTTGGAGGCGTTTGAAATACAACAACTTTACAGGAAGTCCATATTTCTGAGCACATCGATTTCCAAATGCGATAATGGATGCCAAACGATCGGCATAGTTGAAATTCTCTGGGCGATGAATGTCCATCAGAATCATATCCTTACGCTTCACCTCCTTTAAAATAGATTCACGAAATATCTGAAACGGCTCTACAATCGTATTACCAACAATATACACCCTATTCGTGATTCCCTCTTGTGCTAATTGGCGTGCATAATCTTCATGATAGACGAATAGGATGTCACTACAGTGATCGCAGACTGTGCGATTGATCTCTTCGAGCATACGCTTATCATACGACCGCATGCCGGCCTCAATATGACCGATCCTATATCCTTCCTTTTTAAGGGGAAATGCAACGCCGGCGGAATTTGAATCGCCTAGGAATAGAATGAGATCAGGTTTCAAATTATGCTCCTTGAAGAGACGGGGAATGGCAGTTGATAAATAACTTAGCTGCTCGTAATGATTAGAGGCTGCTTGACCTGTATTAAGTAGATAATCAGGCTTGCGAATGCCGAGCTCTTCGAAAAAAACACCTGAAAGCTTTGAATCATAATGTTGTCCTGTATGGATGAGAATATGATTGAAATTTTCATCAAGGCGCTTGAAAACCTGGCTCATTCGTATAAAATCGGGACGAATCCCTGTAATTGTCACGATAGTTTTTGAACTCATTTAGTTATTGATGGTGTTAGACCTTTAGGTATTTGATAAACTATTAAAATGCTCTAGCTTGAGAGTATGTGTTTTAGCAATACATATTGTAGAATTATACTGAATTAATACATATGTAGTTATTATATTTGGATCATCAGATATGGTAGGAGGAGTTCTAAGATATCCATTAATATACATTGCGGATTGCTTTCTACTAGGTGTATATATAATAGGAATTAAATAGGATGTATTGTTATATATTATTGATGTAAATTTTCCAACGGTTTCCCCTTCTATATTGTCATCTGATAGGCGCGAACCGATATAAAATTCCATATATTAGTAGTAAATATAATTGATTTAAGCCGTCTTAATCTTTTCATAGGATTCGTCAAATGTGTCTGAATTTTCCGATATTTCTATATATACTCTATGATTATTAAAATATTTCCGTTTTGATTCAAATAAGGTTTGATTCGATTCAAACCGATCTGCTAAATAAATAGCAGTATGAAAGAGATGAATTCCACCACATAGCGATTCAGTATGATGAAAACATATAATTTCAATATTTTTACTCGCAATTTTAATCAAAAAATCATCATCATCATAACTATGACCTAATGAATAGTCATAACTAAACCCCCCTATTTTATTAAATGTTGCTCGGTTACATGCTGATAAAAAATGATATTTCATACTTCTAGAAGCGGAATGATACCAAATATGAAAAAGATTTTCTTTTCCATATATATCTACAGATTGTTCTGATTGATAGATACTATTATTTGTTTCAAAATCTTTTGATGCTTTTACATCAGCTATATAATATTTATCATCTTTAAGTTGTAGTTGATCTAAATATGATAGAACATCACCAATGTGACATACTTCTGCATTTTGTATTATAACATATCCACCCTTTATAAATTGAAAACCTATATTATAGTTTAGGCAGGGGTTGATCCATGTTTTTTGTGATCGATTGATTTGGATAAAATCAATCGAAAATGGATAAGTTTCTAACTGTTCTATATGAATAGGATCATTATCTGAATCATCGACAATTATTACGTGAACGTTCTTATTAGCACTTCGCATTATGCTTTGGAGCGTAAAATATGTTTGATTTGGTCGATTTGATGCTGTCATTACTATAGAAAAGGTGCTATCATTTATTTCATTTTTCTTGATATAATGATGTGTATAGAAAGGACATGGTGTTTGCTTTAATGTTTCCTTTATTTGAAATATAGTACTTTTGTCCTTGCCAAGAGTTATCATTCTACAATAAGTAATGTTTTAATTCTTTAATTTGATTTTCGAGTTCAGGAATTTCTAGCTCCATATTTAAAGAATAGGCTGTCAATAGTGTCTTATCTACCGGTATTGCCGTAGCAATTGGCGTGATTGTAATTGAGAGGTTGTAGCTGTCACGAATAAGGGTGGCGAGTTCATATTTGCTTTTTGCTGTTGGGGAGGCAATATGCCGCACACCTTTCCATAACATATTACGTCTCAAAAGTATTTCGATAACTTTACAGTATTCTAAACATGTTATTCCATTCCACATATGATTTGTATAGCCATTAATACTGCCATTATTATTGGATATGATCCATTCAAGCAATGATTTCTTATTCTGGATTTCATTGCCAATAATTGATGTGCGTATTACCGTACAGCCGAGAGGCTCTCCCAATGATTTACTAAGGCCATATGCCCCTTTTTCATCATGGCAATCTGTTTCGTTATAGGACCCTTTTATTCCTGAGAAGACACAGTCTGTAGTGGGATGAATCATTGCTACTCCTAGATGTTTAGCTGCCGCCCATAGTCGATGAGGAAATAGTGTATTTACTAGATAATATTGTCCCTCATCGCCTTTACTTCTTTGCGGAATTGTTCCAATACAATTAATAATGCATGTGCTCGCATCCACATGTTTTGTTTCTAAAAGTGTGTCTAATGTTTCAAGGGACTCTTGTGTAACACGAAATTCGTTTGGTTCTACAATACTTAATCGAATAATAGGATGATCCTTGAAATATGTGTATATATAACGCCCTAGCATTCCAGATGATCCAAATAGGAGAATATGATCGATCATAATACTAACTATAAAAATAATGGGTTTAGACCGTTAGAATGTTACATTCTAGAATAAGAAGTTCGCAACTTCCATGATCGTCTTACCAATCTTGTTGCCGCCCTCTACCCGTCCATTGTCCTTCCATACACCTGCCAGTTCTCCAATAGGGTCCCCCAGATCCTTCGGCAAACTGTAGAGCAAGTAGACCTTCTTCTTCTTGGCCTCATCCACGATGCGGCGAAAGACAGCATCCTTATCGTATCGATGCTGGAGACCCCTGCGATAATAGTAATCCTTGACATCATTCCAGAGCTTGGGATCCACAACGGCGGCATGATCCTTCAGCAACGTCTTAGGACTCATGATGTTCTTGATTGTGACGAATTCATCCAAGATAGCTGATGTAATTTTTGCCTTATCTGTCTTCGAATTGGGATTTGGCTTGATCTTCAACTTAGCGATCTCGGCCTTCGCATGAAGATGGATCGCACCACTTTTCGTGGAGAAGAGCGTGACGCCCAGATCGGGCTTTCCAGCTGCATGCTTGAGCTTCATGGCCGCCCAATAGTGTTCCAAGGAGGGATACTCTGTTCCACCCTCTTCATCCTGAATGGGGAAGGGCCAGTAGGGGGCCAAGATCTTAGGACTGCGATCTTCTCCGAGACCGAAGGTATCGCGGAGACCCACTTTGGGACCGAACGGGAAGATTTCAGAGGGCTGGAAGACAGCGGCAGCGTCTGGAAGATTTGTGATGGGCGCTGACTTGGCAGGGGCTACAACCTCAACCACTTCTTCTTCCTCCTCCTCTTCCTTACCCTCTTTATCCTCTGTAACGACTTCTTCTACTATGATATTCTCTACCTCCCCCTTGCGCTTAAACACAAACCAGCGATTCAAGAAGGAATATTGCTTTACAATGGCACTCATAGGGTATTCTTTTTCGTTGTTGGGAATCGCGGCATAACTGGCTTCAAAGAGATTACTTGAATGTTTGAGACCTGAGGGCTGAGATGGCTCAAATCCGATCTCCGCTAAACGGCGTGTCAGATACTCAAAGTTTACGAGATATTCTGTATGCTCCGCACCAATGCTGATAAATCGCACATCGATGGGAAGGCCTACGGATTCCTCATTGGGGCGGAAGGCATCTACGTCATATCCCTTTGTAATGGACCACACCAACATATCCCCCTCTTTGCCGACAGCGGCATCTCCCTTCTCCTTCGCTTTCAGGAGCTCAAAGACCTGGGCGCCATCCGTGCAGCAGCCGATGAAATAGCCGCCGATCGCCACGCACTCCTTGAGATTGTTGAGGAAGCCATTGAAAGTCTCCATATCCTTCAAGAAGTAGTGGAGGGAGAACATACAGGAGGCCACTTGGGCGCCATCCTTGAGTTTCGACATGAGTTTGTCGCTCACAAGGCGAGGAACGACTGCGTCGGCTCGTTCTCTGGCAAAGAGAGCCCTCAGAATATTCTTGTCCTCATCACGATCTCTTTCCAGACCCGAATTGGCCGCCTCGCCCTTAAGAAGGGGGAGCGAGGAATCCGCCTGGACGAAGACCATGGGTGGCACCTTATCCCGTCCCTTATCGATGAGGTTATTCATATAGCGCCTGTAAATGCCCTGCTTATTATCGCGGATGTTGCTCTCATCAACATCGACGCCGAGAACGAAATCTGCCTTGTTTTCGATCCAGAAACGCAGATCTCCACCGGGCCCACACGACAGATCGAGCAGCGTCTTACCACCTGGACTGAGTGTAGGCTTGTAGAGGAGCTTGGCCTTGATCCAAAGATTATGGAAATCGCGAAGGCCTCGAATAATTGCCAGATCCTCTTTGGATGCCTCGCGATTATAGTAGCGCTTCCTGCGACTATAGGCCGCAAGTTCATCTACAGTGGGTGTGGTAGAGCCAGTTGTTATCATGGAAAGTGTGATGGGATTGTGAATGGAGTTCCAGACACCGTTTGCGTTGATCTCCGAGTTAAGCGTGCGATTGATGATGCCCTTCGCAAAGCGCTCGGTCTTGTCGTGACGAATACGCATAGGAATCCAGCGCCATCCAGCATTGCGACTGGGATCATAACGCATCTCGACGATCATGTTCTCCATGATGGGCTCTTTGGAGTCCACGGTCTCCACATATTGGTCGCCGCTTTCCTCATTCGTGTGAACGGGGAGATTACAGGTATTTGCCATAGGATCGGGATACTCCTCGGGAATGAAATAGGAGGGCTGATAGGGGAGTCTTTCTCTTTGACGCGACTGGCTCTTGTGGCGCTTCTGATACTGCGACTCGGGCAGCTTGCTTTCATTCAAGATGGTTGCACGAGGATCATCGTAGGCGGGATCCTTGATGGAACCCACAAAGAGGCGGGCGGTCTTATAGCCGTTCTCACCCCCCATATCGGGATCCCCGATCTCCACACGGTCCACGCTTGATCCACGGGCCTTTTCGAACTTGATGAGGAAGTCGATCGTATTTGCATTGGCTGGCTTCCATTTGAACTGCTCCCAGAAGGTGTCACCTGATTTCTGGGGAAGACCGCCCTTATTAGGGCTTAGAATGAGACCATCTGTTTCATAGGGCTGCTCGGTATTGAGGATGGTTGCACAGCGCGCAAAGATCGTATTGGGGCGCTCTGGGTCCGCAAACTCAAAGTGCTTGATCTTTATCTGGAATTGATTGGCCGGTGTGACTCCATGAACGGTTGTTTTGATCCCGTCATTTACTTTTCCATTCCAGAGAGTGAACCAGTCATTCATCTTCTCATAACGAGTCTCCTTGGATTCAGTGTCGTAGAAGTCCTTCTCACTAACATTGATTCCCTTAAGATAGTAGATATCGAAGATAAGAACATGGGCGATGACTCGGTGCTCCTTATCACGATGAACCCATTCGGCATCCAAGAGACAGTCATGACAGTCCTTGTTTAATAGCCCTGTTTTATAGACTGTCATTCCACTGTCTATAAGGAACATTTCACCCTTTCCATCGCAATAAATAAGGACACGAAGACCATCCGCCTTATCTGTTACATTGTAGTTCTTGCGGACATTCGGAAGCTTGTCATCAATGGACCCCTCCTCATGCTTTGCCATATGCTTGACCTCCATGGTGATGGGCTGAACGCCACGGAAGGATGCGAACTTGTTGAGCGCGGTATAGTCGCGTTTGACTCGTTCTGCTTCGGGAATTGTGATAAGAAAGGTATTCTTTTGCATGGCCTTTAAGATCTCACCGATGCCTCGCACAAGACATCGGCGAGCGCCTGCCTTGTCCTTTGTATGCTCGTCGCGTTGGAGCTCCACCTCAATCTCATAGCGGACGGGTTGCTTGAAGATATCACGCTCCTGGAAGGTTTTTTGCCAGAGGTATTCCTTTTTATTGCCGCGCACAATCGAAGGAGTCGAACGCACAATCGACATGTCAATACGCATGCCCTGACCCTCGAACGTCCAGCGCTTAATCAGACGGAATGCCTTATCGAGCTGGGGCCAGACATCCAGTAGTTCTGTTACGCGAGGATCAGTAACCGCCACGCGCTCCTCAATGCGATTCTTGAGATAGAATCCGTAGTCTTCGATATCCACCTTTGACTCGGAGGAATGACGACTCTTATTGAGGACACTGAACGGCTTTCCCTGGATCTTATCATCGCGACAGTAGTTCTGAAGAATGGGGAGAACACTTAGCCCCTCAATAGAGAAACGAAGACCCGATTGAACGAGAATACTTAGACGATCATCCTGGGGTTTCGCAGTAAATCCGCGACCTTGAAGGCGTTGGGCCACAGCCATAAAGGTTGCGGCATCCACAACACCCTCATCGCCGAAGACAGCCTCCATCTCCATATCTTCACCGGGCGTATCATTGATAAGCCAAGCATCGATAAAGGTATCGATTTTTGCTACCAAGGCTTTATCAAGTTCCATGGCACAGCTCTAGTTATTATACCAGAAATACCTTAGGTCGATTGAATCAAATTTAGGGACGGGGACTCTGCGTCCCCGTCCAGAGATAAATGATGGATGGGCTGCTAAAAGCAGCCCATCGATTATGTATTTGTCCTCAAATGGAATTCTGGACTTAATTGTAATGTTTTGCTGCCTCTGGATTTATAAATGGATTAGGACTATCCTTTGGATTTCCTTGTGGCTTCGTCTCTTCCCTCACAACAATCTGTTTCTCGATCTCTATATGCTGTCTACCTTCCTCAATACACCCACAACATCTATAAATATTATACCAGCAACACGCCTGTCCTATACATGATAGAGCCCCCATTAGGAGATATTCCATTATACCCTATTACTTAAAGCGCGAACTGTTCTTAAGCGACCAAGTCTCTTTGCGAGTTCTGCCTTTAATAGCTTGGCGTCAATCGACCTCCACGAGCAGTCATCGCATAGTTCGCGTATAATGGCCTCCTTAGTATCCTCTACTATCGGCCAGTCCACAATCCATCCCCCCCTTTCCATTAGACCCAGCCAATCCAAGAGAATATCACGAGTCCCCTCATCCTCCGAGACCGCAATCCACCTCGCATGATAATCCACGATCCAGACCGGCTTTTCCCTGTCCCAGGTGGACGGCTCCGAGGAAAAAGAGACCGATCCCTTGGATGCCCCCAAGAGTTCCTCTGGCTTATCCTCTCGATCCTCCTCCACACCCTTTGCGTCTCTCACAAATACAAAATAGACTCCCGTTAAATGTCCCAGGGCCGAATAGATATCCTTCCAGTCTTCATTCTTGATCGGAGTTCCGTGAAGCACAGAACCTATCCCATCAAAAATACGCCGTCTCTTTCTGGCGAACGAAGACCCCGCTAATGTATCCGATTCTGTTTGAAGGGTGGTTGCGAGCTCTCGAATAATAGAGGTGCGAACCGTGGTGGAGGCGTCTGCGAACATGGGATCACGGATCCAGGCAATGACACCTAGCATATTTGTGACAGGAATAGACGAATAGGTTGGCAGGAAGAGCGGCGCCATGGATGTGCCGATATCCTTCTTTGCGTCTACTGTTTGCTGAATTCGAATCGGAGCCAGGGAATGGCCTCGATTCGGATTGTGTTTAGACCAGTCAGCTAGCTGGGCTATGCTGACATTTTGATATACTTTTGTTGACATCCTCTACTATGTAATAGGTGGTTGGCGCTTAGGCCCCCTTATTCGGAGGTGTAGCCGTCCACTAGATACTTGTTTGTCTCCTCTGATAAGGATGCAAGCTGCTTTGTGCGGCCCTCCTCAACCCTGCGATTCTCTAGGCAGAAATTCATATATTCCTGGAATTGTTCGAAGGTTGTTTCACTGACAGTGTTGATATCGAAAAAAATTCCATTGCTATTCTCCGTGAATTCTTCGTTATTTTTCTTGAGAATTCGAAAGATCTCCTCGTATTCGGACTTGACAAGGATCTTGAGATTCTCAAAGAACTGTTTGCGCTGCTCGTAGGTCATCTCTAATTCCCGTATGGATTGAATGGACCCCCCTTTAGACGCGGGGGACATCAGGTCCGCAAAGCGGACCTGCCTCCCCCGTGCCCCCTGTTTGCTTAGTCTACTTCAGACTCCTTTGCATCAGATTCGGATTCCTCTTCTTTCCCTTCCTCTTCTTCCTCTTCCTCATCCTCATCCTCATCCTCAGCCTCTTCAGCCTCAGCCTCAGCAGCCTCATCCTCATCCTCATCCTCATCCTCATCCTCATCCTCATCCTCTCCTGTTTTTTCTTCCCCCTTATCTATCATTTCATTGGTCTTCTGAGCTGCTGTTGTTGCTATTGCTTCAGCAGTAGCTGAAGCGGCAGCTACTGCCGCAGCCGCTTGTTCCTTTACCACCTTTTTTAGAAAGATACCATTCACGAGGATAAATGGATCATTCACTTGAAAGAGAGACTTCTTAAGTTCGACCTCTACCGTATCACCTGGTTCAACATTATCAAAGTCCTCATTTCCTAAATGGAGATCTCTCGGCACCTGAATCTTTAGAGCCTTCTTATAATCAACATACAAGCCCATCTTATTCTTTCGAATGACTTCACCAGTGATAACTGTGCCATCGGTCGGATAATATACCTTTCCTTCCGCCTTTATAAAGTATACAGCATCCCCAGTAAATCGACCAGATTCGAAATATCCCATGGAGCGAGATAGTAGCTTCAAAGATCCTGGAACAACAAATCCGTGCTCAGAACACTTATTCTCAATCTTTTCACGAAGCTTTTCTAAAAGGATTCCATCAATTGTTTTATCCTTTCCAACCTTATTCAAGTTCTTAGGACTGAGACTGACCTTCTTTTCAAAGAAAGCGATTGATTCCATTCCTTAGTATACACACCTATTGTTTAGGTAGATTATCAAATTTACTTTTCGCTTTTCTTACTTCGACGCAGTGTGGATGTTTTAGTAGTTGATTCACCTGATCCTGGTGTTAAATTTGTAGCAGCTTTGGCTGTCGATATAAAAATGGGGGAATCATCCTCATCCGATTCACTTGCCTTCTTAGCAACTGTTTTGGCTGTTTTAGCCGCTGATACAAAAATGGGGGAATCTTCCTCATCCGATTCACTTGCCTTTTTAGATACTGCGGTTTTAGCTACAGGAGTTGTTTTCGCTGCGGCTGTTTTGGCTGCTGATATTAAAATAGGAGAATCCTCATCATCTGATTCACTTGCCTTTTTAGATACTGGTTTAACAGCTGTTTTAGCGGCTGATACAAAAATGGGGGAATCCTCCTCATCCGATTCACTTATCTTTTTAGATGCAGATTTAGCGACTGTTTTGGCTGCCGACATTACAATTGGAGAATCCTCCTCATCATTCGATTCACTTGCCTTCTTCGATGCAGATTTAGCGACTGTTTTGGCTGCCGATATTACAATTGGAGAATCCTCCTCATCTGATTCACTTACCTTCTTAGACACAGGTTTCGTAACTGGTTTAGCTGTCTTAGATGCTGGTTTGACGGATTTAGCGCTCGATTTCTTTGTCAGCACCGGCTCCTCTTCCTCCTCTTCTTCCTCGATTACAGAACGCCTTTTAACGGGCGCCACAGAGGCGGTTGTTTCCTTCCTCTTAAAATACCCCGCATACCCTATCAGTCGCGCAGCAACCGGTCGAAAGAACCATCGTCGCTTATTGACCTCTAGGTGATCCATGTAGCGAAACACAAGTTCCAACAGAGTGCATCCACGCACAGAGTTTTCAATGGCTCTTGATCCATCCTTCTTGATAACATCGCTATCCAATTCCAGATCAGGAAGACCCGCCTCTCTGAGAATATCTCCCAGTTCTATGAGTTTCTTGTGCTTATCCGAAATATTACTGACAATTCCACACGCTACGCCGCCAAGTCGCCCTTCAAAGCCCTGTTTGATCTTCTTATTCATCTTGAGCGTAAGTTTTCCTTCATGCGATGCGGAGACACCATACATTGTTCCTGTCTTGTATCCATCAGCATGATTTCGAAAGAGGTCTGGAACTGCCTTTTCGTCTTTTTTAACAAGACGCGCAATGGAATCCGAGCATGGCGCCCAGCCCGTCTTCCCTCCACACATGTATTGAATTGAGGCATCCTGTGTATTATAGAGGCGAATAATGGTATGGGGCTCCACCTTGACCTTGGTATCACGCACCATTCGATAGGCGTTCTCTTCCGCATTATCATCATTTAGGAGCTGAATCTGTTCCTCCATGGAGAACCAATTGTCCCATATATATTCAAGAACTGTCTTGTTGAATCTTGATTTACTTCCTCCCGTTATGAGAACGGATTCCTGGAACCACTGAATTGTCTCAATGATATTGTTAAACATTTTGAGAACCTCGGGCTCCTCATTTGTCATTTGAGTAATGCGATCCGCAACTATTTCGGGGACATCCGTTGATCCCTCCTCAGCCCTTTCCATCTCATGAACCCAGTCCACCATTCCCTGCCAACTCTCTTTGAGAGTAAACATCGCAGGTTCTCTGACGGATCCGGATGCTGAGGATTCTCCTCGGTCCAGCGATCTGTCAGGGTCAAACTGGTCACGTCGCACAGGAAAGTCCGCCGCCCGAATCGCCATGGGAATGTGGAGATCCATATAGACATTCGGCTGGAACACATAGTAGCCATTACAATATGTGATATATCCATTGACACCATTATGTGTTACCTGGAATGCCTTGTTATTGACAACGTTCTCAAAGAGCTCCGTGCGCGCAACGAGTGGCACATCGCCAAACAGCTCATACCACATCGTCTCGAAGTCATAGAACACCTGTTCCGCAAAGAGTTTTCGGAACTGATCCTTGAGGGCCGACTCACGCCACTTTGCCGCGAACTCACTATACGTGCTATCATCGGCCGTCAGAGCATTTACATCGATTTTGGGTGCGCACTCATACATACAGCTGTCATTCCAGTCACAGATGGCCGTGAACCGCTTGTCATTGATATCCACATTGCGTCGCTCGGTGCCCTTGCTATCAATTTGACGGATAGGGGTTTGGCCTGAAATGATGATCGCATCGTGGTTCAGATTACAGTCGATGGCCCGGATCTTGAGGGCACGAGTGACATTTCCGACCTGGACGGCCTTGCGAAAGGCTGTTCGATAGCTGAAGAGATCACCGGTTTCTCGGTTTCGCTCGTCAGGGAATACCGCAGAATACAGGTAGATCGTCGCATTACGCTTGGCTTCTGGCAAAGCGGAGTGGGAGCAGAAGCGAATGGCGCGACCGATGACCTGTTCCGTGCGGTTCAAGTGATACCAGCTGTCGAGCAGGTGAACCTCGCGCACATAGCGCAAGTCCACGCCTTCCGCGGCGATCTGGGATCCGACAATGACCTTCATCAGCCCTCCCTCCTCATTTCCTTTTCGTCGTTCCATGTCTATGATGCCCTTGTTGTTCGGACTGAGTTGTACGTTGCCGGTGAGAAGGCCGTAGCAGGCCGGTGTAAAGGGGTGATCGGCACCGGTATGCTTCTTCTCCTTCAGGGGGCACAGGGCGCACTGACGGCCGCCCTTGGCCTGGATGCCATCGCCGAGGAGGGGTGTGGCGCGGCCAACAGGAGTATAGCCGTTCGCTTCGAGAGCGAGGGCCAGAGGGAGCGCCCCGAGATTCACTACGCGCATGTAGACAAAACAGACGCCACGCGCCGATCGCAGTTGATCCAGTAGAAATGCGAATTTGGGGGAACAGGTGGAGAGTTTATCGGCGGCGAGCCAGCCGGCACCGATCTCCGTTTTGCTCGTATAGGTGATCTCGGGGCCCTTGCTCTTTCGGAAGAGCTGTTCGAGCGACTCGGGATTGAGCCGCTTTTTCACCTCTTCTAGCGACATGTCCCCTGCCGATGAGTTGTTGGAATTGGACTCTGGGCTCGGAGGCACAAAATTCCCTGCCTGGATGATCGTGCCGAGCTGAATACCCGAAATACCCTGATCGCCCTTGTCGAGCTCCCGGGTAAGCTTCAACGAGGCCTCCAGAGCATCGCCTTCCAGCTCGATCGGAACAATGGGGAGGTGATCCTTGAATACAAGCTCGGACTCGGGGATATTTCCACCACGGGGATTGCGCTGAGGATAGTCGATATCTTTCAACAAGGTCACTCTTTCTGTGTCAGGATCAAGACGAATAGGGAAGCTCTTGGGATTCTCGCCGCGCATGAAGCTCACGTAGCGACTAGCAATATATCCGAGGCGATCCATGCCCTTTGTTCGGATGCGGCCATTGCTATGAAAAATGTCCGTTTCCGTGATGGTGGCCTTCTTGTCATTCAGAAGCAGCAAATTCAGCATGAAAATGATCTCCAGGTAGCTATTATACATGGGGGTGGCGGTCAGAAGAACAAGCTTCAGACCCTGCGAGTATTCAAGAACCTTAAGAAGCCAGGGCGTCATGAGTTTCCCAGCTGCCATATCCGTCTTCCCTGTCTCGTCGTCCGTCTCTTCGACGCCCGTCTCGTCACGTAAATTGTGGGCCTCATCAATAATGAGGAGTTTACCGTCGAATTTGCGTGAAATAATGCGTCGCTCCTCCTGATCCTGCTGTTCTTGGCTCATCTCTCGATCCACACCTGAGACCAGATCTCGGATATAGTTGCCGAAGGAGATGTAGCCGAAAGCTGCATAGCGTCTTGTGATGGCCCTGCGCACTCGGTTTTCGATGCGCTTGGGGTCCTTTTCAAAGATGGTTCCCGTCATTTCCAGGTAGGAATCGCCGGTGCAGCCAATAACTGTATTAGGATCGGAGGGACCGGCACCAATAGATACCTTTGTGATGTCAAAAATGGTGCGATAGAAGCCCTCCTTGATCGTGGGGGGCGTCACAAGGAAGATCTTGTCGCTTGGATACGTGCGGAGCCAGGCCTCTGAGATCTGAACGGCAGCACAGGTCTTTCCTACACCGACTCCATGAAAGAGAAGGGCGGACATATAGGGGCTACGGGGACTCATGAGGTTCGCCGCGAAGCGCTGGACGGGGGTGACCTCGAATTTATTGACGTCTCCACAGGGATCGTTCTCGGGCTCCCAGGTTGTCTGGAGGCTCTCGGCAAACTCGCGCTTCGCTAGCAGCTTCTGAAGAAATTCAGGGTCTTCAATGGACGGATAGGCGCCTGTATCGTCCTCCCATTGTTTCATGAAATTGCCCGGAAATAGGCCACGACTTTGTAGTTCTTCTAGGATTTCATCGCGTTTATTGAAATCTGTCTCTTGGTCCCAAAGGTCCAAGAGTTCCGTGTCCTCTGTTCCTGAGAATCCAGACATACTCCTACACAATCGTTCTAATTTATTATCCAACTAAATCCGTCTTAGATGCCAATTGGAATAAAATGCTTGAGTGCCTGCGTAGCTCTCATGAGAATACTGCGCTTTTCAGTGTCGCGTGGTCTAATTTTTTCAAGGGCCTTTTCGGCGGTAAACCAGCCGATGTTTCCGATCTCCTGGGACATATGTGGATTAGAGGAGTCCATGGCGACCAGTGTATTGGAGGGGCACATTGCCAAATGGTATTTATGGCAGTAGTTTACGCCGTTACTGCCCTTAAAGGATTCGATGAGGGGCTCTACGTTCTGTAGGATACTAAATTGCCCGTCTTTGAGACTGGTCTCCTCCTTAAATTCACGAATCGCCCCACCGATCTCACTCTCAGTGGAGTTGCGACGGCCCTTTGGAAACCCCCATTCGGGTTCTAAAAAAGGGCTAGGATGCGCCGCTAAAAGGGCCGCAATACTTCCGATCTGCTTGTATTTGCGATGACTGTTCTCAAAATCGGTTTTGTGCGTATCGGCGGAGGCGCCCCAGACACTCGTCCAGAGTTGTTCGAAGGTGAGAGAACGAATCTTTTCGTGTTCCCGTTGGCTCATGTTCTCGAAAAGGGAATGAAGGTATTCCCGTTCAACAGTTGAGTATTTGCCCCTTACAAATTCAATGAAGGACAGGGAGTCCCGTCGGCATATTAGCAGATATTCTACCTGTTGCCGGCCAGGGACGAGTTGTTGGGCGGCCGATATCAGTGTTTCATTGAGTGATGTGGATGCGGAGGCATCTGTGAACCGCATGGCAATGATCCCGTAGCTTGTGATGGGGTATTTACAGTCCCTAAAGAAGTGGCCTTCGGTGCCACAATTCGAACATACCATGGGTCGATCATGGTGGTTGTGACTGTGGTTGTGACTATTGTATCGTTTAAACGACATATCCTTAGAACTGAAAGGTGTAGGCCCTTTAGACCAAACGTGCTGAGTTATTTACTAATAATTTAGCACGGAAAGAGTAGGGATGCAGTTTAGTCCAAATGTGTGGGGCCCTTTTTTCTGGCACACAATTCATATTGCTGCGCTGGGCTATCCACCCAAACCTACCTATACGGATAAGAAAGCAGCCAAGGAGTTCTTTGAATCACTTCAATGGATGTTACCCTGTGGGATCTGCCGAGAGCATTACGCCAAGCATATTATTTCGAATCCCATTTCAACCTTCTTAGATAAGCGCGCCGATCTGTTTCGCTGGACGATCGATATTCATAATGAGGTCAATAAGTCCCTCAAGAAACCCACATGGACCGAACAGGAGGTTCTTGCGTATTACAATCGCCTAGGAAAGCGTGACAGATCACCTGTGTGGACCAAGGAGGACATGAAAGAGGTGGATCTTCACAGCTTTGTGCGTGGCCTCGTCTTTGGTTCTGTAGGTATAGGAGGTGTAGCGGCCAGTCTGTGGCTACTGAATAAGATGAACTATATCTGAGTAAAATAATCTTCCGTATCAGCAAGTCGTATGAATGATACTCTTATTATGTTCTATAAGGGACTAATAGCCTATCGTTCGACAAGTCCTACAATTACAAGAACAATAACAGGAACACCGTCCCCTACACTGAGTATTATTCCTATTGGCCCAGCCGCCGCTAATACGAATAATACACTCATTATTTCACTATCCATTGGATCCTTTTCATGCCTGCTCGTATTTATTATTATCTTCCAGTGTCTCTATTATCGCCGACGCCCTCCCGTTCTTTCGAGAATAGAAACCACTGTGTCTTTGACGCCCATTCTACCTCCCCAACCAGCACCTATCCGTCTAGAAGAGGAGTTACTGAATGATCCATGCGACCTATCGGCAATTACAGAGAATCCTATGCACCGTAAAAATGTTGCCATTTAATAAGGATGGGTATCAAAACCTATGTTCTCAAACCCCTCATGACAGACAAGGAAATCGAGGCCAAGGAGGGAACCTATTTTGATGGAAAGGGATTCCAGATCATCGATCACGACGCAGATGTTTATGGCCTAGTTAATGGATCCAAGCAGCTTTTAGCCAAGTTCCGCAAGGGGGTATTCTCAGAAGAGATAACAAAGAACGGCTGGGACTCTTTTTATCGCGCAGCGGCGGCCTCCAGATCCAGGGGAGCCGCCGCTGGCCCAATTAAAGCCAAGTCCAAATACTGGAAGACGCGCAAGCTCGTGGAAACGAATGGCTGGTGGGCACGCTACAGGTCTGGGAATAAGACGTCCAAGATGCGCGTGAATAATCCCGTATATTCGTCGGTGGTCGGCTACTTTGAGGCCACCCCCTTCATGAAACTCCCCTGTCGTCTCACGACCTACACCCAGAACTACTTCGATGAATACAAGCAGGGACTGCCCTTTATAGAGGCGATTGACAAGGAATTCAAGAAACTTGTGCCCCAGGCCCATAAGAAGCAGTATGCCCGCATCCACTCCACACCCACCTATCAGATCAATGACACCGCCTTTTCATCTGTCACAATCAATCGCAACTTTCGCACGGCCCTTCATAAGGATGCCGGCGACTTCAAGGATGGCTACGGGAACCTCACGGTCTTGGAACGTGGAAAATATCATGGATCTGAGACTCTTTTCCCCCAGTTCGGTGTGGGATTCAACTTGAGAACGGGCGATTTCATTGCCATGGACGTCCATCAGTGGCACTGCAATACGGAGATGTACGAGACTGCCGAGGACAAGGCGTTCAATAAGACGCTTGAGCCCATTAAATACTATAAGACAAAGACGGGAACACAGGGCGCCGAACACCCCTTTACGCGCATCTCCTTCGTCTGCTATGTCCGGGAGGACTTAAAGAACTGTGATTCGGCGGCTACAAAGGCCTACTACAAGCGTATTAAGTTTGAGGATATATAAAGGAATCGCTCATAACCATATAAGTGACATGTCCGAGCAACAGTATCAAGATAATTTACTAATCCGCAAAGCATTGGCAAATGCTTTGGAGACACGAAAGCCCGTTCTAATTGGGCGCATTTCTATTGGTGGAGAATCGGAGATCTGTAATGATTTTACGAAGAAGGAGTTTCCACAGCTCCATATCTATCAGCTTATTAATAATGCGGGAATTCTCGTCAAATCTATGGACGATATTCGTGAATATGTGTTGGCATCTTTGCGCGCCTTTCAGCATTCGACACTGATAGGTGTGTGGGCGGATCGTCAGGGTTGGCCGGCCCAAGAGTTTATCACGAAGGTTTCGAAGCGCCCCACCATTGAGGCTCAGTCGCTCGAACCCTTCTACTTTCTGGATCGGGGCCCAGGAAATAACTGGATGGAAATTCTGAGAGGGAAGCATGTCCTTGTTGTAAGCCCCTTCGCAGATACCTTTCAAAGACAGATCGATTCTGGGAATTTTGCGAAGGCCTTTGGACCAGGCTGGTTCGAAGGCACTACCTTTTCATTTATTAAACCGCCACTCACACTCGCAGGGAATCATGGAGATCGGACATGGCAACTTCATTTCAATCAGTTCCAGCGAGAATTAAGAGCGCATCTAGGTGCTAATCAGACACCTGATGTCTGTCTTGTGTCCTGCGGTGGGTATGGAATGCCGGTCTGTGATTTCTTATACACAGAGATGGGCTTGAGTGCGATGTATGTGGGGGGGGCACTCCAGCTCTTTTTTGGAGTTATTGGTGAGCGTTGGATGACAAACGCGGCAGTTCAACGCTACGTAACGGCCAATCCAGATGCATGGGTGCGGCCCTCTGAGCGACCTCCCAATCTACAGCAGGTTGAGCGCGGCTGTTATTGGTAGGCGGTTATAATCTTTTGTTTAGGCAGAGTTCTGTCATGGCGCAGTATACGATGGATATGTTTGGCTTATCGGCACCTTCCTCATTTTCAAGTGGCTATACGGCGGCATCTAGCTGGGATATATTTGACACTAGCACAATGGGATGGTCGGCGATAATTGGATACACTGTAGCAATTCTACTGATTCTTCTTGTTATCCTTCTCTTCATCAATTATACGATGATGCCGATCTTTCAGTTACAGCCAGGGGGATCTGGATTTATCCCTATACCCTATATGGATTCAAATCAGAACTTCTGGCCGCCTCAGAAAACACCCTATATTGTCCCTGATTTCAGTAATTGTATTGTGAATCAGACCATGACGCGCGTATCTACAGGCAGTGCATCTATGGCATCCAATTGGTCTATGTCTCTTGATATTTCAATCATGAATCCACAGTCAATAATTACGGTGAATGGTGTTCCAGGATTTCGGCTGCTCTTTAGTCGAGCAGCACCCACAGGAAGAGATTTAGACAAGGATAAAAAACAAGATGGATCTATTACGGCAGTCATTAAAGATTATAATATAGCAATAGGTCTTCTTCCTGATACAAATGACCTTCTTGTATCCGTTATGAATTCTGCCGGCAATGCTGAAAATATATTTATTGGTAATGTTCCGACTCAAACCCCTTTTCGTATTGGTGTAGTTATCATGGATAGTGCGTTTGAAGTCTATATGAATGGAAAACTCACAAAGACACGAAAAATGGCTCAGCCGGTTAAATCAATGCCATCTAATATTACTCCAGTCTTTCAAGGACCTCTTAATTCACAGACCTATCAAATTGCTCGCGTTGGCAATCTGATCCTCTGGCCTCAGGTGGTGACGCCATCTATCATGAAATATGCGGAGCCAAAATTAATGGCAGCAGTTCCAGCTATGGATAATTTAAATGCATCCGCTGGTCTATCTTGTGGAGGGGATCTAACAGATTCTATAGAGTCTAGTCTTGGATTTGGACTCGCAGGACTTGAATCTGGACTGTCAGGTATTTCTACAGATACTATTGCGAATCGTATGGGTTCACAACAGACCGCGCAAACACAGGAAGTTCAGGATGCTCTTTTAGCACTTAAAAATGCTGCAGAATCATCCGGATAGTGATTGTTATAAACAGTGTAATAAATAATCAATAATAATAGGGAATGGACTTGTTGTCGACATATAGTGGATTTGGATATGCTGAATCAGTTGGAATACCTAGTTATGTGCTTTGGCCTATGATAATCTTTATTTTGCTGTTTATTGTGTTTGTAGTCATGCTATACACGAATCAAAATCCTGGGATTCAGGACTATATGCCCGATATGGTTCAACTCAATAAGGCAAATTATCCCCTTGGCTCGAATCAGGCTCAACAGATTTTATTCTCAGGATCCGGTGCGACTATTGCGGGCCTCTTTAATGTGACGATTGGTGATCGCACAAATCAGACAACCGCTAATAACTACACAACCCTATTCGGCGTTCGTGGATCCATAGAGTTTCAACTAGCTCCTGCGTCTGTTTCTACAACAGATAGTACAGCACGGCTCCTTATTGCGAGTCAAGCGGGTGCTGAGGTAGTGTCTCTCCCTCCCTTACCGGCTCAGAAATGGGTCTTTATTGCTGTCCTACGTGATGGGAGGCGATTTGATGTCTTATATAATGATCGTATTGTAGGAAGTCATCGCCTGGATTCCTTTCCGAATGTTGGCATTCAGAATCAGTTCCAAGTAGGCTCGGATCCTCGAACATCTACTGCCCCAGCGCGGTTCCTCGGGCAAGCAATCCATTTGTTTGCTATCAATTCTCGTATGTCTCCCGCGGATCTTGCTATTCTAAGAGCAAAATATGTGGATACAACGGGAGCGCCTCCAGATCCTATACCATTCCCTTTTCCTCTTACATTGCCTAGCTTACAAACCCTGTGTATTCCCGGTATTCCCTGTAAGCCCGTTAATAAGCCACCCCCCAATCATTTACAGGCCTGGAGTAGTCCATATGCTTAGATTGCTGGTAGTATTTTAAATATTGGCTTATGACAGAATTATGGCGGACGCTCCTAAATCAATTATACAGATAATTATTTTGATACTGGGTTTAATTGGCTTATATTATCTATATAAGTATCTCTTTTCATCTAGTCAGTCAGCGGCCATTATTATTCAGGGCAAGCAAAATGCGACTAGTTATGGCCCTAGAAAAATAGAAACCAATTTGATTCCGCCAATTTATATGGGCGGTGAATTCTCTGTTTCAACGTGGATCAATGTCAATAATTGGGGCATCCGATCTGGTGCCAATAAATCCATTCTTCGTATCGGCGGAAACAATTTTGATACTATTCGCATTTATTTGGGGGCTGTTGCCGCCCAGCTAATGGTTCGTTTTGACACCAAACAAGGGTCCTCCTCTACGGCATCAAATGATCGTTTGGCAATCAGCGATAATGTTCTGTCCCAGCCAGCCACGAGTATGATGCCCGAGACCTATTCGTCTCTGACCGGCAATGGCGCGACAGCCTCAAATGCGTGTGATATTCTCCAGATCGACATGCAGCGATGGGTTCATTTGGTGGTGGCTGTAAATGGTATGACTTGCGATGTCTATCTTGATGGAAAGCTAGCTCGCAGTTGTATATTGGATAACTATTATAATGTCGACCCGAATTATTCTGTGAATATTTTGGATGATGGTAAGGGAGGCGCAGGAGGCTTTGGTGGCGCAATCTCTACAACAAAGATTTACGGACAGGCTTTGGGCCCCGATGCGGTCTATCAGGACTATATGGCTGGACCTGAGCCTGTTACAAATTTCTTAGAGTATATTGTATCTTTCTTTCAGCCATCCGCTGCCTATTAATTACAATAGGATAGTTACAATCTAAAAATTTATTAATAATGGTATTTTCATTATTAATAAATTACGCTATAATCTAATAGAGTGAGATGAACAGCGCATCGGCATCATTAGGCTTTGGATCCTCATCCAACTATATTACAGAAATTATTACAGGGTTAGTTGCTGCCATCGTCCTATACGTTGTTCTTGGTTCTATGGAACTTCTTTCAAACTATATGAATCGTTTGGATGCGAATCGTGTCGAGTTATTACCTGATACGTATTCTATGGATTCAAGAATGATACAGATTCCCCAGAATCCAAACCTTCCCACGGCAAAAACGGCGACCCTTTCGAGTAATGAAAGCACGGGTATTGAATTTAGTTATAGCTTCTTTCTGAAGGTACCTCAACAGGCATTTTCAGATGGTATAGGTCTCCGCCATATCTTTCACAAGGGAAGCCCCAGTCAGTTCCCCCTCCTCGGTCCCGGTGTCTACATGAATAATAATATTAATACACTTCGCATCTACATGAATACATATGATACATGGAATAATTACGTGGAAGTACCAAACTTTCCCATTGGCAAATGGTGCCATGTAGTGATTGTATGTCGTTCTATGCATTTGGAGATTTATGTGAATGGCAATATTGCTAGTCGCCTGGGATTTGATATTGCTCCCCCCTACCAAAACTACGGAGATATCTATGCGTTCTCGGGTCAGAAACCCAGCGCACCTTCATCATCGCTTCCAAGTTTAAATAGCGATAAGACCTTTGAAATCAAAGGGGCCTGTCAGGGTCAACTCAGTCGTTTGCTCTATTTTAACTATGCACTTAGTTATTCTGAGATTAATACACTGATGAACCAGGGCCCTAGTTCTAAGATGGATTCGATGGATGATACAAAATCAACAACCTATTTAACAGATAATTGGTGGACGGCAGATTTCACCCAATAGCACTTTAAATAGCTCTGCTATTTAAAGCGCCCAAATATGCTTTAATTGGCAGAAATGATTAAAGCGCCTTTATACCAAAGGGCTATTCGCCCGTTGGTATAAAGAATATAATACCATAAGACAATTAGCGATGCCAGGAGGAGGACTCTATGTACTTGTGGCCTACGGAGCACAGAACGTGCTTCTTAGCGGCAATCCCGACTTCACCTACTTCTACAAAAACTACAAAAAATACACACACTTCTCCGAGGAGTCTGTGACACAGCCCATGGATGGCACCCAAGAACTCTCCATCGACCAGCCCATCCAAGTTCGTCTCAAGGTTCAGCGTGTAGCTGATCTTGTCCGCGACATGTATCTTGTAGTTAATTTGCCCGATATCTTCTGTAAGTGGCTCAATCTTAATGATCCTACGATAAATCGCAGATCTCAGTTGAATTTCAATTGGACTCGCTATATCGGCTGTCGCCTTATTCGACAGATCGCATTCTATATCGGCGGTCAGAAAATCCAGGAGTTCGACGGAACCTACATGATCGCCAAGGCCCAAGCAGATCTTTCCAATACGAATCTCCAGAAGTGGCGGCGGCTCATCGGTGATGTCCCCGAACTCTATGATCCCGCTGCTGGCATCTATGCCGGCGGCAGTGCCTCCGCCGGCTATCCCCTGGTCTATCCCGATGTATCAGGAGGGAACATCAATCGCCCCTCCATTTTCGGCCAGGAACTCATGATTCCTCTACCCTTCTGGTTCACAGAGGCAACCTTTAATGCGCTCCCCCTCCTCTCCCTCCAATACCAAGAGTGCGAAGTCCAGATCACCTTCAACCCTATCAATCAACTCTATCAGGTTCTCGATGCAAACGGACAGGTGGTTGCCCCCGGCTTTATTCAACTACCTCCTCTGATAACTGAGCCCACGAATCCCTCCTATATTCAGTCCAATTCACCCTTTGATGGAATTGGCAACTTCCTGACGGACTGGACGGTGGCGCCCCCCCTTATTCCAACATGGCAGCTCAATCCGCGCATCCAGTCCACCTACATCTATTTAACAGACGAGGAGCGCCAACATTTTGCTGCCACACCCCTTCAATATGTGGTTCGCCAAGTCACCCCCTATGTCTTTAATGGGCTCCTGGGCCGCCAACTGGTCGAACTGAGGACACACAATCCCATAAATCGTCTCTTTATTGTTCCGAGCCGCTCCGACTCCCTCATGTTTCGCAATGATGTAGCGAACTGGACGAACTGGCCTCTTGCCAATAAAACACCCTACATTCCACCGGCAACTCTGTATCCGCCCTTTGTTGTTGCGGCAGAGGCCACCGGTCGTCTTATCCAAGTGGCAGGTCAGCGACCCATTCTTCGAACGCTACGGCTCCTGGGCGATGGCAATGAGCTTCAGGAGGAGAAACCTATCCAGTATTATACGGACGTGGTAGCTTGGAAGTATCTCGATGGCCGCCCCGATCCCAATCTCATTGTGTATCCCTTTGGACTTCATACACCAGGGACCCAGCCCGACGGATCCCTCAATTCGAGTCGCGTGCGGCTTCTCCAGGCAGATCTCAACCCCTATCCGTTACTTGCCGACACATATTACTCCTATAATTTCACAATCTATGTCGAAAATATCAATTGGGTCACTATCAGCTCTGGTTTGGGCGGATTGAAGTACGCACTGTAAATTGTAGACAATTAACTTTGAAACGAAACCATAGAGAAATGGATACGGTCGGCCCTATCCTACAAACAGGGATCAATTATGTCAAGCAATTAAATCCGATGAATTCCTCTTTTCTAAGATCGGTGCCAGGTGTTTCCTATGTGTTGGGACCAGAAGAAGCGTTTGATGATCCTAGCGGAGATGTCAGTGGTAATATATTAGGCAATTTACCAATTGATACTAGCACTAATAACGCTGCTCCAAGTGGATCGGTTATTGACTTGATAAATGCTGCAATTGCCGATCCTAGTACAACAAATATTCTGAATATGGTGTTAGCCCTATTATATTATATGATGATTATTCTGTTAGGTAGTTTTATAGCGAATGATCTTATCTTTGCTCATTGGACTGTCCGTCTCTTTTCCTTTTCATTTTTCATGTTCTTAGCAATAAATACTGGGATTGCGGTAGTTCCTGTTGCGGCCTATTATATCATATCGGCATTGTACTATGCCTATTTAAATTTCCGAGATAATCCTGCGATTAAACATCCTCTAATACCTCCCCACTATGCTATGCTTCCCCTTATGACAAGTCGTGGAAATCGATTTGACTTTCTAAATCCATTCTGCTATTTTAAGCGGGGGGATGATATGAAGGATCCTGCCTATTACTTTTATAAACGTGATGAAACAGAGCGCAAGGCCTTTTTGGATTCCCTTATTCCGAACCTACAGGGACTCAAACAAAATGCAACCTATAAGTTCTCGGAACTCAATCAAAAATTCAATACATTTTACAAGGCATTAAATGAACCCTTTTTGAAAACTGGATTAACAAATGATGATAAGAAGAAGAAAGACGCTGAAACTGAAACAGCAAATATAGAACAACAACTTATGGGGGCTATTTTAAAGACGACTGGAACTAGGGCAAAGACATATATTAAATCAATCGGCAATCCCACAGGACCCACAGGATCTGTTGAAAAGCCAGGAATTATCGCAAATACTATTAGTGCTGCTAAACTGGCAATTGCCAGTATTAGCCCCACGGGTTCTATAGGGAGCACAACGGGTCCAACGGGCACCATAGAGAGTCCTGAAACAGGGGCCTCTGTCTAATAACTTAAACAACCCTATCCGTATTTATAGTAGAGAATGAAGCCCTTTGTATCTATCCTTACACCTACATATAATCGCCGCAAGTTCATTCCTGCTGCGATTCAGATGTATAAGGCGCAGACTTATCCCAAGGATCGTATGGAGTGGATTATCATCGATGATGGCACGGATAAGGTCGGTGATCTCTTCGCAGAGGCTGCGAAGACCATTCCCAATATCAAGTATATTTCACTGAATGAAAAGCTACTGATCGGACAGAAGCGTAATATGTTGAACGACAATGCCAAGGGGGATATCATGGTTGCCATGGATGATGACGACTACTATCCCCCTGAGCGTGTAGCGCACATTGTGACCCGCTTTGCCGCCCAGCCCCATATCCAGCTCGCGGGCTCTTCCGAAATGTATCTGTATTTTCGCACAGATGGTAAGATTATCAAGGCAGGCCCCTATAATCCAAACCATTGTACGAATGGAACCATGGCCTATCGTCGTGCCTATATGTTGACGCATCGCTATGATGAGAAGCAGACGCATGCGGAGGAAAAGTCGTTCTTGGATGACTACAAGAATCCCATGATTCAGCTCGACCCTTTCAAAACTATTCTGGTTATGTGCCATTCAGACAATACCTTTGATAAGACAAATCTGCGCGATGCGAATAATCCCATGTTAAAGGACACCTCCATGTCTCTCAAGACCTTTATAAAGGAAAAGGGGATGCGCGATTTCTTCATGAACTGCTAGGTTCAATTGGCCTAAAGAAATTATCGCCTTAACGAATATGGAGGATTCTCTCTCGCACATTGAATGTGTATTACAAAACGCAATTAAATATGAGGATGAACGACATTCTGATATTAATAGATCACATCTTAAGACGAAGCTCTATCCGCATCAGGCGCGGATGGTGATCGCCATGCAGCAACATAAATGTAAAATGACAAACGGCTTTCTTCATGAGGGCGAATTTATAACAGGAGCCCTTGGGATTATCGCGGATCCCCCAGGGACAGGCAAGACCCTCGCTGTTCTCGCATACTTAGGACTTAAAGAGGGTCCGGCCAAGCCCACCTTCGGTCTCCTCAACACGACCTCGAACCGATACTTTGCGTCACATGAGGGTGTCATGTCACATGATATCTCCACTATAAATGTTGTTATTGTGCCCCCCTCTCTTCTTCAACAATGGGAACAGGAGATAAAGACGCATACATATCTCAATGCCTTTGTAGTATCGAATCGACGAACACTTAATAACTGGAATAGCTACACACAACTAAGAAATAGCGATTTTATCCTGACTACGAGTCGAATGTGGCACGATACCTATCAGTATACTCAACGACATAGAATCGCATGGAACAATCTCTTTATTGACGAGGCTGCCAATATCTATTTTTGTCCCCAGGAAGGCATTCCAACATTTGGATTCGCCTGGCTTATCTCATCCAATTGGCTTGCTCTCCAGTTCCGCAATCAGCATCTAAATCAGCGACATCTCCAGTCAGCTATAAATCATTTCCGCGACATATCGGATAATAACACATATTTTTGTGCCACGGAATCCAGTGTGTTCTATAGGCAGCTTATTCCATGGAGCCACCCATTTCGCTACCTCCTAGTTCTCAGGAACGATTCGAAGACAGACTATCCTTATCCATCTCTTATTCAGTCTGATATATTGTGTCGTCCACAGTATACCTTGATTAATTTACCCCAACAAATTCTTGGAACAAATTACAGCGGGCTTACTCATGAAAAAATATCCTCTATTTTTGCAGCCCTTAACTTAGAATACTATACAATTAACACAATGAAGCAGATCTATCAACGTGCTGATCTGATTGACTCGAAGTTGAAGGATGACTGTGTTATCTGCCTAGAACAACCTAGATTGCACACTATGTTGCCATGCTGCATGAATCTGTTCTGTGGAGCCTGTATTCTCCGACAACTTATTATGAGCGGCCAATGCCCGACCTGTAGGGCACCTATCTCCCTTCCAAGCCTTCATCCTCTCCAATTAGATCAGCCCTCTTCTGAGAATCAAATTATTCTCAGAACAAAACAGGATACCTGTGTAGACTATATACGCCGACATAGTGATATAAGTAGTAATTCCTTCTTAGTATATACACTCTATGAGAACACATATTTTCAGATCGAAGGAAAGCTCCGAGACCTAGGAATTAAGAGTGACTATATAGAGCAGTCAAATAGAGGCAATAAAGCAGTTGCCAATTTTAATAGCAGACATACAAAGGTCCTTTTTATTTCGAATATTGATGCGGTACGGGGACTCACCCTAAAAGCAACACATTTGATCCTTTTTTACGCAATACCCTCTTACGAACGGGAGCAAATTCTGCTCCACTCGATGCAGCGGGTGGGAGTATCGGGTCCTCAGCACTTGGTCCATTTGACAGCAACACTTGATTAAAGGAACTAGGAGTACTTAAAGGCGTAGGGTTTAAAGGTAGTCCAAGCGTCTCCTTGAGTTTCCCCGTTTGATATGTCGCCCAGTGGGCCACGCATCGAAAGGGCACCTTTTCGTCATTTGAAACACGATTCATCTCCTTCCAGGAATTGAAAAGTGCGGATTGCTTTGTAAGCACCTGTGTATATACGAGTTCATTAAAATTTGGAATGACATCGGGTTTCGGATAGTCTTGAAGGAGAATATTGGGATACTTGAGCTTCAAGTGATACGAGAGTGGCAGCAAGTTCCAGCATTGATGAAAGAAGGCCCAGAAATCGGCACGATCCGACCAGCGAATATACTCTAGGATGCGCTCATAGAGTTCAAAGGGGGCTTTTTGTAGGAACAGGGGGAGATTCTGGTGAAACAGGAGGCCAGCAAGATTGGCATCCTTGGTTTCAAGATCTAGTTCATCCGATAGGCCCCATTTCTCGAAGAGAGTAAACCAGGCAGCACGAATAGCAATATGAATGTTCTTATCTAGGTCATCCTGTTTATTCTGTTCATACGCATCCTTTGTTCCCTCACAAAGAAGCCCTTGGCTAACCTTTCGTATATCTCCAAGACGGTAGAGGGATTCTGAAATAGGGACCTTATAGAACTGATCGAGCGCATCCTTCTTTGGCATTGATACATAGCGAACTAGACAGTGCTTCAAGAGCTGCTGCATGACACGACCCTCCATGACATTACAAATAAGGAAGAGGGGCGCATCGTCCTTGAAGGATCTCTTGGACTTGAGATAGTCCAAGAGTTCTTGGAGGCCCCCCTTTTCTCCCTGTGATAGACCATCCATTTCATCCAATAGGATGGCACGGCCGTTCGGTGTGGAGGGATGGATAAGAGCGGATATGCCGGGCTCCACAAGCAGAGGAAGAATTGTTTGACGAAAGGAAGACCCTGTTCGTGTATGAGAGGCATTGAATTCTTGAATCCAGAACTTGGCTACCTTACAGATACGATAGACCATAGTGGTCTTGCCGATTCCTGGACTTCCAATAAGGAGGAAGGCTGGATGGGATCGTTCTGCTAACCATTTCAACATGGCTTCTTCAATTTCAGGATGAAGACACGCTGTTTCCTGTTCTGCTTGGCTGGAGCGCATTCTTTATTGGTATGGAGTTCTGGATACTTAGGTTGCTAACAAGACCCAGATCCTGCTATTCCCATTCCAGATGTAACGGAGCCCTTGCTATTTAGACAGTTTTGTCCGTCATAGATACCTTCCCATGTCAGACCGGCATTTTCGAGACGTTTACAGAGAGCAGCAGGTGTTTCTCCCATGACTTGTGTGGGAAAGAAGCCAAATTGGGAATAGGAAGCAGCACCATTTGATTCATTTGTAGAGGCTGTTATGGGCTGTGTAGGCGCATTCGTCCAACTAGGTAATCCCGAGGCACCTAACATTTTAAATCCCCCATTTTTACTGATGCCAATTCTATCAACACAACCTGTAATTTTAGTATTTTTTATATTATAGGCTGTCAGGAAATCGGGGCAGCTATTAATGGCAGGAGGCCAATTCTCCGTAGATGTTTTTTTGTAGGGTCCATCAGAACTGAACCATCGAATACCGTATACTAGGAAGATATAGAGTGATAGTGGGACAAATATTGCTAATAGTAAGTTCTGTCCTTGACTATTGGCATATGAAACAACCCCCGCTTCGATTATAATAGCAGCAATGACATATATAAATAGCTTTATATTGAAATTACCAAAAATAGTTTGACTTGCGCCACTGCTACTATTAATGGTCGCTGTGCTGCTACTGATACCCATTCCTCTATTAGATCTGTGCGGAATTTATTCAAACGTGTATATGATACAAGATATTTTGATATTTTGTATTATATATAGTTGGCAAAGCCGACTATAGATTCTATAACCTAGTTTTGCTAGGTCATTTACCCGTTCTAGTCGGCTTTGCCGACTAGAAGTCGGTTTGCGGTTTAGCTTAGCTAAACCGCTCACCCGTAGCGAACAAGACCACTGCGTGGTCTTGTACCTAGGGACTAAACTGTCTCGCCTAGCGAGACAGTTTACCCGTAGCGAACAGGCGGACAAAGTCCGCCGCTTCACTGAGGATATCTGCTGCCTAACTTTAGTTAGGCAGCTTATCCGTAGCGAATTAAGCCCTGAGCGATACCCAGACCACGAGCACCTGTTTCGAAGTAGAATGCACCAAATCCGTTGTCGATGATAGTAGATGTCGCGGGGCTGCCTGTAACACCACCTGCGGATGGTTCCCAGACACCTGACGTATTAGATGTGGTCCACCCGCTCTGGCCGTTGGCATCGAGCGTCAATAGCTGAACACGACGGAATGTGCGCCCGGAGCTAATAATGGTCTTCCCCATGTCGCGGAAGAGAGCGGTTGTCCCAGAAGCATCCAGTGTGAACTGGCTGGGAGGGATATTAGACTTAGTAAAATAACCTGCTGCGGCACCAGATACATAGGATGTTGTGGAAGCAGCGGAATCGGCATTGAAAATATTGAGGTTGAGGCCAGTTGCGGCACTAAGAGGGATAAAATACTGGGAATCGGAAGAAATTTGCTTCAGGAAACGAGTGACAGAGGACATTTGTTTTTCTAAATACAGTGAAGAAAATATTTATCAGTTTGTAAAACTAATTGATAAATATTGTACCGTAGGAAAATACGCAGGAGGTTGGCTGAAGCGAACAGGCGGACTTTGTTCGCCGCTTCACTGAGGGTCTATAACCTAGCGAACAGGCTCTTAGCCAGCCGCTTAACCGTAGCGAACAGGCTCTTAGCCAGCCGCTTAACCGTAGCGAACAGGCGGACTTTGTTCGCCGCTTCACTGAGGGTCTATAACCTAGCAAAGCTAGGTTATTTACCCGTAGCGAACCAGACCCTGAGCAATACCCAGACCCCCAGCACCCGTCTCGTAGTAGAAGGTGCCGAAGGAAGAGGATGTGCCAGCAACACCAGGAGCACCAATGACACCCCCTGTCGATGGCTTCCAAACACCTGCCGTATTAGAGGTGGTCCATCCGGAATTGCCGCCCGCTCCCGTCGCAGGGGTGCCGTCAAGGACCAAGAGCTGAATGCCACGGAATGTGCGGCCAGAGCTGACAAGGGTCTCCCCCATGTCGCGGAAGATCAGAGTACCACCAGAGGCATCAGGTAACGTGGTGGTAACGTTGGACTGGTTGAAGTGACCGGCCAAGGCACCCGACACATAGGAGGTGGTGGAGGCATTGGTATCTGCGACCAAATAGGACAGACGCTGGGTAGCGAGAAGACTGATAAAGTACTGGCCATCAGTAGGGATTTGCTTTGTGCGGGCAAGGATGGAGGTCATTTGTATATTCATACCTAAGAATAAAAAATGATACAGATTCAGAAATGGCGACTCAACATCCCTCCGACTTTCAACTACCTTATACCTCATACGCACTCAATGGAGAGAATGGCCGTATAAACTTCTCGACCGTTACAGGAGGTCTAGAGGGTGCCGGTGGATCCTTCAATGTTCCAGGATTCAGCTATGGTAAAAAAGCGGAAGCAAACTTTGTGGGAGATATGCTCCGGGGAAATATGACTCCTTCGGAGGTTGCGATGGCTTTTTTCACGACATGCAATGTCGAGCTTCTTCAGGAGGCGATCCGTAGAGAAGTCTACACTCGTTCGGGGCCGAAGAAATATGTTATTGACGATCAAGATATTGATGAACTTAAGATGATAATGCGCGGAATGTATTATCAATATGCTAAAAATAATACATTCGACATTGCCGGTCAGGTCAAGGAACTGAATCGACTTGTGATCGATTGGTCCGCGCCCCGTATACTCAGTGAGATCGATCATTATCATTACTATTTAAATGACATCAGTCACTTGCCTGTTCCCTTGATGCAGCCAGTAAATATGTCCTCCGCCGGTGCCAAGTCATTGCCGTTTCAGCCCTTCATGTAGGGGACATCGAGGTCGGCTACGCCGACCTCGCCTCCCCTATGACCCCTGTCCTTGTGAATCTTTTGTAAAACTAATAGGTGTTTGGCCTTGGTATATGTGCTAGGCCTTGGCCTTCTTCACAATCTTCACTGTCGTCTTAGCGCCCGCCTTTCGGCCCTTCTTTGCCACAGCAGCATCCCCTCCTTCGCCCTTCATCTCTTCCTCCCGCATTTCCTTATACAAGCCCCAGGCCTCCGTAAAGTCCTCCAGATCCTTGAGCCACATCGCAGCCGGTGTGGCCGTCTCCAGCACTCTCATCTCCGCCCTCTTATTCGCCACATCTCGCTCCAACACCTCAATCTCCTCCTTCGTGACCTTATCCATAGGTAGTTTCACTACGTATCGATAGGACTCATACTCCTCTGGCTTCTCTTGGTTGGAGAGCGGAGGAATTCCACACGTCTGGAGCATCTTGACGATCTCCTCCTTGGTCTTTCGCATCATCACTATCCGTCCATCTAAGACCGCCTGGATAAAGGCACGCTTTGCCTCAAGCTCCGTTGCCTCCTTTAGCAGGTGCTCCAGCTGCTTGAGTCGCCTCTGCTCATACGCCGGCAGCCTCTGCTTCACAAAGGCCTCCAGAATATCTCCAATGGTCTCGTATTTTCGCATGGTAAATTCCGCATCGAAGCAGTGCATATTGGATGTTTTCCAGGATGTCACCAGTTTGAAGTTCTTCTCGAACACCTCTGGCTTCTCTAGGGCCTCATCGAAGCCCTCCTCCGTCATGTAGAGCACGAACTTGATCTTCACGCCCACCGATAGGTCATCGAAGTTCTTCAGGCCAAAGGGGGCTACATCCTTGATAAGCAGGCCATCCAAGAAGGCCTTGTAGGGCTTCGTCCAGGTCCCCACCGGCAGCTCATCCACTGTGATGATCTTCTTCTCCTCATCGAACGTATAGGTACCACGCGTCCACCAGGTGTTTCCATCGATGCGCTTCAAGAGTCCCTTGAAGCCGAACCACCAAGGATCCAGCTCCCTGCCCGCCAAGGTCGTCAGGGAGCCATTCAGACGATGCTGGAGCAGCTTCAGAATGTCGTCCGGATTGTGCGGAGGAATATCGGTCGAATAGCCCGTGCCGATCCCCACGGAACCATTGATCGCCAGAAGAGGCACGACGGGCAGATAATACTCGGGCTCCACCTTCTCTCCATCGTCCTCCATGGCCTTCAGCAGAATTTGGTCCTCCTTACGAAAGAGCACATCCACAATGGGCTCCAAGTGGGTATGAATATATCTTGGACTTGCTGCGTCCTTGCCGCCCTCCAGCCTGGAGCCAAACTGGCCGATGGGCTTGAGGAAGTGAAGATTGTTCGAGCCCATGAAGTTCTGGGCCATTCCCACGATGGTGGAGTTCAGGGATGCCTCGCCATGGTGATAGGCCGCATGCTCGGATACATACCCTGTTAACTGAGCTACGCGAATCTCTTGTCGTAGGCCGCGCTTAAAGGACCCATAGAGGATCTTGCGCTGACTCGGCTTCAAGCCGTCCATCAGGTGGGGAATGGAGCGGATATTGTCGGCGTGGCTGAAGTGGATGAGCTGGCCGTCCACGAACCCCTTGAAGGTCGCCTTGCCTTCCGCAACGGGCATGACCTTCTCGGGCTCGTATTTCTTCAGCCACTCCTTGCGCTCATCGGACTGATCCTTGCCAAAGGCTAAGATCAGCGAATCCCCCGACGGCTTGCCTTCCCATTCGTATTTGATCTCATGGAGATCGCGGAACCACTCTCTCGCTTCTGCTGGAGTAGACGTCCCTAGCCCCTTATAGTATTTGATGTGCCAGCCGCTCAGAGAATGAGTATCCTTCCACGCAGTATACTCCTGCATCCTATAGAAGGGCACCACTGTGCCGGCTCTGGACGCCTTAAGTAGGGGGGTCGATAAGGTACAGATGTAGCCGAGCTCCAGCAGCTGCGGCCACTCGGCATGGAACATATTCATGACGAGCCCTTTGATATGCGAGCCATCGTCATCTTCATCTGCCATAATCATGACGCGGCCGTAGCGAAGCTCCTTTGTTGTGCGATAGACCTTACGTTGTTCGAGTCCCAGGATCTTCTTGATGGCAGTCAGTTCCGCATTGGCATTGAACTTCTGGACGCTGATCTCGCGCACATTGAGCGGCTTACCTCGCAAGGGAAAGACGCCCCAGAATTCGCGGCCAACGACCTCAAGACCCGCAATGGCCGAGGCGGCAGCTGAATCTCCCTCCGTCAGAATCAGGGTACACTTGTCACTCTGGGCCGTGCCGGCATAGAAGGCATCATCGCACTTGGGGACACCACGCAGCGTCTTCTTCTTGGCCCCGTCCGTCTTCTTGGCATCGCGGGCCGATCGCGCCTCCAGAACCATCTTGGCCTCCTCCAATAAACCCAGTTTCATGAGTCCCTCCACGAGCTTCCCGCCGAACTTGGGGCTCGAGCCGAACTTCTTGACATCGGTCGTCAAGTAGTCCTTGGTCTGCGAGGCGAACGTAGGATTGACAATAGTCGCATTGACGAAGAAGACCACATGGTCCTTGAGCTGACCGGGCTTGATCTCAACCTTCTTCTTCTTGGCCGCCTCCGCGAAATCCGTTAGCACATTGCGACTGACATAGTCGACATGCTTACCACCTTTTCGTGTTTGAATGCCGTTCACGAAGCTGATCTGCTTCTCATCCTTCAGTCCCTCTTCCTCCGAATAGAGGTGGCGACTAAGGACGCAGCCGACTTCCCAACGGGGGCCGCAGTTCTCATAGCAGAAGCCGGTCACTCCGTCCTTCAGGAAGAGCTTCATGTATTTTTCGAAGGTATTGACGGCAATGGGCGCGCCATTCCAGTAGACCTTGACGGTGGATCCCACCATGGCGGCAAGTTCATACGCCCTCGTCTGAAAGACAGCCATCATGTCTTCCGTAAAGTTTCCATCCTCCGTAAAGGCCCCCTTGAACCGCGCAGCATCGGGACTGAAGCTGATCTTGACATAGCCCTTGGTTCCTGCTGCCTTGCGAATGGAGGGCTTGCCCTTAACGCTCATATTTGCCGACCAGGTCTGTGTATATTTCTTCCCTGAGGCGGGATGCTGGGTCTCCACCGTGAATTCCGTGGAGAAGATATTTGCCAACTTCGCACCATATCCGTTCTTGCCACCGACAATGCGCTCCTCGCCCTCCTTGTAATTAGAAGAGGTCAGAAGGCGACCAAAGACGAGCTCGGGAATATGGCACTTCTCCTTGGGGTGTTCCTCGGTAGAAATGCCGTCCCCGTCATTCTCTACCGTGATTGTCCCATCCTTGACCGTGATATCGATGCGCTTCACGGGCAACCTGACGCCCTCTTCCGCGGTTGAGGCACGGACAAAGGCATCACGGGCATTGACAACGACCTCATCATAGATCTTGTAGAGGCCTGGATTGAACTCCAAGGACTT